CGCGATAAGTGGGTGGCGACGATCAGCACACAAAAGGGTTGCCCTATGAACTGCCAGTTCTGCGATTGCCCGAAGTTTGGTTTTCACGGCAATGCATCCTTGCAGGAACTTGAATATATGATTGAAACCATCCTCAGAAATGAGACTACAAAAGAGACTAGGCGATTTAACGTGCATTATGCGCGAATGGGTGAGCCTACCTTCAATGAAAACGTTCTTTACTTTACCGAGTATCAGTTGCGGCCACTTGTAAAGCAGTATATTAAAGCAGATACAATTCATCCCGTAGTTTCAACCATGTTACCGAAATCAAACCATAATCTTGAACATTTTATTCTCGATTGGTGTTGGATTAAAAATCAAGAGTATCACGGTGAAGCTGGTTTGCAGTTTAGCATCAATTCAACCAATGATGAGCAGAGAGATAAACAGTTTAATGGCCGGAGCTTGCCGCTACAGATGATCTCTGATCTTGGCCGCGAACTTCCTATGCCAGTCGGTAGAAAATATACTCTGAATTTTGCCGTCACAGAAGATACGATTCTTGATGCCGACAGACTTTCTAAGCTGTTTGATCCAAGAAAGTTTATTGTGAAAATTACGCCCATTCATAAGACGAACGCGGCGATTAAGAACGGGTTTAATGTCACAACAGAATATACAGATTATGATGTGTACAAGAAATTCGAGGCTCCGTTGCTTGAGCGCGGCTGGGACGTGATTGTTTTCGTGCCGAGCGAGAAAGAGGATAGCGACAGGATTACTTGCGGAAACGCCCTGATTACATATAAGGAGAACATGGACAATGAGTGACGTATTCAAATATATCTGGTATATCGGCGTTATGGTTATGGACATTTTTGCCGTATGCAGAGAATTATATGTGGGCATCTGGCAGGGTTTTAGACGGTCAACCAACAGTCGTTGAGGCGAATAAATGAAAGCTGCTCTTTTGATACTCGTAGCTATTGTTGTAGCTTGGCTTGTGTTTGGGGAAGAAGAATTTGAAGGCGAAAAGATATTAACCGTATTTGTAGTACTAGCTTGTGTGATTATACTCACGGCATTAAAAAGCATTGTGGCTTAATAATATAGAAAATGAAAGAGAATTTTTATTATGAAAAGATGTGTTAGCATTTGTCTCGTTTGCACTTTACTGTTCCTTTTATGTGCTTGCGGCACGAATTCAAACGTAAGTGCAAAGGGTTATATAGACAACTTCACTTGCGAATACTGTGGAAATGAGTTTTCTGTTACGCCAAGTGATTTGTATGAGATTAAGTGGCGTGGAGCGTTTAATCAGATGTATGTAACAAAGGCGTTTGATTGTCCTTCATGTCAAACTACGTATACTTGGACGGATTTGTCAGGCTGGCATTTTGCAAATGTCGAATTTGAAGTGCTTGGCGGTAAATGAAAGTGGATTTTGATTATGTTTGCATACACCATTAAAGCCGAACTTAATAACGACGGGTCATATAAGGTGACGCTATTTAATGTCGGCAGTGATGAGTGCTCAATCGAAACCGTTATTCCAAGAGCACATATAACTATTAATGCTCTGCCAGCCTCATTCCGGGACTCAATGAAACCGTTACTGGATGTAAATGAAAAGGATTTTGGTAGTGATATATGAAATTCTTAATATGGGAAATCCGAATAAATGATCACGCGCTTGCTAAAATACAATGGGCATTATATAAAACTTTCGGTATAAAGCCCAAAGAGCCGTGCGGACACTCAGAAACACGAGCTGGCCATTGGTGCAGGCAACCGCTTGATTTGAAGCATTGTTACGTTGATAAAGATGATGATGGTTTAGGATACGTAGTTAAATGCAGATGTTGCGGGTCTGTGAAACTACTTACAAATCAGTATCTTGACCCAACAGACGATAAACTATGGGCTAAGTGGTGAATGTATGAAAGGGGGTTTTATGAGTCAAAGTTTTAAAGATTTTCTTATCAGAGCAATAGGTTCAATTATGATCGGCGTAGGTGCGCGTATGTTGGTATCTGAGAAGTGGCGTGACCAAGCACAAGTATTTATTGCAGCGGGAGTATATTGGCTGACGTGCATATGAAAGTGAGTTTTTATGAGCGTGAACGATGCCATAAGTATTATTATGGAGCTGGTTGTCGTGGCGTTCTCATGGATGAAGCTGCGGCTGCCCTCCAGGAATGGGAAAAGTACACATCATATTTGGCGGCTCATAATATGTTCCCGACAGTAGTTGAAAGTAGGATTGAATTATGAAAGTTGGAGATTATATTGGTGGACTTTATAAAAAGACTCTGCCAAACGGAACAGAGAAATGGGAGTTGTGCGATTGCAAGATCACAAAGATAGTACAAAACTCTCGCGGCACAAAAGTTCACAGTAAACGTTTTTATCCAATCGAGATTGAAGAAATTGAAGCCAATAATGAGATATGACGTTCCAGACGAAGTTATTAGATGTGTTTTTACACCAATGGAAATACTGGAATGGATGGACAGAAGAGCGCTTTCTTATAAAGGTGGTGAAGAACAATGCGGTGTTATGATTATTCAAAACTGATTAAGGAAATTGAAAATCTTATTAACTGTGGCGATCCTGCGGCACAAACAAATAGCGAAATGCTACGCCTCTTGAAAGAAGCAGTAAAGGCTATAAATGAACTTGTATGGTATAGTGGCATATTGCGAGATGATATTCTTACTAAGTACCGTATTATTTCTATGATCCATTCTTTGATTACTCTAAATGACAGATGCGATCACGCCATAGCCAGTACAGATGAAAAAGATCGTATGCGGATTTTAGACGATCTGAATAAACAATACAAGATGCCAATTTAAGAGGTCAAAGATAAGTATGAATTTTGATGCTTTTGAACTGACTGGCGGTGATCTGTATTTCCAAACGCCAGATGGTGATTGGCAATACTTCACCACTATAAAAAGTCTTGAGTCTTCTGGTGCTGAAGGTGATTATTATGTGGCTAGTCCACGGTTGCCGACAACGTTTCCGTCCAGCATTGATATTTCCGGCGAAGTAAAAATAGTTGGATATGGCAGATGCAAAACCAGAAAGCGGTTGGTGAAGTTGCTGATGTCGAAGGGATTCCAAAAACTTGCCGCACAAGAGATTGCTTGGGAAGTGAACAAATCTTCAATGACATATCAAGGTTACTGGCTCCATTACGTTTTGACTGGCGACGTTGGCATTTATTTTTGGAGCAAGACAAAAAGGATCAAAGAAAAGTTTTAACGTAATATGAGGGAATAATTGTGGATATTCTAATCAATCCTATCCTTGAACCTGGGAGTCATATCAAAGCTGAAATATATGGTGGTAATCATGCGGCTATACGCTTTATTTCAATCCGAAGATGTGGATTCCGTATGATGTCGTTGGCATCATTGATTAACAGATGTGGGATGAAGAGAATAGCAGATATGTAGAAACCAAGAAATTATCTAACGGTCAGACGGTAATGATGGGATTCGATCTAACAGATTGGAACGGAGATACGAATTACTGGAATATTGAGCTGTCAGTTTATAACAAGAGAAAAGATCAGTATTCAAATATGGACAAGATTGTTGTAACTGGCGGCTCTCCGTTTGAATCTTTTGCCGCCGCTAGAGAGATGTTCCATTCATTACTATATGATGTGCTAAACGAATACGGGGGATACGACAATGTAATCTATTGTTCATGGGTCGATAATCGTAGACGTGATGCCTATTATAAGTATCTGTCTAAATATGGTTTTACATATACAAATTTATGGGGCCAAAAATTTATCGCCAGAAAATTTAGAAAAAATTTTGATTATAGCGATTTTGTTAATGAGGTATGAAAATGACAAATAATGAAGCAATTTCTTATCTAATTGAAGCTTACGCATTTTGTTCCGCAAGATATTGTCCTAATGGCGAGTCTGCTGAATGGGAAGAAAAGCTTGAGAAGTTCCGCGAAGCAATTTCTCATGTTGCAACAAATCTAAATACGAGCATTATCAATTGGCGCGATTATCCTTTGGCTAGAAATGATCCGCCTGTCACGCCGATGACTCCTTACGTTACATATTGCAATTCATCCAGAGGTATTTCAGAGGATGAGTAATGGATACCAGTTGGTAAACTTTTGTGAGTTCGATAAATACGCTGAGAAAAGTTATTGCGCTGTACATGGTGTTGATCCATCTTTAAATCTTGGTGATATTACAAAGGTTGATGAAACCAATCTTGCACCATTTAATATGATTTGCGGAGGAAGTCCATGCCAAGATTTCTCCGTCGCGGGAAGTCAAAAGGGAAGTAAATGGGTTTGTAATGAGTGCGGCCATACATATAATCCTCTGACGGTTCATTATAGCTCAAGAGATCATTGCCCCATGTGTTTTGGCACAGACATTGATAAAACGCGGAGTTCTCTGCTTGTTGAATGGCTGCGTATCATTCGCGCCAATAAACCTAACTGGTGTATCTATGAAAATGTAAAGAATCTGGTTGGCAAGAAATTCAAAGACACGTTTCAGATGTTCCTCGATGAGCTGGATGCATATGGATACAACTGTTATTATCAGGTACTTAACGCAAAAGACTTTGGTGTGCCTCAAAACAGAGAACGTGTCTATGTGATTGCCATTAAGAAAGAATTAGATAACGGCAAATTCAAATTCCCCGTTCCATTTGATAGTGATGTAAGCTTAAAGGATATTCTGGAAGAGGATGTAAATGCAAAGTATTATATCGACAGCCCAAAAGCCACGGAGCTTATTGAAGAGCTGAAGGAGAACGGTAAGTTAGAACAAAACGTTTCTCGGACTATCCGCTCCGGGGGCGAGCGAGTTGCGACCTGAACCATTATTGGGATTTAGTATTCAAAAAAGAAAACAACATAATGAATGATATTATACGTTTAGGAAATGTATGTCCAACGAAAACCAGAGATAACCCAAACCAAGGAAGAGTTTACGATCCTTCTGGCATAGCGCCTACGATCACTAACCTTTCGGGGGAGGCAATCTTCAACCTATGGTGGTTGTAATATATAAACATGAGAAACAAGAAAGAATACATAGTTATGGCTCTGAGAGGTAGGAGTTCGGGGGTGACGGTTATGAACAAAAACCGGAACTACAATACGAGTTCACCAATACCATCACAACCGTTTTGAAAGATAATTACATTTTAGAGCTGGTTGATAATCAAAATGAAGAAAATTACAGACATAATTGAGCCATTTGATGAAAATTATGTAAAGATTAAGCAAGCAACCAAACAGGGATATATCTTATGTCCGTTCGGGGGTGTGCAGATTTGAGTTTTCCTGGTTCTAAACTTCGTAGAGGAAGAGTACAGGGTGGAGGTTATATCTGCCCTACATTAATGGCTGGCGAGCCAAATATTTATAAGATCGAGAAAATAGAAAATGGTTAATGGTTTGAACACTTGTGAAAATGATTACGCCAGAACGATCAAGGCTCAGTGTGGCAAAAATAGTATTGCTAACTTTTCAAGAATTGATGGTTTTGGTGCGACGGGAGCCATTGCGGGGGTGACGAGGATTTGGATTACAGAATAAGAAAGTTGATCCCATTGGAGTGTTGGGAGCTGATGGGGTTTAGTAAAGAAGATTTCTTTTCTGCACAGCTCGGTTCAAGAGATAAGGCTAAAGAGCTTTTGTCTAAATATCCCGATGGTGGTTTAGAAATGCTCGATGAGGCAGAGGCTAATTGTAAGGTTTCAAATAGTCAACTGTATAAACAAGCTGGCAACTCTATTGTTGTTGATGTTTTGTATTACATATATAAAGAACTTTATGATGCAATGCCATATTTATTTGATGATCTCCAAGTAGGAAGTTATTTCTCTGGCATCGGCGCATTTGAAAGAGGTCTTGATTTGTTATACGAAAACGTAATACAAACTAATGAAGGATAAATATGAAAGATACATATGAGAACGCGAATTTTTGCGTATGTTGCGGAGAGATCATTCCTGAAGGAAGAATGGTTTGCAAAAGCTGTGAAGATGGGTCTTATTCGGCCTACAAGAAAGACCCTGGCAAGCGTAACAAAAGAGATAAAAAAAGAGGTCGCGGCAAACGCGCAGACCTCGATCTCCTTGATGATGCTTGGTATTAAGTTTTTTCTAAGAAAAGTTTTTGCATATCATTGTCCCACATAATGTTAGACCTATTGTTTTTCCATCTGGCGTAATCATTGATCCGATTCCTGGATGCTTCGCCAGATAGCATAAATCTTCTTTGAACATCATCCGCCACATGAATGTCCATTAAAGAGAAGAACGGCATAGGTGCAAGAAGCGTGGCAGCAAAATAATCCGCCTCTTTTTCATATTCTGGATAGCTGCTTAGATCGTTTTCGGCAAACTTCTCAATATGTGGACACAATTCAAAGTGACCGCATAGGATATGGCCGATCTCGTGAGCTAGTGTCCAGCGCCTCCGGCCAGCATTATTATCAAACACGGCCTCATTTGTCATAATGAGATAACGATTTGTTGTTCGATCATAGTATGTGCAGCCAGACGTACTTTCGCAAGCGTCGATTACTTCTTGCACTTTCTTTCTGGACATGACAGCCACACGTTGATAGGAAGTATGGCGACAATTAGGGATAATGTTAACAATAGATTTAAGATCGAGCGGGAATTTAATGTGATCCATTCCCTTGTAGATTTCATATACGATGTTTTCAATATACCTATATCTTACCATCCTAATCTCCAAAAGCGTCTTTGAATCCGGCGCGTAATATCGCCATCATCGTCTTACGACCTGAAGGTGACGAGTTCTCTCGCGCACGTTGGAACGCAATAATATCATCGTCGCCTAATAGTTCTGATGCAGGAGCTTCGATTTCTGTTCTACCAGAAAGGAAATCGACTGAAACGTTGAAATAATTGGCAATTCTCACCACCTTATCAATGGATGGCACATTGCGCGATTTCCACTTTGAAATAGTTCCGTTCGAGATACCACATTCTTTTTCAAGCTGCTGTAGTGTGACATGATTTCTTTCGCACAGCATTTTAATACGGTCATACAAAGTGGTTTCCATGTTTTATTCTCCTTGCTATACTGCGTATATTCTAATTCGGTATTGACAATTAGAAAATAGGCTGTTATAATAAGGCTTGGTTAGAAAATAAGCCTTGCACAATTAGATTATACAGCGTATTCTCTATTAAGTCAAGACAAATTTACATAAGATGGGAGTTTGCAACATGGAAAAGTTTTATGCGAAAGATACTGACATTCCAATGGTTGTGGCGATTTTCGCAACAGAACAGGAACGAAACGATTGGGTCAACTACAAAGACTACGAAATTCTGCACCTCCCTCCAGAAGATGAAGAGTATAAGAGCCGCGTGGCAATTACATATGAAGAAGCGTATGACATTACTAATGGGATGATCCTTGAGGAAGAGTATTTCTTACCGGATGAATTTTTCGATCATATTAAGTTTTGCTGTAGCTGGCAGATGAATTTTTGTAATGAGGCAAGTAATGGAGAGCAAAGTATTTCAGTTAATTAAACAAGAGCAGGACAGACAAGATTCTACGGTAGAGTTGATTGCTAGCGAAAATTTTGTAAGTGAAAACGTCTTGCGAGCAATGGGTTCCGTGCTGACAAATAAGTACAGCGAGGGTTATCCAGATGTTGATAGAACTGGTAATCGCGGCAGATACTATGGCGGTTGCCACGTTGTAGATAAGATCGAGCAATATTGTTGTGACAAGTGGCGTGAGGTCTTTAGAACAAATTACCATGTGAATGTGCAACCACATTCTGGCTCTAGCGCAAATCTCGCGGCTTATATGAGCGTCTTAAAGCCTGGCGATACGATCCTTGCCATGAACTTGAATAATGGCGGGCATCTGACACATGGTAGCTCTGTCAATTTTAGCGGTAAACTTTTCAATTTCGTTTTCTATGATGTTGATGAGAATGGCTTAATTGACTATGATGATTTAGAAAACAAAATTTATGAATATCGCCCCAAGATGGTTGTTGCGGGGGCCAGCGCTTATTCTAGGATTATTAATTTTAAGCGCATTCATAATATCATCACAACTGTCTTGGATAGAATTGCGGATGAGAACATTCATGCGCAACGTTTTAATCGAGATGGCGAATGTATCTCAGATATTCCAGAAGATTATCCAAGACCTTATTTCATGGTGGATATGTCCCATATCGCTGGACTTGTGGCCGCTGGTTGGCATCCGTCGCCATTTGGCGAGGCTGATATTATTACTACGACAACTCATAAGACATTGCGAGGGCCGAGGGGCGGAATTATCTTTTGCCGTAATGCTCTAGCGAAGAAAGTTGATAGCGCTGTGTTCCCTGGTACACAGGGAGGAGCATTGCAGAATGTCATTGCGGCGAAGGCTATCGCGGCGGAAGAAGCTTGTACATATGAGTATAAAGATTACATACGCAGGGTAGTTGAAAACACACGAGCTATGGCCGAAGAGTTTTCCAATCTTGGCTATAACGTCGTAACTGGCGGAACAGATAACCACTTATTCCTAATAGATTTTTCTAAGACGCATCCTAATCTGACAGGTGCTATGATCCAGGCTGAATTAGATGCCCATGGCATCACGGTCAATAAGAACTGCGTTCCTGGTGAAAAGCGGAGTCCAAAGGAAACAAGCGGCATCCGCGTCGGGTGTGCAGCTATGACAACAAAAGGATTTAATAAAGATCATTTTGTAATTCTGGCGCACAATATAGACAGGATCATTAAGAAGATGGATACAGACAATTAAACAATAAATGAAATGCTGTCCAATAAACAGAACAACTATGGAGAAATGATTATGTTTTGTTCACGTTGCCAAATTCCAATGCACATGGTAATGAGTTTTGATGGCAATAAAGCACATCAATTCTGGCGTTGTCAAAAGTGTTGGTATGAATCCAGACATATCCCTCTATTTTTAAAAGACGAAACAGAAAAACAAACTAAAGCCAGAAAGCGAGAAAAGAAAAGTGTATTACGGGTACATAACGACAATCAAGGAATTAAGAAAACACGGAAACGCAGATCGCCTTCAGGTCGCAACCGTATTCGGAAATGATGTCATTGTCGATCTAAGCTATGAGATTGGGAAGAGGGTTGTTTACTTTCCAGTTGATGGACAACTGAGCGAAGAGTTTTGTGAAGATAACAACCTTGTTCGCAAGAAGGATGAAGATGGTAACAACATTGGTGGCTATCTCGATCCAAACAAGAGAAACATAATTGCGCTAAAGCTTCGCGGAGAGAAATCTGACGGTTTGGTTCTTCCTATCGAGGTTCTTGCTAAATATACCGATGTTTCCAAATTAAGCGACGGAGATAAGATCGACATTATCAACGGTCATGAGATTTGCAAGAAGTATATTCCAGTAAGAAAGACTCCGCCCACGACGAATCACCAGAAGAATTATAAGAAAAACAAGAAAGAAGAACGGTTCAATGTTTCTTATCCGTACTTCGTAGAGCATGAAGATACTGCGCAGCTCGCATATAATCAGAGCGCTTTCAAGCCTGGCGATATTTGCTATATCACTTTGAAAATGCATGGTACGAGCGCCAGAACGATGAACGCAGTTGAAGTTACTAGAAAGATGCCAAATAAATTATCTCGTCTGTTTGGCGCAAAACCCAAAGAGCATCGTACATACAAGATCGTTAGCGGTACGCGCAGAGTAGTTCTTAGAAATTATGATGGTGGCTGGTATGGAAGTAACGCCTTCCGCGAGAAATATCATGAGTTCTTTAAGAACAGATTGCCAAAGGGCGTAGAAATTTTCTATGAAATCGTTGGTTATACGACTGGTGACAACACCATCATGGGACGATGCTCTAATAGTAAGGTTAATGACAAAGAGTTCAAGCGCCAATATGGAGCAGAAACAGTTTTCTCTTATGGCTGTGAACCGGGGGAGAACGAGGCTTATGTGTATCGTATGACGATCACTAATGAAGATGGTTTCCGTGTAGAGCTGCCTTGGGAGCAAGTGCAGATTGAATGTGAAAAGATGGGCGTGAAATGTGTTCCCACATTTGAGAAATTCATTTTCACAACATGGGACGATCTCATGGAGAGAGTAGAGAAGTATTACGATGGCCCCGATCCTATTGGCAAGACACATATCCGCGAGGGCGTAGTTGTCCGCATTGGCAATCGAGAGAAGTTTACAGCTTACAAGCATAAAAATTTCTATTTCAAATGTATCGAAGGGCTAATCAAAGATACGTCTGATGCGCCGGATATGGAAGAAGAGCAGGAACTAATCATCGAAGAAAATATTGAATAATACATAAGGTGTTTACATGGCTTTGACGGCGGAACAGCAAGAATTAGTAACTAACAACCATCAACTGATTTACGGATTCTGCAATCAAAGAAATATATCGCTTGAAGAAAACTACGATCTATGCGCCATTGGGTTATGCAAAGCAGCGGAGATTTTTGATCCGAGCCGGGGGCTTTCGTTTTCCACTCTGGCGTATAGATGTATGGCTAATGAAGTTCAAATGCAAAAGCGGAAAGAAAACACAATTGCCAGAAAAGCAGATGTTTCCGCAGATTCATTAGACAGAACAATTAAAACAGATGGCGGTACAACAATTACACTCCATGATGTTCTATCCAATACATTGGTCGCAAATCATAATCCTCTTTCTACTGTAATGTTCAAAGATTTCTATGAATCATTAACGGAACAAGAAAAGATTGTGATTGCGTACAGAATGGCAGGATTGAAACAGCGTGAGATTGCAGAGAGAATACATAAATCGAGAGCATATGTCTGTATGATTCTATCCAGAGTAAAAGAAAAGGTAGCGAGGTACACAGAGATTATATGATTGTTCAAGACCTACATAATTTGCCGAAAACGTATGATTTGATTTATGCTGATCCGCCGTGGAAACAAAGCAAGGGCGGTAAGAAAGCTGTTAGAGCCAATAGCAGCGGAACAGAACTTGATTATCCAGTAATGAGCTTAGATGATATTAAAGAACATTTGCGGCTCGCAACAGACAGTTCGGGGGAGAACGCGATACTTTTCTTGTGGACGATAGACAAGTATTTGTTTGAAGCGCAGCAGATAGCAGAATCTCTTGGCTGGAAACTCCATGCAAGAATGATATGGGATAAGGTTACTGGCATCCCTGCCGCGTTTACTGTTCGATATGGGCATGAGTATTTACTTTATATGTATAAGGGGAAGTTCACTCCTGTTGCGACGGAAGAGCGCGGAAAGATACATACTGTGTTCCGCGAAAAGGTCACATCTCATAGCAAAAAGCCTAAGATTGCATACAATATCATCGAAAGACTTTATCCGACTCTTTCTAAGATCGAGCTTTATGCTCGAAATGAAAGAGAAGGGTGGGATAGTTTTGGTAACGAATTGTGAAATTTAGAGGAAAACAAACTAATGTTTAATGATAAAAACACAATTTTATATATGACTGTTGGACTTCCTGGGAGCGGAAAGTCTACATATTGCCAGCAGTTGCGAGCCAATGGAGTAATCATTCATTCTTCTGATGCTTTGCGAGAAGAGCTATATGGTGACGCAAATAATCAGGAACATAATCAGGATTTGTTTGTCGAGCTGCACCGCCGCATTAAAAAAGATTTGATAGACGGCCATAGCGTCGTTTATGATGCTACCAATCTTTCTAAGAAACGGCGCACAGCATTTCTCGCGGAACTGAAAAGCATAGCCTGTCAGAAGATTTGTTTGCTTTTTCTGACACCGTTTGAATTGTGCTGCGCTTTCAATCAGGCCAGAGAGGAAAGGGTTGTCCCTGGGTATGTCATGGATCGTATGTATAAGAATTTCAATCCACCGAATTACCGTGAAGGATTCAATAAGATTGAATTGATTTATAACTATGGCGGCAAAGGCAAGGAATCTTATACATATTACAATTATCAAGTATTCATGTTTGGCGAAAATGGTGCGATCCATTTCGATCAAGAGAATAAACATCATGAGTTGACTTTGGGACAATTGGCGACTCAGGATCGCGGCGCTGATTCATGACAATGGAAAGATATATACAAAATCCCGTTTCAATTCAAAGGGAGAGGAAGATGGCGATTGCCATTATTATCAGCATCATTGTGTTGGCGCGTATGATGCTTTCTTCTTCATGGACAGAGACAACTTTGATGTCGCTATCTCAGACGATGACAGAATTTATATTTCTAACCTCATTTATTATCACATGATGCCTTACACATCATGGAAACAGAGTGAAAAAGCCATGGCAAGAGATAGAGTGCAAATGGGCGAAGAGATGTATCAGGATGTTATTCATTTGCACAATGCGGATAATGCCGCACACTAAAGAAAGGAAATAGATATGGGTACTAGACACTTGATTGCCGTGTATCTGGATGGCGAATATAAGATTGCTCAGTATGGACAGTGGGACGGTTATCCAGAGGGACAGGGGGTTTCTACGTTGGCGTTTGCTAGAGAGATTGCCGCTCCTACTGCACGGAGATTGTTTAAAGAAAAGCTTCGTCAATGTCGGTGGATTACAGAAAACGAAATCGAATATATTAACGAAAAGATACGAAAAGGAATCATCGAAGATTGGACTAAGATATATCCAGAACTTGATCGTGATACTGGTTCCGATATTTTGAAGATGGTGTTCAATAGCAAAGATGGCATGGCGCTACAAAACAGTATTACATTTGCGGCGGATAGTCTATTCTGCGAATGGGCTTGGGTGATTGATCTTGATAAGAAAACCTTTGAGGGCTATAAAGGATTTAATACGACACATCCGGCCACGCAAGAAGATAGATTTTATTTTCTAAAAGACGAAGAGGAAAAGAAAGCCTCAGAACGTACAATGTCTGGCGATTCGTATTACTGTGTCCGACTTGTGAAAAGTTACAGTCTTGATGATCTACCTTCAGATGCAACATTTCTCCATGATTTCGTGTCAGACGATGAAGAAGAGGATATTACATAATGGAGAAATTTTATATTATCCCAAGCGATCATGAAGTGGCCGCGCAATATTGGAAGTACCAAGAATTTGAACGGGACATGATAAATCTTTTTAACGAATTTGCCAACACACATGGAATTGAAGCATCAAAATTTGCAATAAGAACAGATCGCCTACAAATTGTTCCTACGGATAATGATATGAAGAAGTTTAAGGGTGAGTTCTTATCTGGCAAAGAAGGTCAATTCAAGAAAGGTTCAGAGTTTAGCAAGGCATGGATTAAAGCTATCAAAGATAGCGGGATTGAATATGTAAGTAAACCATATCCTCCATTTATTTTTGGTATGCCGCTTGGTAGGTCTTGGTACAGGCTTTTCAATTTGCATGATGTCATTTATTGCACTATGGAAAATGCCAATCACTTTGATAATCCGGCTGGGTTTGAAGAAATACCAGGCAGTTATTTCTATAAGATTATGGAAGATAATCATATTCAAATTTAATATATAGGAGTGAATTATGCAGAAGATTTTTATAAGCCAACCGATGTTTGGCAAGACGAAAGAAGAGATTATCGCTGCGCGAGAAGATGGTATTCAGCTACTTGAAACAGCATTTGGCAAAGGAGCGTTTGAAGTAATTGATTCCTATTTTGATAACCACCCTAATTGTGACGCGAAGAATATTCCTCTGTGGTTTCTAGGAGAAGCTATCAAGAAATTGGCCGAGGCTGATGCGGCGCTATTTTTGGAAGGTTGGGAAAGCGCAAGAGGATGTAAAGTAGAGCATGATTGCGCTGTAGAATATGGTATCCGCATTTTCCATCAAGTGTAACTATGAATAACCATATTTTTATTCCACAAAAGATTAAGGTTGGATTTCAAAACCGTTCTGATACATACACACAGAAACTTGCCTATGTAATCTATTATGATGAAAAAGGTAAACTGCGCAAGGAGCCATCTTGGGAATCTTGGCGAGATAAGAAAATTGATCCAGAAGAATATGACAATGTTCCAACTGAAGGATTTGTATTAAACAAAAAGGTTGGTGGATATTGCAGCTATTGGAGCAATTTCCGACAGGCTTATGTGCGCGTGTATGATCCTCGCGGATTTGAGTTTGAAATCTCTGTTCCCAATCTTTTGTATATCCTAGAGAATACCAGCTCTATTAAGGGCAAAGGTCTTGAGGGTGAATTTGTTTATGGTTGGGATGGAACTGATTTAATCCTTATTCCAACATCCGCGCCAGATTACATACAACTTTCTGAGTACAACGATAAACGTTTTGCCAGAAAGAAGATCGTTTCCAAGGATTTGAAAATTGGCGCTACTTATTTAACTAAGGACAATCAACAAGTAGTGTATCTTGGCAAATTTGATGCTTATGAACACGGTTATTTGTTCGATGGTAAGTGGTTTAAAACACATCATCGAATGGCGAAATATGCCAAAGAGAACAATTTAGAGGTTAGAAGAACAAAGCAAAGTAGTCGGGCATATTATGGATATTACTATGAAAATATGTATGATTACGGAGTTGGTATTTCTTTGTTAAAATAAACGAGCCGAAAGAAGAAATTGAAAGATATGGGCATCGTAGTTATATTGTTAAAGACTCAATTTCTGGATTGTTAATTGATGTAATTTCTGAAAATCCTGCATCCAATTATGCGGAGCTTTTTGAAGAGCTTGAGCATCAACCAATTTATTCACCAGAAGATGATTCTAAAGAACAACTCGTTCCTTATGATAGAGATGAATTTTATGAAAAGCTAAATACAATTCGTCTATGGGGAGAGGGTTTCAAAGTAATAGACGATGGAATGGCTGTTGGTGTTGAAATTAAAAGGTCTGATGATGGCTTGTTTGTGCTGCGGGAAACAGATAAGAATATTGACCTGGCAGAGTTTTTTGAGCTGCAACATACTAAGTATGATCGGCTCACCGTTCCAATGACACCAGATAAAATATTCAATACCCTACGATTCGTTCATGTAGACCATTATCTTGCGAACGGTAAGTTATATAGGAGGGTTTATTAATGAGCAAAAATGATGATACGATTCTTGCACTGAAAGAGCAACTGAAAAAGAAAAATGATGAACTAGGTAAGAAGATTCGTTTTGCGCCAATCACGAGCTGTTCAATTGAACTGGATGGCGTTCGCTATAATCTTCATACCATGAATGTAGATTCTTTGACTTTCCTTCTAGTGAAACTCCACGCTCTTGAAAAGGCGGCAGATGACCTTGGTGTATCTGTTCAAATCTCAGGGTTTAATATAAAGGATTGGATCGTTGATATTCTCGCCAAGATTAACATTATTAATCGGGGCGAAAAGGAAAAAGAACTGAAGGTTCTTGAGAACAAGTTGAATACCATGCTTTCTGCGGATAAGCAGACCGAGCTTGAGCTTGAGAAGATTGCTGCCTTGTTGTCTTAAATATAAAACAAACTAAAGAGGTATATAATGACGCTGACAAATAAATGGATTAATGGAGATTGCCTTACTGAGCTGGCGAAGCTAGATGATGAATGTGTTGATCTTATTATAACAAGTCCGCCTTATCATAATCTTCGCGTGTATAGCAATGATCCGCATGACCTATCTAACTGTGAAACATATGAAGAGTATTTCTATATGCTTGGATTGGTGATTGAACAGTGTGAACGTGTCTTGAAACCTGGCGGTAAGTTTGTTATGCAGTTTGAAGATTATAATTACACCATTGGCCGTGATAACAAAATGGGGCAAGAGAGCCTTACGGGAGATATTAATAAGCTATTCCTCGAACATGGGTTCTCTCTTTGGACGAAGGCTTTCTGGAGGAAATATTCTGCGCAGCGAGCTATGCTCGCTCAAGGCAATCTGTATTACAGAAACATGAAAGCCAGAGACACGATCCTCGCGGCAAATGTCGGCTTTGTGTATGTATATAAGAAAGCTGGCGATTGCGAACTAATTAAAGCCAGCGATATTACCCTTGCGCAATGGGCAGAATGGGCCGATGGAGTATGGAACATCGGTAACTCTGGCATCGGACACACAACTCCTTTTGCAGAAGAGTTTGTCGAGCGCTGCATTAAACTATGGTCTTGTCCGGGGGATACCGTTCTTGATCCTTTTGCTGGCGCGGGAACAGTTAATAAAGTCGCCATTGAAAACGGCAGAAATGCTATCGGCATCGAACTTCTAAAGGAGTTCTACGATTTGGCAAACGAGAAACGTTTCTCTCAATGGGATGATAGCATCTTTGAATCCAATGATTCTATTGACGCTATGAAAGATCGGTTTGCCGCAGAGCTTGAGGCTGGCAAAGTGCAAAGTGCAAATGCAAAGGCAGACAAAGAGGAACAGAAACAGTTAACCAACAAGAAGAAGGAATTACAGGCGCAAATCAAACAGCTTGAATCTGAGCTGGCCGCGCTAGGTGTTAAGAAGTCAGAAATTAAATCCATTCGTGCGGGAGCCTCTACCAATGATTGAGGTAGAGGTTCCAGTTACTAAGATACCATTTGTTCGCACAATCGAAGGAAGAAAGTTTCTAAATGGCAAGTGGCAGTTTCCAGATTCAGCAGCGCCATTATTGGTTCAACTTGATTTAATCAAAGAGGATTCTGTAACAAGAAAAGAAGAACAAATTGAATTTGAGTTATCTCCGCATTTGCGGAAACATCAAAAGGAAATTTGTAATCTTGCATTAAACAAAAAATCTCTAGGAATTTTTGCCGATACGGGAACTGGTAAGACAGTGATCGGTTTAGAGATTGCGACACACCATAAGAAAACTCTTGTCCTTTGTCCGTTGTCTGTTATTGAAACGGCATGGGTAGATGATTGCCACAGGTTCTATCCTGGCAAAACTATCGTGAATGTATGGGCTAATTCTGCGCAGGAGAGAAGAAACAAACTTGCGCAGGATGCAGACATATATGTTATGAATTACGAGAGTTTCAAGATTCTAAGAAATGATATTCGCAAAGTTGGTTTTGACTGTCTGATCGTGGATGAAAGCTCCGTGATGAAGAATATGAATAGCCAGATTACAACAATACTCTTGCAATTCATTGATGTAATTCCGCACAGATTTGTAATGTCTGGTTGTCCTACACCAAATCATAATTCAGAAATATTCCCGCAAATGAAACTGGTTAATCCAGAAGTGTTTGGCAACAACTATTATGGCTTTCTGGCACGGTATTTTCATCAAGACATGGCGAATCCTCATGTCTGGTATCAGACAGATGAGGACAAGGATAGATATTTTGCGCGATTGCGAACACAATCTGTATTCCTCAAGAAAGAAGATTGTGTAGATTTGCCGGACAAGATATTCTCTGTGCGACAATTTGATCTATCGCCAGAGCAGAGGCTTTATTATGATGAACTCGAAAATGATATTAGGCAGCATATTAATGAATGGAGCAAAATTGAGTTCACGGCCAAGCTGATGAAACAAAGAGAAATCGTCAGCGGATTTGTGATCCAGAAAGACAAGAGCATTACTACCTTTGATAACTATAAGCATCGTGCGCTGAAGGAAACCATTGAAGAAATAGGGAATAAGCCTATTGTTGTCTGGTGTCAATTCAAACATGAGATTGAAACCTTGGCAAAAGAGTTTGGCGGCACAGCATTAACCTCTGGAACGCGCAATAGAGATGAGATTATTAGGGCATTTCGTGATAATCAAATTCATCTTTTATTCACGCATCCAAAATTGCTTGGCAAGGGTGTTACATTCGTTAATTGCACTTATAACATCTATTATTCTTTGAGTTTTAGTTATGAAGAATTTAAACAAAGTCAAGACAGAATACATAGAATAGGACAGGAGAATAAATGTACTTACATCATTTTGCAAGCCAAGGATACAAATGATATAAAGATTTATTCTAGCCTAATGAACAAGGGCAATGCCGTAGATGAGTTATATTATGAAATGGCAAAGCCAATAAGTTGATAACACTTTTATAGTGATGATATAGATAGTTCTTTAATAGGAGCGTGATAGCTATGCTGTAGCTATATTATTTTGCCATAAAAAGAAAAACAAAATAAAGAGAGAAGGAGAAATAAAAATGTCAAGTGTATTTACTACTCTGAATGATGTTGATGTTTCTGACAAGATCAAGGAAAAGGGTGGCCTTTCTTATTTGTCTTGGGCGAGCGCCTGGGCGGAAGTGAAGAAACGTTACCCGGATGCAGAGTTTAGGGTTTATCCGCAAACAATTGATGAACAAGGAAATGATCGCTTTTGGCATGATGACGGCAAAACTGGTTGGGTCGAAGTCGGTGTAACGATTGACGGTATCGAACTGATTGAGGTTCTTCCGATTATGGATTTCAAGAACAAGGCTATCCCTGCCGAAAATATTACTTCCACTGATGCCAATAAGACAATGAAACGCTGTCTTGTTAAGGCGTGTGCGCTTCATGGGCTTGGTCTATATGTGTATGACTCCGAAGATTTGCCTGAGTCTGTTTCCAAGGGTAACGAGATTAAGGATCATATCACGGCTCTTATTAAGAAGAAATGTGATCTTGGAGAGGCTGCTACGAAGAAGGTAAGTGAATACTGCAAGGCGGCAGAGCGTAAGGCATGGCCGGAGTTGGATGACGATGCTATTACTGGCCGCAATTATAAGGATATTGATGATATGCAACTGTCTGGTCTGTTAATGTTAAGGACAATTTCTGCACCGCCAATGTGAGTACATCAAAGAAGAACAAGGAAAGCGGCGAATACTTCACAGACTTTAACGATGGTTTTGTTAATTTTGTTGGAACTGCAAATGAACGTCTGAGAGATCGTGTTATTCCTGAAGGCGGGCTAAAAATCCGTATTGGTAATGGCGACGTAACACATTATTACGATAAGGCGAAACAAAAACTATACATTAACTATACTGTGTTTTCTTTCGATGATGTAACTTGGGATTCTGCGCAGAAGAAGTGGGTTACTGTAGAGAACGAAAATAACGGAGCTGCGCCAAAAGCCGCTAAGTCCGCATCAAAGGCTAAGTCAAAGACTACGGCAAAGTCGCAGAAGAAGACAGAGCCAGAGCCGGAAGATGAAGACGAGGAAGAGGAACTTCCGTTCTGATAAGGAGTGAGACATGGATAATCAAACAAACATTGAACGTTTTGAATCACTTTTGATGCAGTATAACAGAGAGGGAATGGATCGTCTTTTAGATTTCATTCGTAAATCTGATTTCTATACCGCTCCTGCCAGCACACGATTTCACTCCTGTCATGCTGGCGGTCTGCTTGAACATTCTCTAAATGTTTATGATTGTCTTTGTGAAAAACTCAATAGCCCTGTATGGAAAGATATTCTTGAAGAAGTCGGGCAGGAAAGCATTACGATTACTGCCCTTCTTCACGATATTTGTAAATCCTATTATTACATAGTCGAGTATAAGAACAAGAAGATTTATAGTCCAACTGGCGCAAAGCAAGATAGTAACGGGCGCTTTGATTGGAAATCTGTTCCTGGCTATACGGTTGATGACAAGATTCCTTATGGGCATGGTGAGAAGTCATGTATGATGATCGAAGAATATATGCGGCTAAAGCCAATGGAGAGATATGGTATTCGCTGGCATATGGGATTCACGGAGCCTAAAGAACAATGGGGTACTTTAGGCGCTGCTCTAAAGAAGTATCCATTTATCCTCGCTGTACATGAAGCCGATCTCGAAGCAACTTACCTCAAAGAAGAGGATGAGTAAATGGCGGAAAGAAATACCCAGCGTGTGTGTCAGTATCTTCAATGCAGACATGGCAAACGTATTGATATAAGTACAGAAAAGTATATTAAAGATGGTACTAAGTATTATCATGAGAACTGTTTTCAAGAAATGAAGGATATGCAGCTCTTTCGTAATATTTGGGTAAGCCATATTAGTAATACAGTAAGATACTCTGAATTAAATAAAATCTTAAATGAGTATCTAAATCGCGGCGTATCATCTGACTATCTTTTGTTTGTTTTACAATATGTTATAGACCATGATATGAAACTCAATTATCCTGCTGGTTTCAGATATTACATTGATAGGTCTGAAATTAAGAAAGCTTATGATAAAAAGCAAAAAAGTGTTATAAGTAAAGTCAAATTTTCAGCCAAGGATGTAGAAGATAATTCACCGAAGTTTTCAATCACTTCTAAACAATCTGGATTTGGTACTATTTTTGGCGATAAGAATTAGGGAGGTGGAAAATGAATATCTCTGAGCTATCAGATATTCAATCAGAGAGTGCCGTTATCGGAACTCTAATTTGCCATCCTGAGTTCATGTCACATACAGAGTATTTAATGCCAAGATATTTTTACAATGTCGAAAACTCTTGTATCTTTTGGGCGATTACCGAATTATACAAAGAGGGCATAACAAATATCGACGCATATAATATATCAACAAAGATACAAAGTGACAAAGGTGTAGCAAACACAATTGAGAAATACAATATGCCGTCTGTGCAGGAGTTCTTAGAATTATACAAGGGGGCGGCAAGACATTCTCTTGGCGAATATAAAATGTTCGCAGAAAATATTGTTTCACTTGCTTTCAAGCGCGATCTAGCTAATGTGTTAGGGAAACTGCAAAACGATTGTTTTAAAAAGAATATCCAGTTAGATCAACTCAGCAATCATGTGTATGACGAGCTTGATAATCTTACACAAAAATATATTGTTTCGGATGAGATACATACGCTAGGCAGCGAACTAGATGACATTTGGGCGGAGATCGTAAACCGCCGCACAGAAGATGGTATGTATGGCATCCCATCTAAGTATGTTTCATTTAATGAGTATTTCACATATGAACCGGGAGAACTTGTAGTAATCCAGGCGAAATACAAACAAGGCAAATCTGTTTTGTTAATGAATGAGGTTGTCCACAAATTAAAGAATGGTGTGGCAACGCTTGTTATTGATAGCGAGATGCCTACAAGATTATATGTAGAGCGGCTTATTTCTCATTTGACTGGCGTTGAATTAAAGCGTGTAAAGAACGGCCTGTATTCTGATGAAGAGGAAGAAAAAATTAATCAAGCCATCAAATGGCTTAAAGAACAGCCGTTTATCCATATCTATGATCCGCATATGACAGACGATAAGATGTACTCTATTTGTAAAATGCTACAAAGAAAGATGAATCTATCTTTTGTTGTGTATGACTATCTCAAAAGTAACGAAACCTCTACCAGTGATAACTACAATGTGCTTGGTGCAAAATGCGATTTTCTCAAAAATAATATCGCTGGCGAATTAAATCTTCCCGTTCTCGCAGCTTGTCAGCTCAATAGAAACGGAGAAGTAGCAGACAGTATCAAAATCAATCGTTATCTTAGCGTTGGTATCAAATGGGAGCATAAGACACAGGCCATGATTGCCAATGATGGATTAAGATGCGGTGACGCTTACGCAAAGATATATGTTAATCGTCTTGGGCGGCAGATGCAAGAAGATGATGAAAGTGATTACATTGATTTCATTTTCGATGGCGACACAATGACGATAGTAGAAGCGGAGCAACACGTTCGGCAAGACTCTTTCTAAAGAAGTGATAAGGAGGCTTATCGTTGAATTTAATATACGATAATGAAACGTTGCAACAAATCAACGAAAATGTTGACCTCCTTGGCTATGTAGAAAAATCAATAGACTTAGAAGAAAAGGGAGGCGAGTATTGGGGTCATTGTCCACTCCATGTAGATAACACTCCCTCTTTTTCTCTAAGTCCAGAAAAGAATGCGTACTATTGTTTTTCGTGTGGATCAGGTGGCGGTATAATCAATTTCCTTGTAGATTATGAGGATATGACATTTGATGATGCTGTTACAAAAGCCTCGCAATTGGCGAATATGGATTTATCCAAAATGTGCCAATCAAGAACAATCGCATTTCTCAAAAAGCTTCGCGCCATGTCGCAAGTTCAAAAGATTGATTTTCAGCATAAAATATTCAAGAAAACAGAATTAAAAAAATATTTAAAGGATCACCCACAGGAATGGATTGACGAAGGTATTGATCCAGATGTGATGGATTTGTTTGATATACGAATAGACGAATATGGTAACAGGATTGTCTATCCAGTGTATGACATAGACGGAAACCTAATTAATATTAAAGGGCGAACCAGATATGAGAACTTCAAACAAATGGATATTCCTAAATACATAAATTATTATACTGTTGGCGTGGTTGATTACTTTCAAGGATTAAATGTAACATTGCCATATGTCAAAGAACAGAATGAGATAATCATATTTGAATCAATCAAATCTGTAATGAAAGCATATGGTTGGGGATATAGAAATTGTGCATCCGCAGAGAAACATACATTAACCAAAGAGCAGATTGATTTATTAATTAAGCTGAGAGTGAATGTCGTATTTGCTTATGACTCTGATGTAAGTTATCGGGAAGGCGAAGTTAAAGAGAATATAGATAAATTAAAACGAGTTACCAATGTCTATATTATCGAAGATAGAGAACATCTACTCGGCGGCAAAGAAACTAAAAACGCGCCCGCAGATTGCGGCGAAGAGATATGGGAAGAGTTGTACGAAAGCAGGAAGAAAGTGGTGTGATTTGAGCGATTATAAAGAACAAATTGATAAAATGTGTTGGTCTTATTCGCGGCTAACATCATTCGGACATTGTAAATATGAGTTCTACTTAAACTATATCATCAATGATGATGAACAATATTTATCTGAAGGAAATTTCTTTGCGGAAAGTGGATCATTTGTCCACGAGATTCTAGCTAAAGTATTCTCTGGTGAAATGACTCCTGACGAAGCGCATCAGTATTTTCTTGATAATTTTGAAGATAATATTTGCTATAAATTGAAAAAGAAAGAAACAATGCAAAAAACCTTTGAATTGTGTTCTGATTACTTCGCGGCATTAGATTTATCTTGGCTAGATAAATATGAAATCCTGGGAGTAGAGTTAAAAATTAAGTTTAAAATTGCTGGATACGAATTTATCTCATTCATTGATTTGCTGCTAAAAGACAAGGAAACTGGCGAAATCATTGTTGTAGATCATAAATCCGCACCGTATCCATTTAAGCAGAATGGCGAAGTTAAGAAAAATTCACAGCATAGTTTCGATACATATAAGAAACAAATGTATCTCTACTCTTTCGCCGTGCTACAGAAATTCGGACAGTTGCCAACAGAATTATGGTGGAATCATTTCAAGGATGGTGGCAAAATTGCCAAGATTAAATTTGATCCTAATGAGTATGATGAAACCGTAAAATGGTTTGCAGATACGATCCACGAGATTGAGGAAGAGACGGAATATCCGCCAAGCACTGATTATTTCTATTGTCATAATCTGTGTAACTTCCGCGCCTCATGTGAATATGTAAGTAAAGGTTCGTGGAAATGAGATATAACAATTATCATAAACACGATCACTATGGTAATCCTTGGATTTCTGACACTGTAACAAAAGTAGAGGATTATTGTAAACGCGCAGTAGAGCTAGGGCATAGTACCCTATTCACAACCAATCATGGTATGCAAGGTAATATCTTTGATTGCATGGAAAGCGCACAGAAGTATGGTCTACAAATGTGCTATGGCGCAGAGATGTACTATGTCAAAGATCGTTTTGAGAAAGATCGTTCTAATAGACATATTATCATTATAGCTAAAAATAATGATGGCGCAATGCAGCTCAATGACATTATTTCGGAAGCGCATTCAACTGGTTTTTACTATAGGCCGCGTATTGACTATGATCTATTGTTTTCTTTAGATAGCAACAACGTCATTATTACTACTGCCTGTGTTGCCGGACTTTGGCGAGACAACGAGTTAATGTTGGCTCTGCATAGGAAGTTTGGTGAGAACTTCTTTTTAGAAATGCAAGATCATAACATTGACATTCAAAAAGAAGCAAACAAGAAACTACTTGAATTTAGTAAGATGACTGGAATACCAATCATCCATGCAAACGATAGTCACTACATTTACCCTTCAGATGATAAGTACAGGGCGCTCTATTTGCGAGCCAAAAGGAATAAGGACGATCAAAACGACTTCGCCGTAGAAGATGGTATGATCTTGGATTATCCAGACTCAGATACGATTTATGAGAGATATGAAAAACAGGGGATTCTTACCAGGGCGCAAGTAACAGAGGCTATTAATAATACTCTAGTCTTTGATAATTGCGAACCAATTACCATTATTAACGATGAGATCAAGCTGCCATCTGTTTCAGATCATCCACAGGAAGAGCTTACAAAAATCATTTATTCCAACTGGAATAAGGAAAAACAAACTATTCCGGCGCAACTGCATAAGAAATATGAAGATGCTATTGAATATGAGTTGGACATTATTGATAAGACTCATATGGCTAATTATTTCTTGATTGATTATTGGGTGGCTAAAAACGGTCAAGAAGTGTATAACGGCAGACTTACCAATACTGGAAGAGGAAGCGCACCATCTTTCTATGTTACAAAGATGTTGGGACTGACAGATATTGATAGGGTAGAAGCTCCTATTACTCTTTTTCCAACAAGGTTTATGTCTATTGAGAGAATCCTGGGAATCCGCAGCCTTCCCGACATCGACTTAAACACTACGGATCGGGAGCCGTTTATTCGAGCAACAGAGGATTTACTTGGAGCCGAAAACTGCGCATGGATGATCTCTTGGAAACCATACAAGGATGCAAGTGCATTTCGCCTTTATTGCAAAGGCATTGGCATGGATATTTCTGAGTACGACGATGTAGCTAAAAACATTGATGATTACCGCGACGATTCAAAATGGGGGAAACACATCAAAGAGAGTGAACGGTTTGTTGGTGTGGTCGATAGTATTTCTGAATCTCCTTGTAGTATGCTCTTATATGACAAATCTGTACGAAGAGAGCTTGGATTAGTACGAACACCAAATAAGAAAGTGTGTTGCCTCTTAGATGGTATCAACTGTGATAAGTATAAGTATTTGAAAAACGACTATCTCACAGTGACAGTTTGGGCTATCATACGCGACGTTTGCGACATGGCCGGGATTCCAATTCCTACAATTCGAGAAATGGATAAGCTACTTGATGAAAAGACTTTTAATGTTTATGAAGATGGCTTAACAAGTACGATCAACCAGGCAGATAGTGATTTTGCCACTGGTATCGTAAAGACGTATAAACCAACAAGTGTATCTGAAATGTCCGCATTTGTGGCAATCATCCGCCCAGGTTGCGCAAGTCTACTGCAAGACTTCATTAACCGCAAAGATTATACTACTGGCGTTCCAGAGCTTGATGATCTTCTGATCGAAGGCAAACACCGTATGATCTATCAAGAGCTGATTATGAAATATCTGATTTGGCTAGGAATACCAGAAACAGGATCATACGATATTATCAAGAAGATAGCAAAAAAGAAATTTAAGGAACCAGAGCTTGAAGAATTAAAGGGGAAACTCCTTAAAGGTTGGATTTCCCGCGTTGGCAAAGAAGATGGATTCAAAGAAACCTGGACTGTCGTTGAACAAGCCGCCCACTATTCTTTCAATGCGAGTCATAGTTTATCCTATGCTTACGATAGTCTCTATGGAGCGTATCTGAAATCTCATTATCCATTAGAGTATTACACGGTTGCACTAAACTATTATGCGGATGATAGCAAGAGAACAATGGCTTTAACGCATGAACTTCCTTATTATAATATTCAACTCAAACCAATTCGATTTCGGTATTCTCGCGCAAAATACGCAGAGTCAAAAGATGACAATAGTATATATAAGGGAATAGAATCTATAAAGGATATGAGTGCTAACACAGCAGAAGCCCTATATACCTTGAGAGATAAACAGTATAACTCATTTATGGAGCTGCTATTTGATGCGAAAGAATTACCAGATACAAAAATAAGCCAAATCAAAATCCTTGCGTCACTTGGCTATTTCAGTGAGTTTGGCGACGAGAACTATTTGCTTGAACAAATCAAATTGTTTGAAAGATTCTATGGCAAGGTACAAGTTAAAAAGCTTACTCTTGATGAATTGAATATTCCAATTACTGCGGTTACGCCGTTTGCCAGTAAAGAGACGGCAAAGCAATTCTCTGGCGTTGATTCAAAAGGTTTTCTAATTGAGGCGGCAAAACATATCAAATATCATCCCCTGAAACTCAGCGAGAAGATTAGGGCGCAAATAGAATATTTGGGATATATAGATATTGTTAGTCCGCAATATGATAAGATGGCGGCGGCAATGTCGGTAGATACAAAGTATGCTCCTAAATTAAAACTCTACTCTTTAAAGAACGGAACAACTTTAGATTGCAAAATTGATAAGCGCACATTCAATAAAGAGAAGATCAAAGAAGGAGATATAGTCTCTATCCAAGGTGTGAAACGTAAGCCAAAAGTTCGTAGAACAGAAGATGGCAAATATGTAGAGATACCAGATACTAGCGAACTGTGGATTACTAAATATCAAGTTTTACAGAATTTCTAGGAGAATTAAAATGAAACAATTTTCTATTTCTTACGAACAGTTTGAGGACTATATGAATGGGATTGTTAAACGGCGCAAATTGCGTCACGCCATTAGCGATCTAACATTTGAATATCGTAAGACATCTAGTGACATGGCAGAGATCGAGCTTCCGGCAGATGCAGATTATGATGTCCTAAGTCTACTGGCGATCCTAACGGACGATGAGGATGATTGGATTGAGTATTGGGTTGATGAATTGGATTGCGGCGAAAAGTATGTTGAAGGCAAGATCGTTGACGTGAATGATAAACCCATCCCGTGCAAAACAATAAAAGACCTTTGGGAGTTGCTTTTGCACGTTGATGAACCGTAAATTTGGCAAAATGATTTTATTTGCATCATTTTACAATAAAACTTGTTTTTTAACAGGAAACCGACATAACGAAAACGCCCAATTCATGGGGGTTTTGGAAAGGAGGCACTTATGACAATTCCTGAATGTCAGGTTGAAACGCTCAAACATATTGAAAAAGTCAGAGAGATCATGCGCATTTTTGTTTCAAAGCTGGTTACTAGAGCTTTAGAGCATGATCGCCTAAAGCTTGAGAGTCCAGAGGTAGAAATCTTCGCGGAGTACACTCCAAAGCTGGCAGAAACAACATATGGCAGCGAAGAGTATAAGCAGTACCTTGAAGAAATGAATGGCGCTCTGAAACATCACTATGCTAATTACAGACACCATCCAGAACATTTTGATAAGGGGATTAACGATATGAACCTTGTTGATATTGTAGAAATGTTCTGCGACTGGAAAGCATCTTCAATGCGCCATACAGATGGCAACCTGCTAAAGAGCATTGAAATCAATGCGGAGCGTTTTGGCATAACACCGCAACTTAAAAAGATTCTTGTGAATACGGCAAAAATGTTTGATGAACAGTGAGGTAATTCATGGACGAAGAAAAAGTGATTGTCGAAGATGACAAGACAAATCCTGGCTTGACAGAAGAACAGGAGAAACTATTAGAGGAAACTCTAAAAGAAGAGTTTGAAAAGGTGCGCAATAGCAGTATGATTCACGGTGCGCGAATGGTAGCTGGTGTTGTCATCGGATTTGCCAAGGATAAAAAGAAACCATATAATCAGCGGCTAAATACTATTATTAAGTTTTGCAATACTGTTATGGCAAACACAAAAAAGAGAGCTGATGAAATCGGATTAGATTTGGAAACTGGCAACCATGAATCAGAAGAAAAGTAATATTTTCTTTATTGTATCAGTTATAAAAAATATATACAATTTACAACAAAATTCATAAAATAATATAGGAGAATCTATGGGAACAGTAACAATTTTACCAGAGACAACGAAAGACCCGATCTCTCTTATTGGCCGAAGAGCTGGCATCTGTTGGGGCGCTGATATTTCCGATCCTGTGAAGAATTATAAACGCGGCCTAGATTGTCTTGAATCAGAGCATGGCCGTACACTTGAGTTTCCAGATGTTGAATTGCTATTAGACGGTTATTCAGCTCGTGTTATTCGAGAGTGGTACACGCACATTGGTTGTTTACCAACCAGATTACAGGCATCTACAAGATATATCAATTATAAGAATCCAAGTTATATAATCCCGCCAAGCATTGAGAATAATGAATTTGCGAAAATTCGTTACATCAATACGATGAACATGCTGTTTGAAACATTGGGCGCTCTTGAGGATATTGGCATCCCTCGTGAGGATGCTGCTAATATTTTGCCACTTGGAATGACTACTCGAATTGTTGATAAGAGAAATCTTAGAAACTATATTGATATGTCTCATCAAAGAATGTGTAATCGTGCGCTATGGGAATTTCGTGGTCTGTTCTCTGACATTCGTAAAGAGCTAAGAGAATACTCGGATGAATGGAAAGAAATAGTTGATGGTTACTTAATTCCAAAGTGCGAATATCGCGGATTTTGCACAGAGAAGTATAGTTGCGGCAGAAAACCTAAACTTGATAGGGCAAAACAAACTAACAATGGAAACGTTTGAAAATCAATGCGTAGATTGTGGCCTACCTTGTTTAGTTTACTGCCCATATAAAAATGTCAGAGTCGTATATTGTGATTCATGCGGCTCTGACAATGCAGAATATTCGATTGATGGAGCTGACTATTGCGACAAATGCGCAAGAAAATTTCTCCTAGATTCATTTGATGATCTTAGCATTTATGAACAAGCAGAAGCGCTACAGCTCGACATTGCAACAATCGAATAAATGAAAGGACTAAATCAATGATTGTAATTTTAGGAGAAAGTGCATCTGGCAAAACATCTTTGGTAAACGATCTGATTAAGTCAAATCCAGTTTATCAAAAGGTTGTAACATATACTACTCGCCCTATGCGCCCAGGTGAAGTAGACGGCGTTGACTATCATTTTGTAGATGAAAAAACTTATCTAGGCTTACAGAAAGAAGGATTCTTTGCGGAGAGTGCTGAGTATAGAGGTTGGTATTACGGTACGCCAGCAGATGAATGTAAGAAACCAAACTCAATTATTATTCTAACTCCACATGGTTTGCGCTCATTAAAAGCACTTGGCTATGAGATTATTTCCGTTTATCTCTATGTTGATCGCAGATCACGCCTTATCAATCTTCTTTGTCGCGGAGATGATATTGAAGAGGCATATCGAAGAAGTCTTTCCGATGTAGGCCAATTTGACGGTGTTGAAGATGAAGTTGATTATATTATCGACAATACAAAATACCAAATGACAGAAGAAGATGTTTTGCAATGTCTGAAAAATATTCTAATTGTTAAATCCCCCCGAAACAGAATACGAACAGATGTCAATGTTTGAGAACGGAGAAAAGATTGAGAACGTATAAGATTTATACAGCAGGGAAGATGAGCGGTCTTTCACAAGATGAACAGATTGGTTGGCGTTTTGATATAGCCAGAGCAATATTGAATGCCATCCAAAATAAATTCGATCCCCCGAAAATCGAATTTATACATCCGCCGCTTTTCTATCAATATGGCGCTGAGTATCACAAGAGCGAAAGAGAAGTAAAGGAATGGGATACAACTCAAGTGATGAACAGCGATATTGTTATTGTCAATACAGATTATGTGGCTGATAGTACAGGAACACACTTTGAGCTGGCTATGTGTGATGCGGTAAACAGGCTATCAAACAAGCATATTTTTGTAATTGGTATTGGCAAAACCAAGCCGGAAGAATTACATCCTTGGATCGCAGAAAGTATTATGCGATACGAAGAGAATGTATATGATGCCGCTGAGTATATCGCTGATTATCTTCTAGTTTAATGGAGGATGTAATGACAACAATTCTTTATAGCACTGGTTGCCCTCGTTGCAACATTCTCAAGAAAAAATTAGATGCCAAAAATATTACATACACGGAGTTCACAGACAGAGAACAAATGATTGCCATGGGCTTTAATGATATACCCATTCTTTCTGTGGATGATAAGTTGATGGATTTTGCGGCAGCTAATGATTGGGTTAATAATTATGGCGGAGATTGATATATGCAAATTGAATTAAACTTATCTAAAGATTTTGAGCGGTGTCTTGATGAACTAAAGAAAAAGTATGGCGAAGATTTTGAATATATTAATGGTGTTCATCCTAGTCAATTAGATTTCTCTGAGTTTATTGATAACTTTGTAGATAAAGATACCCTGGCAGACGCAAGCATTGATCCTAATGCAAATGCTAACCATAAAGATATTCGTAGCTTTATGACTGAAAAAGGAAAGAGCGAAGATAAGCTGTTTGGCCTCAATAAGATTTTCATGGAAATCAAAAAGATGTGGGGGTTACGCACAGCCAAACAATGGCTCGAACAGGAATTTAGCAAAGGGTTCTATTTGAATGATAGTACCACCGCAAGCTATTTCCCGTATTGCTGGGCGAACGATCTAACGCGGCTTGCCACAGAAGGATTGTTCTTCCTTGACAATTACAATAACCAAGCACCAAAACACTTAACCACTTATTTTGATGATGTGATTGAGTTCGTTTCGTTCCTGTCCAACCGTCAAAGCGGAGCTGTTGGACTTCCGAATATTCTTATTTGGGCATGGTGGTTTTGGAAGATTGACGTTGAAAAGGGTTATTACATGAAAAACCCTGATTATTACCTTCGCCAGCAATTCCAGAAACTTATTTATCGACTTAACCAGCCTTTCTTGCGGATAGATCAAAGTGCCTTTACCAACGTTTCTATTTTCGATCATCCTTACTTAGAGTCAATCTTTGGTGGTGTAGAGTTCCCTGATGGCACGTTCGCCATCGACCACATTGAAGATATTATCGAAGTTCAAAAGATTTTCATGGAAGTGGTTGCTGAGATTCGCGGTGAACAGAATATGTTTACATATCCAGTTTTGACATATTCGTTGCTAAAGCGAAACAACATCACGCCAGAAGAAGTTGAAGAGATGACGCGGACAAGAGAATGGGACGTTTTTGTTGATGTACCATTTGCCCGTTGGTGTAGCGATCACAACATTGATTGGAGCGATTCAAATTTCTTCTGTTCTGATAATGTTGGTGTCTTGTCTAATTGCTGCCGACTTCTTAGCGACACAACAAAGCTTGATGCCTTTATTAACAGTATTGGCGGCACGGCGCTTTCTGTTGGCTCATGCAGAGTAAGTACAATCAACCTTGTGCGCATTGCCTATGAGAGCGAATTTGATAAGAAGAAGTATTTAAAGATTCTGAGACAAAGAGTTCTCCTTGATTGCAAGGCGCTAGCTTCCATGCGTCATGTGATTCAGAGAAATATTGAAAAGGGTCTTTTGCCTAACTACCAGGATGGAGCAGTAGAGCTTAGTAAGCAGTTCTGCACTATTGGTGGCATTGGTATGTATGAAGTCATGGATTTGTTTGGCTTAATTATTACAGATGAAATCGGCAATAAGAGTTATTCAGATGAGGCGGTTGAATTTGCCACAGAAATTCTCGATGCAATGAATGAGGTTAAGGATTCTTTTGAATGTGATTTCTCATTCAACATCGAAATGATCCCTGCCGAGAATTGCGCCGGAGTCATCTGCCAAGCCGACAACCTACTGTTTGAACAGAATAAATACTTCATTTATAGCAATCAATGGATTCCTTTGATGGAACCTTGTTCCATTCAAGAGAAGTGTCGCCTTGGATCATTGTTTGATGAAAAGTGTGGCGGTGGTTGTATCGCCCATATCAACATCGAAAATCGTTTCCCGAATGAAGATGTTGCATGGGATATGCTTAACTACGTTGCGGCACATGGCGTAATCTATTTTGCTTTTACAACTAAGATTAGTGTGTGTCAGCATAAACACGCCTTTATTGGAACATCAACTTGCCCGAAGTGCGGAGAACCAATTGCAGATACTTACGCTCGCGTAGTCGGTTTTTATACTCCAATTAGTAGCTATCAGAGGATTCGTAAGAATGAATTTGATAAGCGCCGCTGGATGAATGTCTTAGAGAAAGATGGGATCATGCAATAATGCGGCTCAAGAATATTGTTGCAGAAGATTTCTGCAATTATAGAAAACCATCACTGTTTATTGTTTCTGCCACTTGCGATTGGAAGTGTTGCAAGGAACAAGGTTTAGATATAGGGGTGTGTCAAAACGCACCCCTTGTATCTCAGCCGACTACAGATATTAGTGATGAAGATATATATAAGACATTCCACGAAAACGATATAACACAGGCTGTGATAATCGGCGGATTAGAACCAATACTTCAAATCAAAGAAGTTGAAACACTGATTAAATGCTTTCGAGATCGCGGCGAAAACTGCGAATTTGTCATTTATACGGGCTATTATCCTAACGAAATCACGAATGAAATTCGACTTTTATCACAGTACGAAAATATCATTATCAAATTTGGGCGCTTTATACCAGATAGCGAGTCAGTATATGATGAATTATTAGGAATAACGCTCGTCTCAAATAATCAGTTCGCCATGAGGATTTCATAATGAAGATTACTTTAAATCCAGATAAAGAGTATGTAGCTGAAATTAAGGAAGCTCTCAAAAACAATAATGGCTATTGCCCTTGCCGCCTTGAACATACACCAGAAACAAGGTGTATGTGTAAAGAGTTCCGCGACATGGACGAAGGAATGTGCCATTGTGGATTATATATTAAAGAGAAAGATTGAGGAATAAAAAATGAAGATAGTTTTAGACGAGAAAGCAATTATGCCAACCAGGGCGCACAATACGGATGCTGGGCTTGATCTATATTCTCCCAAGGAGTTTGTTGTTCGGGCGCACAATTCGGCCACGATTGATACGGGTGTCCATGTAGAAATTCCTGAAGGGTATGCCGGATTTCTAAAAAGTAAGTCTGGCCTCAATGTCAAATGGAGTATCCAATCTGACGGTGTAATTGATACTGGCTATACTGGCTCTATTGTTGTTAAGCTATATAACCATGCCAATGTCCCATATGTGTTCAAGAAGGGCGATAAGATCACCCAGCTTGTTCTTGTGAAGATTGATCTGCCGGAGCTTGAAGTGGTTGATAGCCTAGAGGAAACAGAGCGCGGCGATAACGGATTTGGTAGCAGCGGACGATGACACTAATACAACTTCTTTCTATTAAAATTAGCCAAGAAACAAGGCCGGATATGACGCAAGAGCAAACCGCATATGTATCTGGGCTAGCAGATGCTCTTGAAATAGTTAAAAAATTTGAAGTAAATAATTTGGAAGTTGGTAAAAAATACTTTGTTGTATTGCGCGGCCAAGGCGGTAGTCCGAATTGTATTCGCAAAATGGAGTTATACCGCATCAACCGAAAAGATGTTTACTCATATTGTTTTGTGGATGTCAACGATCCTGACAAGAAGCTAATTCTCCATAATAAAAAGAGCATTGAAAAAAGAGTGTTTGAAACAGCGGAAGAAGCCGAGAAACTAAAAGACTTAGCATTTATTTAGGGCGGGAGAAATCTCGCCCTTATTTGGCAAGGAGGAATAACTATTACATTATTGCCACATCAAAAAATCTGTTTGACAATTGATGAAGCTGGCGCTTATTCAAGTATAGGGCAAAACAGATTGCGAGCTATTATAGAAGAAAATCCAACATATGATTGGATTTTACATAAGGGTAAACACATACTCATTAAACGCCCATTATTTGAACAATGGTTAATGGAGGTAAAATATGTGGAATGACCTATTGACTTATTACCGAATCTTACTGTATAATACAATAACACTTGTGTTGCCGTCTAATGAAAGGCGGTGTCTGAATGAGTAAAAAGACGGCGACAAAAAAACGAACTGATAGCAAGGGGCGTAATCTTAATACTGGCGAATATCAACGTAAAGACGGGAGCTATGAATACAAGTACAAAGACAAATCTGGCAAGTCTCAAAGTATTTATAGCTGGATGTTATTTGATACAGATGAACCGCCAGCGGGCAAACAATGTGTAAAATCTTTGCGGGCTATGGAAGAAGAAATTACAAAAGATCGAATCCACAACTTAGATATTTCTCGAAAAGCCCAAAAGAAAACACTTAACCAAGCGTGGGATGATTACTTAGCAACCGCAATCAACCTGAAGGACAGCACAAGAGAAAATTACACTTATATGTGGAATCATTTTGTGCGGGAATCATTTGGCTCGAAAAAAGTAAAAGATATAACCTATACAGATGTAAAAAAATTCTATATATATCTGATAGAAGAAAGAGGCTTATCTGTCGCTACACTTGAGAGTATTCACACATTGGTTCATCCGGCATTGACAACCGCAGTAAGAAATGAATGGCGACTAAATAATCCTTCGGATGGTGTAATGGCCGCGTTCAAAGTTGGCGATTGGAAATCTGAGCGAATAGCATTAACAGAAGAACAGCAGAGAAATTTTTTACAGTATGTAAAAGAGTCAGAAACATTCAATCATTTCTACCCGTTGTTCATTACAATGTTTGGAACTGGCGCGAGAATTGGCGAAATCCTTGGTCTGCGAATAATCGACTGTGATTTTCGTAAAGAAGAGATTGATATTAACCATCAACTTATTTACCGAAAAAATTCCAAGACAGGCAAAATGGAGTTGCATATTACAACTACCAAAACCAAAAATAGCAATCGTAAAGTGCCGATGATGCCGCAAGTCAAAGAAGCATTAATGGAAGAAATAGATCGGAGAACAAGGGCTCCGTGCAAATCTATTGTTGATGGTTACGGCGGATTTGTTTTTACGACAAGATTTAGCCGAGCTATGACACCGCATAATGTAAATCGCGCCATCGAGAGAATTGTAAAAACGTATAATGAACAGGAAGAGATCGCGGCAAAAGAAGAACACCGCATAGCCGAATTGTTACCTCACTTCACTTGCCACAATGCCAGACACACATTCGCATCAAGAATGTGTGAGCAAGTTTCCGACGAGGTTGTTCTTAAATCAGTTCAGGCGATTCTTGGACACGCCAGTTTTGAAACGACTATGGATGTGTACGCGAAGGCGAATGAGAAGAAGAACAAGCAAGCCATGATCGCCATGAGCAGGTGTGCCGTGTTTGGATGAGTTTACGAAAAAATTTACGAAAAATGCCCAAATTTTTCTAAAAACATTTGAAACTTTTTGAAACTTTTTTGAAATCGCAATACTATATATAGATTGTGTCATAAGTTGAAATGCTATATATTGTATATGATTTACCGATATGGGCAAATCCCGACAATGAAGCCGAACGACTGAAAAGCCGCTTGTATCAACGGTTACAGGATTAACATAGTCGATTTACGAAAAAGTTTACGAAAAATGGCTAGACAGCAACACAAGTGCTATTAAAACAGTAAAAATAAAAACGCAAAAGAAAAGGGTGCAGATTTTGTCTGTACCCTTTTTTTATTCTCTAATGAGAGAGTTATCCTCGCCATCTTATTTATATTGTAAAACAATCTTTCCGCAAATCTTGTAGTAAGGAGCTGGAAGTTCATGCCAAACATAATAGTTATAAGCATCGGCTATAAATATCGCCGCGATTGACAAAACCACCCATGCAAAGAAGAATGGTAAACAAATCATGCCATCGAAATTGCACCAGGTATTAGAGTAATCCCACATCACAGGAAATAGATTTGTATGTAGCGCTAGCTCGCCAATTACTAATTCAAAGAATGTAACTAAAGAGCCACCGATCAATCCTTGTACTAACAGATCAACGTCCCAGGAAATTTTATTGTTGATTTGATCTACGAGTAACATTATTAACCCGCCGCATACACCCATCAGAGGATATGATATACCCCTCCAGGTGACTTCCACGGCTATATAGATACAATAACCGAGCAGGAATAGTATTACTGGCTTGATTGCCCGTTTCATTATTCCGCCTCCTGCGCGATCAAAGCCTTGAGAATATCGGATTGATACTCAGCAGGAATTTCCATACCATATTGAATCGCGGCGATTTCTGGAATAGTCTCAAGAGAATTAATATAAGATTTAAGACTGTTCACATAGGTAGTATGCCATGTTTTTTCATTTGTCGCTGCGGTTACAATAGCGCCGAAATCTGCGGCTGAATACATACGGCAAAGCTCTCCGTTAGCATGATAAGGTATCTCTGTAGCGCCAGTAGATAAAAGAGAGGCTAAAGACAAGAGGTTGACCTGATCTGTCAACTCCATGCTAAAGTGATAAGTTTCCCCATCGGAAAGCTCAAGATCAAAACCGTTAATGATTGCCTGTGTGCAAGCCGCGTTCATTGCGGCAACTTTCATTTCGCGCACATACTCAAGTGTATAATCTGGATCGTCGTGGATTTCAGGTTCCGGCTCTAGCTCGTCTGGAATAACAATCTCTTCCTCTGTCTCAAGAGCTTCCACTAAAGCATTGTATTCCTCCTCATCGACTTCGACAATACTGACAGTTAAAAATTGAATTTCATCATTAATAATGGGACGTAGCCACACATCCCGATACAAAATTTCTTTATAATAAACGTATTCGGCGCTGTCAATTTCACAAGCTATCAACGCGCCATGCTTATGTTGATACCTCAAAAACTCAAGCTGCGTTGCAACTCCAACGATACTCTGCCCATCTATCAATTTGTAGTATCTCATAGTTTACCTCCTTACGCTTGTTCTCTTTCGCCCATCGAGCATTTCTTTTCCACGACTTTGTAATTCTATAGCCGCTAAATAATTCATTATATAGTTTATTCATACTTTTCTTTGTCTGGTAAGACATGGCAATTTCTGAATGTGCATACCATGATTGAACAGAATTGAAAATATCATCCATTGTCATTTCACCATTGGCGAGTTTTGTTTCAAATTTCTTTAAACGCTTACGCATTCTATGAATACCAGCGTGTGTAAGCCTCATTATGATTTTACCATTACTTGTGATATGATATTTGACTTTCATAAAAGTAAATCCTTTTGAGGATTTAACAATATGTGTTTTCTTTAAACTAAAATGTAGCTCTAACTTGTCGGCAATCTTTTCCATTTCTTCAAACAATTGTTCCAATTCTTCTTTAGTCTTTGCCATAACAATGCCATCATCCATATAGCGAACATAGTATTTATACCCACATTTATCTTTAATATAATGGTCTAAATCATTTGCAAACACCAGCGCGATAATTTGTGAGACTTGACTTCCAAGACAAATACCGCATAGCTTATCATTGAACAAATCATTTAATTGCTTTTCTCTTTCATGCTCATCTTCAATCTGCATTATTTCGTAGAATTGATAAGACTTTACTATATCCATAGTAATATCTATAATTCTTTGATCTGTAAAGTGGCGGGCTAATATCTTTCGTATTACTCTGTGCGATATACTATCAAAGTAACCTTTGAAATCGAATACTAAGATATAGAAGATTGAGCCAAACTCTTTTGTTGCTTGTATTAACTTAAGCTTTACACGTTTCCTTGTAAAATCAACACCTTTACCTGGTAAGCTTGCACCATTGTCAAATATTAAAGTATTCTTGAGAACTGGAACGAGAGAATAATCACACAAGATTCTTTGCGGTACTCGATAATCAATTTTAATTGAGGTAATCTTTCGCTCTTTACCTCTTTCTCGAATATACATGGTGAGCACATCTTTTAATGGCGGCATTTGACAGTTATCAAGAAGTCCCATGAGCCTATATAGATTTGTAATTGCGTGTTGTGTGTAGAACTGTACACTACCTTTCCAATCAACATTTAATCTGCATTTTCCTAAACTCGATACCGCGTGTTGCATTGTAAATACTTTATCGTAATTATCATATTCGATATTTTGCCTCGCGCGTTTTGCTTTCTTAATTTCATAATCGCGTTCAATTCTTAATTTGGCGCGATAACCTTTATTTATAGTAATCGCTCCTTTCTGTTAGAAATTACACTCCATCGTGCGTCAAGCGCAAACTCTCGCCCCAGCTATGAAAATATTTCTATCTTCATAACTTGCCCCATATGGGCATATACGCGGAAAGAGTACGATCAGTAGTTATCACTGGTTGCCAGATTTGGATATTCCACCGCATCCTTGTAACAGGCAACGGTATATTTGCCACATAATGTGGAAGGTCATAGTCTCCTTCTCAATAATGATCCTTCGGGCTTATTCATCCTTACTAAATATATTGGGAATCCGAGGGCCACGGCATTCGTGTTACTCGCGTTGTTGTTGTTGTTCGGATTGCCATTATTGTTGACATTCATGAAGTTCGTGCTATTACTGGTATTGGGAGAACGCTCCCACCAGTTATTCGCCTGAACCCAGCCGCCAGCAACAGCCGCGCCACTAGCGCCGCGACATTTAGACCATAACCAATGGTATATAAAACGATAGCCGTATTATATCAATTTATTTAATTATTCTAAGTCTGCATATCTCTTCTTGTCTGTTTCAATTAAAGAAGCCAACATTGTTTGTAAATCGTTGATGTAGCCAGCCCACTCGCGCATTACAGCTTCGCCATATCCCATTAAATTAAAATAAGCAAGCGTTGGCCTCTCGATTGCATTTAGCCGATCTAGTGCTTTTATAAAATGTTTCCTTCTGGTTTCATATTCCGCTTTTGTCTCTGGCGGCTTTTTATTTCCTTCGCAGAGATGATAAAGAATACTATCAGCCATATCCCATAAGGAATATCCACGAGAGTTTTTAATATCCTTTTTAGAAGAAATGATTTTCCCATTTAGAAATTTATGAAACTCTCGCGTTTTCTTTAATATAAGGAATTTCTCTGCTGTTTCTATATCAAGAGCCGTCATTTTCCATTCCTCTTTTCTTTCGATCTTAGCAACTCCACATAATAAAATGATTTCATAATTCGCAAGTTCGCACCACGCGGCGCTAATCCTTAACTCTGTGTCTTGTATGCTACAAAAGGCATACATATATTTTTGAAGTTGCATAAACGATTCGATTGTCTCAGTAATTTTATTTGCGTTGTCCGCACCTTTGATTCTTTTATAAGTAAAGTCAAAACTTATAGAAGCAATTTGGTTATAAACATGATTTAGAATTTCAATAATAGGGTAGCCTATTAATTCGTAACGTCTTTTAGACATTTGTTTAATCCTGGATGTCGTTTCAGAATATAACTTTTCAAAAGTATGTTCATATTCATAACCTGATAAATTTCGTTCGTTCTTACGAACGCTCATATCTATACCTTCTCCTTTTAATCATTGATTTTACGCGGTCTGATACCGCATAGTTTGTTGCGTAATAATATTCCCCGTGGCTTTGATGCCACGGGGCTTTGTTATTTCTTTTATTTGTTGCTAGGGGGTATCCTTCGTTTTCTCTATCATAGAGGATTAGATTGAGAAGCCGAGGGCCACGGCATTCGCGTTACTCGCGCCGTAGTAGTTGGTCGGATAGCCAATATTGTTGACAAACATGAAGTTCGTGCTATAACTGGTATTGGGAGAACGCACCCACCAGTTATACGCCTGAACCCAGCCGCCAGAGGCGTAACTTGAATCGGCGGTGTATGCAGGAGTAATCGCATACTGAGTTAATTCATTAGTAGGAACGAACATATAGCCAATACTACTATTGCCAGTATGAATCCAAATATCGCCTGGATTCATAGCCTTCTGATTGAGCGCCGCTGGGTCTGTATCAGTCACATACATTGTGCATCCATCAGGATTAGTAGTGCCAGAGGATGTGCCTGTTGCTTGTGAAGTTCTAATTCTTCCGCGCCATTTAATTCTAGCATAGTTCGTAGTCAGCCAAGAAATAGGTGAATCGCTAGTACCAATCTCATCGTTGTAAATATTTCCAGAGCCGCCAACCTCACGATAACTTGGCAGATAGACTTTATCTTCGCTTGTCCAAATAGTAGAAGATTGTGAACCAGCGGACGCTTTAATCTCTACGGCGCGAATAATAGATTGCCATTCTTGCGGCAGAGAATCAAACAACCGCCCATTGCAGAACACGCGCATATCACAGTTCATCCAGCCGCCAGAGTTAGTATTGGTAGAGTTCATGTAATGTCCACGAGCGCGGAAGCAGTTATTAGCAATGAAACTAGCTTTACTCGTATCAGCAGAATTGTAATAGTAGTATTTACCAGCGCCCCAATATTCCATGCGGACTAACTCTCTCGGCCATGTGGCAATCTTTTGAGCAACATCATCGCCCAAATCAGCTTCCCAAATCTTCATCCAATGGATATGCCCATTACCATAGTAGCGATAACCGCTATTATACTGGACACCACCAAATGTCATACCAATATCAGAATTGGAAGCGGCAGATCGAAGAAGAACTGTCTTTGTAATTGTATTAGCATAAGAGTCATTTGTATTAGCCCCGAAAGCATACACATATAGATAGTTGCTGCCCTCTGGATGCCGAATGACAACTATATCGCGCCGAGCGCCATTGCCGACAGTAACAGACTTATCACCCCATTGAAGAGTTGGAGCTGTATTATAATACAGTCTAAATCCTTCAGTAGTTTCTCCATCAAATGTTGAAACAAGAGTGGAATTTGCGGCGGCATTAGCAAAATCAAAGTCAATTGCAATAGTAAATGCGGGGCCTCCATTTTCGCACAACTTGATATTGTCCAATGTCACAGCCGTTGAACCATCGAAGTAGTATCCACCGCTCCAATACTGGTCTACTGTAACGCCGTTCAATATATAATCACTCGTTCTTGTAACTGTACGACCTGTACCATCAAGGATTGAAACAGTCTGATTGGGGCCGATTTCAATATCAGACACGTTAGAGAAGTTATAATCATGTCCGAGAATAATATCAGTATAATCCTTATCTTCCCAATATGTGCTCTGTTGTCCAGACTGAGCAATGCCATAAATCTGAGCAACAGTCATATCTTTCATGTCTGTTCCAGCAACGGGCCAAGCAGCATTCATTACTTGCCACTGAGCATACACGGCAATATCGCCAGTCACAAAACCAGTTGACTTATCCCAGCCAGTAAAGACACGATAAATATAACTGGATTCACCCGCTGTCCATGTTGGCGTATCTCCGCTATACACAGCTTCCGAACCATAAGGAATATTGGTCTGAGTCTCTAGCACAGTACCAGAAGTTCTATACCAGATAACGGTGTATGTTCTCGTTGTAGTTGAATACTGTGCGGTAATTGTCCGTGGCCCAGTTATGGCACTACTGATGTTATCCCAACCAGTATAAGTATAAACATACTGCGCCGTTGGGGCCATTGTTGGCAATAAAATATCACTTTCATCGACAAAGTTCCAATCGGTTCCGTCAGACAAATAGATGTAGCCATTGGTGGTGTTTTGATAGTAAACGCCATCATAATTACCGGCATCATAATTGTTGTCCTCCGCCGTTCCAGCGCCAGACAGAGTAATCGTATAGCCCATGGTGATAGGATCATAAGGAACACCGCCAGCGTCAACCCACTGTGTATATGGATTGCCGTTTTTGTCGTAAATAGGATTGCCGTCGCCATTCATAAATGTGGCAAGATACTGTGTAACCATAGCATCATAGGTAATCGTTAGATAAGGCCATGCTGTGTTATACTCGGACAGTAAGCTATTACGCATCGTGGGAGTGTACGCCGCGCCAGTGAGAACAGACTGTGCAGTAGCATAACCATCGTCGCCAATACCAGTCATTAAAAGGAGATCGTCAAGAGTGTCGGTATCAGACAAAGACCAATCAATACCAAGTAGTCTCACGCGAGAAAGGTTAGGCGCGGATTCTACAAGGTTAAGAATAATATCTTTAATGGCCTGAGTAGTAGAGGTAGTGCCAATCGTCAATGCAGCCGTATCTGCAAATTCGCAGTTTTCAGCCACAAGCTGAGTAAGGCTACTAATGTTTGCAATGTTAAGATCGGTCAGATAGATCAAATCGCGCATTGCAAAAGTTGTCGGGGTAGGAAGGTGCGCCGTCTCAAGCAAGCCATTTGTCGCAAAAGAGATACCAGAGAAAGCGGTGTTCTCAAGATATACTTCGCGCAGAGACAGGCATCCGGTTAGATCAAGTGCACCCGTAGCATTCGGGCAATTTCTAACATCAAGATATTCAAGCATTGTGCTGTTGCCAATCGTCAGCCCTTCAAGGTTCGGGTTAGTGTACCCCGTCACATTAGAACCAATTTCAAGCCGCTGAAGGTTAGTCGCCATAGCGAAGTTATTTTGCTTGAAATATAGGTGGGCAAGACCACTAAGCTCCGTAATCATAGGCGCGGAGCAGAAGTAAAGCTCGGTTTCTGACATCTGTCCAACAGTAGTAAAGTCCATAACATAAGACTGACCGCGCTTGCCGCGTGTCTTTGCCACAACGTTATTACTGGTAGAAGTAATGACAACATAGCAATCAATATACATAGACATTGTTGCCGTGTTCGCGGGTTCAACACCATACCAGTTTGTAGGAGTGTTACCACGAACCATGATATTTTGAGAAGTGCAGAAGTCAGACACATACTTAGAAGCATAGTAATAAGCATTGTAGGTCTTGACTTGCTCTCTCTGGTGAGTCTTACGTCCCGCCAGCATAGGGATATAGGTTTCAGTGCCATTGTCCTCATAAGGACGCAGATACTTTCTCTGAGCATCAGCAACCCAAACTCGTTCGGGTCTAGTGGCTTGCCAATCGTCCATTTTCGCAAGGAAGTTCGCAGTATTAAAACAACCAGCACTCTCGCGGTTTCTGTACATTGTCTGACAAGCACCAAAAATTCCTCGGCAGAAAGTAATCCACGCCGCGTCATGTGCATTAAAGACATAGCTACTACCAACAGTATCGTCGGTTTCTAGTCCATAAGTAAAGGATAAACCACCAACGTTGTCGTTGCCTAGGCCAGTATCGTTATCATAATCTTTGGATGGTTCCCAATGAACGAGATCGTCAGATGACCAGAAAGTGTTCTTAGCGACGTTATCCGTCATCAAGTAAGATTCAATGAATACAAAATGATAAATAACAGGGTCAATAACCATGTATTCTTCGCAATGCGCGAGAAGATAAGCCATACGATACTCGTAACTGTCAGTAGTATAAGTTCCAGCGTAAGTATCAATAGAAGTTCCGGCAAGGACGCTATTGCCGTCAGCCGTCCAAGTCAATTCTGCGCCAGCCGTCCAGTTGTTACCATTGCTTGAATAAATACGATTATTCTCGTAGTTGATATAGTAATAGCAAGTAGCGCCAGAAGTGGTATCAGTAGTATACTCAGTTGCGGCATATCCGAAAGCATTAGGCAGACCATAACCATACAAATACACAACATTATAATCATCATTATCATACGTAGATGTATCGTAAGTGCCGCTACCTTTGAATGTATAAGCGTCAAATGTCACAGACTCAGAAAGGGTATTTCCAGTGGCGAGATTAGGATTGTGGTCATACATAAATGCAACGAATCTATCCCATGCTCTCTTAGCCTCAGTAGTCATATCTCCCACATAACGGAACTCATAAACCTTCTGCTCTTCGCCATCCTCTGTAATAACTGCCTCATCTTTACTATTCCAGTCATAGGTCTTTGAGGACATCAAACAGGGAAGAGAAGTGTTATTCGCAACTTCGACACAACAAGCAATCGGGTTAGAAGTATCATGGAACACTTTGGTATTCTTCTTGCTATTGCCGATGTCGCAGATTCCGTACATATGATAGCCAGTGGTATCTCCGAACAGTCCGCCGCTACGATCACGAATAAAGATAACACCTGGAACAAACTCAATCGTATCGCGGCATTTTGTGTTTTTCTTTCTGGCAGGGGAAGTCCAAGGCTGATATGTATTATACCAATCCGCAATAACAGCATTGTTGGCATTCTCGGAAGAAGCAACATTCAGTTTCACATTAAGATAGTCCACGGGAATAGAATTATCTGTCATTGAATAGCCGGATGTGGAGCTTGTACCATCGTCAAATGCAATCGCGCCAGTAGTATAACTCTCATTATCGCTTGTGAATGTACGATTATACTTAAAGTTAATATCCACATTACCTGAATTGTCACACAAGCATTGTTCACAGTAAATGTCTTGCTAGTTCCGCCAGCATTATAAATGTGGCGCACAGTATAAGCCACAACATTATCCTTCTTACCAGTTGACATACGGTTAATATCCATAAGAAGAACGTGAAGGTCTGGATTAGCATTGGCTAATTTTGTGTAGTCAATTTCGCCGCTATCATTCAGAATATCATTCCGCTCATAACGTTCCACCATCTCATTTGCATTAGGCGCGTCCATAATAAAGTTGCTCAGTTCGTTTTCGTTAGTCATATATGTAGGATAAGCCTTAATCATATACACATAAACGTCGCAATAATCAGAGCCGATGGTGATACCAACAGGAGAGACTTGTTGCATAATATCATCCGCAGAATAGATGATTGTGCGATCATGCGAACCATCCATCCAGAATTGCAAATAGCGATATTCGGTATCAGGGTGAATGTTCAACTCAAACTCAATGTAGCTATCCTTGCAGTAGTGAGTATCAAGAGATTCGTTGGCAGTAGTAAGCACAGCATTATTCGCCGTCATAACCAGACCAACGCCATTGTTACCGTTGGCGGTATCAAGGCAAGTCAAAACAGGCGCGTCATAAGTACGGCAGTTTACGGCCTTGAAGATGAACTTAAAGTTTTTACCAAACTGCTTCGGGTCATACTTCTTGCCAAACAGATCATAGTTGATAGTCATGGTAGTACCAGCGCGAACAGCGAAGTATTGACGAATGTGATTGTCCTCGTCATATTCGGTATGCAGACCACCGTTAATCCAGTCAAAGTTATTGCTGAAGGTCAGAGTGACAGGATCGCCAGCAACCGTTGTAACACTCCAACTTTGCGCCGCACTATTCGTAGCCAGCTCAGAAGCCTTGAAACGGAAATCATATCCGGTTACCTCGGCTTCGTCAATATCGAGCTGCGTAACAGTAATCGTAAGAGTCTTAGTAGTTGCGCCGCAAGTGATAGTCAGCATCTTTTCACCATAAGTAGTAGGTGAATAGTTCCAGTAATGCACAGTACGATCAACGCCAGTCCAAGTAGAAACAAGGTTTCCGTCCTCATACAGATACACAGTAGTTGAAGTGTTGCTAGGATCGTAAACAACAATAGGAATCTGCACGGTGTTATACTGTGTCATTGTCCGCGTATTAAAGGAAGTCGCAATCACTGGCGCGGTTTCGCCACTTTCGACAAACACCATATCATGTGCCTGTTGCGCCGCTGTGATTTCCACGCCATTAACAGTACCAACCATATAGCGCACAACAGAATGAGCGCCATGCTCCTGCATAGGAATAGTTAGAGCCTGTTGCACACCAGAACGTGTAGTAGTCGTGGCATTAAACAGATAACCAGTTCCGGCAACATACTGATTGGTGGTACTATTCCAGACATAATGGGCATAAGTGCCATGATCGGAGTCATACACAAAATAGTTGGCATTCGCGTCAAAATCATCGTCGGAAGAAGAAGGCAAAACTTCCACGATCACAGGATTGAAATTCAGCGGATCAACATCAATGAAGGTGTAAATCACTTTAGACAGGGCACCATAAGGAGTATAATAATCTGTTACGGCAGACGTATTTACTTGTGCATCATTATAGTTCCAAGTGAAATACATATTGATAGCGTTGACACTCCAAGTCTTAGTAGCAACACTATTGCTCTCACCGCCAGTATCAACACTCACGCTGATCTTAACGGTATTAGAGCCAACGACAAGATGTTCACTAACATCAAGAGTGTTATTTCCCTGGTAAACATCAAAACCAGTTTCCACGGCCACGTTGTTAATATACAGAGTACCAACACCATTACCAACAGTATCACCGCTCGCATCCGTGGCAACAAATTCATACGCAATCACGCAAGGATCGCTATAAACTGTTTGCACGGAACTATCGGTAATGCGGTTGATATAAGCAGTACCAGAAGTAGCGCCGCCTCCGCCACCGCCACCAGGAACATAGCAAGCCAAATCTTCCAGCTCGTTATCATTGCTATCATAGAACCGAAGGTAATAATCCTCATTCTCGTTATAGCGAACCGCGCCAATGTCAATACCAGTTTCCACGATAAAGGAAGTGGTAGAATCGTCCGCGTAAGTCACGGTGATAACATTGTTATTATTAGTAACATCCTTAACCATGTTGGACAGATTATTGAGCGCCGTTTGCATAGCAGAAATTGCACTCTCCGCCGCAGTAAGCCGTGTAATGATAGGATCAATGGCCTCGTCAATAATGGCCTCCATCTCCGCAGTAGAAGAGCCGATAGGCACAAACTGATTATCAATGTAACGATAATGCACATAAGAGCCAGAGCCATCATTCAGATAGTAGTCTGTCAATTCACTGGCAGTTGTAAGCGTATCAACTTTTGCCCATGTCGTTCCGTTTGAACGGTACACGGTGAAATCAGTAAGATTTAAATAATACTTACCATTGTAACTTGCGGCATCATATATGTATGTGGTTGCGATTACTTCTGAATTTGAGCCAGCAATCATATGCCACTCACCGTCAATGTACTTATAATATAGATAACCAGCGTCACTTTCCACAATATAGTCAATATCCTCTGAAGGATCATCCACATGATCTAGGGAGTCAACAATCACAGTAGAAGTAGAACCGAAGTTATCCCAAGTCTTATTGCCATTCTCATCAGTGATATACCACCACTTATCATATCCGTCGCCGCTATCTTTAGGAAGCAGATAGAAAGTACGATCTTCACCAACATCCGGCAGATAGTTCACGATCTCAATATAGAATGGGGAATAGGTAGAGAATGAAGCATCAGTATAGGATTTCGCCGCCGCATACAGACCACGAATAGCATTTCCTAAAGAAGTGAAATAAATATCTCCGTCTTGTGTGACGTTAGATACAGGAGCGCTATCATGTCTGTAGATGTAATACCCGTCCTCAACTTCCGCCTTCAGCCTATCAAGGTGTCCAGTAGAACCATTGTAGATCAAAGCATCCTGCGCTGTGGCAAAGTCGAATATGTCACGATTATATCCGTGGGTATCATAGACGCTCGGCTGCATAGCCGTATCAGCCTTGGCAAGAGTAGCCTCAAACGCCGCATTGACCTTGTTCCGCGTAATACTCCCATCCTCAATAGTCAGGTTGGCAAGAGTACCATCAGAAATATACTGTTCGAGCAAATCTTCCAGGCCATCCAGCAGATAAGAGATGTATTCACTATCGCTCAGACTAAGCACACTATTGACTTTTGCCACAAGCTGATCGTAAAGAGATTGAGTAATCTCTGTGCTTTGCGCGTCAGCAATAAGCATATTTTCATCAATAGTCAAAACAACCGCATTAGTAGTCGCCCTGGTTGTTCCGTCACTGGCGTACAGCAGGAGGGAGCAGTTGCCTTTAGTAATTTCAGGCGGCAAATAGCAACTATAATCCTGTGCCAGATAAACGTTGTATCCAGTGCCATTCTGAATGAATTGCGCAAAGATACTACTGTATCCTAATGCCAGCCATTCATCAGGAAGGTTGAATACAAACTTCACAAAGTTCTGCGTCCCTTCCACAAAACTCCGTAAATTTGTTGCAATCTTTAACTTTTGATTGACAACGTTAACTAGAATTTCCATTAAATTTTCCTCCTAGAAAAACGAAAAAAATAGGGCAGTAGGAGTTTTAGACTCCCGCCGCCCTTTCTTAAATTTATTCGTCAAGCTGTCCAATGATAGGAAGCTTGCGGACTTTAATCATTAGAGTTTTAAGGTAACCATTGCCGTGGAACACATCTTGGTATTCCTCGTACATTTCTTCTAGGGAACGGAGCTTTCCCGCAGATATACAATTCGCGGCAATGGCATCATCACAAGTATGTGCAATCGAATATCGTATCTGCTTAAAATTGACTTCCTTTTGTTCCTCTAATGATTGTGTAATTTTTTTGAGGGAGTCATTTATCTCCGAAAGAGTAGCATCGTGCGCTTTCAGAGTTTCTTCAAGATTCTCATTCTTTTCTTGGTACTCCTTATACTTCGTGAACCCCTTGTATAACTTTGTCACGCCAGCAACAATCGCCGTAGCAATAGCGATAATTACAATTCCCCAACTAACTAATGTACCAACAGGGAGCTGCGCGAGCAATCCCCATACGGCTTGTGTGTCCACTGTATTATCCTCCTATCTTATGCGACAAGCGCGTTCCATGTATTTTTGCCGACAATGCCATCGACAGTTAATCCTTTTGCCTTCTGGAATTTCTTCACGGCGGCAAGGGTCTTTGCTCCAAATATGCCATCAACAGTACCACAGTTATATCCAAGAGAATTAAGAGTAGTCTGCAATGTTTTGACGTATGTGCCGCTAGAACCATTACGCAAAGTAGGATAACCAGATGCAACCTTAGAAGTAGAAACAGTTGAAGTATTCTTAACCGCAGAGCTGCTATTCAGAGCTTTCCATGTATTAGGCCCAACAATGCCGTCAACTTCGAGATTATTCTTTTGCTGGAACAGCTTCACAGCCGCCAGTGTTGCCGCGCCAAAATCGCCATCAACACCAGAAGAACCGCAAGAATACCCGAGCTCAATCAACCTAGTTTGAAGTTTCTTAACATAGGTGGAATTACTAGAGCCAGAACGTAAAGTAGGATAATCGGAAGATGTAGAGTTGGAAGTATTATTAGTCGGCGCAATACTAGTAGGAGGCAGAGTTGTTAAGCTACCATATTTAGGGATAGCAAATCCGCGCAGATAACGCCCATTGACTTGAATCTGTCGTACCTTAACACTGTCACTGTAATTTCCTTCTATGACATAAATGGTTGTACCAACAACCTTTTGAACTATGCCAATATGATCTGCGCCGCCAGTATTATCAGTGCTTGCATAATTAGAACCATCGTCCCAATCATAAAGAGCAATATCACCAGCAGTAGGAATGTAATTCTCGTTCTCGTGCCAAATGCCTAGTTCTTTACATAGATCAATATAGCGCCCACATCCACATTCACGAGGGATGATCGTATCTGCCAGTTTAGCAACAATAGCCATAGCAGAAACGTATGTGGCGCACCATGCGTCGCTATACGTAACCTTGTATCCAACTGGCAGAGGCGTTTCCCCATTGTAAATATCAATGATTTTCTTATGCGAACCATCGGCCTCGTTATAACCCAGATATTGCTCGCAAATGCTAACAAAGTATGCTCTCCACGCGGCTTCAATTTCCGCAGCCGTAGAAGTCTTTGATGCACTATTGTCCTCAGTCTTTGTTTCCGCGCCAAGCTTATTTAATCCAGCGGCCTTAATTACAGCAGGATAATCCTTATAAGCATAGTTCATATCAAAGTTGCCAGAGCAATCGCTGATTGTCCCCTCGCTTGAATACTGCCAAAGCCCACACTCAATAGAATGAGACTTAGACCACTGAGCAAGCCATAGATCGTATTTGCCAGTCAGAGAAGAGAATCCCTTATTCAGATAGTCAATATTTGTATAGTTGGCAGGGAAGTAGCCGCGCTCTTTCACCCGCGCCATAAACGCATCCCCCATCTGAGTAATCAAAGCATTGGTTGGAGTTGCGCCATTCTTCACCGCATTGTTATAGCTATCGTACTCATAGTCAAAACAAATAGGATAGGTGAACTGTACGCCAGTAGATTCAATTGCATTGCAGATATAATCAGCCTCCGCCTTTGCTTCTGCAACAGTGAGAGCATAGCTAAACCAATACGCGCCAATTGCCACGCCAGCGGCGCTGGCGTTTTTCGCGTTATTGATAAAGGTATTATCAATGTGGTTTTTACCATACCCGGCGCGAAGGATAGCAAAATCAATTCCAGCAGCCTTGATCTTCGACCAGTTCAATGAACCATTCCAGGTAGAAACGTCAATGCCTTTTGCTAAAATTTCGCCCATTGTTTCGCTCCTTTCTATAAAATATAAAAGCGACGCTTTCACGCCGCCCCTTGTCATATGTCAAGTAGTTTGACAATTATTCAGCCGCAGTTTCCTCGGCCTTCGGTTGTTCCGCAACAATCTTGCGGAGAGATTTCAAAGACTCATTAATTGTATCGTCAATAAATGATATAATAGACTCTTGGTCTGTAACTTTCGCCAGCACAGGATATTCAGCGAAAATCTTCTGGATAACCTGGGAACGCTTAATGCTTCCAGCTTTCGTCCATGTTTCATAATCTACTTCTGCATCTGTAATCCATTTTAGCATAGACTCTTTGATTTGAGATTTCGCGGCCTCGACACGTTCCGCTTTGGTCTTCTTCATATAAGACTTAATCTTCTCCCAAAGAGCAACCGCCAGACCAATGATAATAATAATCGAACTCCAATTATCATTCAAAAATTGGAGTGTGTTTTGAATACCAGTCAACATCTTGATATTCCTCCATTATAAAATTGTACTTTCATTGGCGGTAACTCCGGCAGCAATAATCGCCGCCAAAGTGTCACCATTGATAGACGAATTATTATTCTCGTCATCTAATTCATCGTCTGTGACTTTGCCCATGCGCATACTCATTTTGTCGCGCTCAAGAATATTCTTTTCTTGTTCTTTTTTTCCGTGAAATGCTTTTAGACAGTAGATAGCGTAGACTAACACTTGCGCCGCAATATCAGAGATCAACACGCCAAGATATGATAAATCAGAAAAATGCCACATGGCAACTAACGCATACGCCACAATAACATTAAGAAGAAGGAACAAGTAAATGGCAATCATCTTACTCGTTTCCTTCTTCTTAGGAGTCTCATATTTGGCACGTTCTTGTTTCAATTCATTGATACGTTGCGCTTGTTTGTTACGCTCTCTAATCTTTCGTAATTTACGGTAATATCGAGCGTCGGTCATGGCTATCACCGCCTATGAGGATGTTTCTTTTCAAAATAGTCTAGGATATTACAAGCTAGCTGTGCAGCTTCGCCGCGAGTCAGAGGCTCATTAGGGCGGAAATTGCCCTTATCGTCGCCAATCATAATTCCTAGCTCAGAGACACGTTTGATTGCCTCACCATACCACCGCGTATAATCCACATCGGGAAAAGTTTTCATATCAACTACCTTCTTTCTGTTTTTCGTTTTCATCTTCAATCATCCATTCCAATACAAACATTTGCTGAGAAGTCAATGTGCCAGAAATAAATGTTTCCTCGTTTACTCGCATGATGGGAATATCACATTCGATTTCGCCATATGGTTTCAATTCATCGACAAAATCTGCGAATTTATCATTATCAATAGTAAACCTACCATCTGGCAAAACCTCACCATATTTTCTAGCAAGAGTTTCGCGCATTTCACAAAACTCTGTGAGTTCATCTAAGAATTTGCGGCGATTTTTCGCAATAGCAAATCCGAGTTTTCCTTTTTCATTTGCTTCCGATAAAACTTCTAGGCTGTTAAAAGCCTCTGAATTTTTAAAAACCATTATTATACTCCTATTTATACTTTAAAAGCAATAATTCTTGTTGGTATAGCATAAGTATCACTCGATTCAACTGAGTTACTTGCATATGCCCTAGTCGCTCCGCCAAATGTAATTCTGTTATTCGAGAAATTAAAACTAACCTCTCTATGCACAGAACTAACATATCCAGATGAACCAGTGAACCAAGACATATTCAAAAAAGCAACCACGCTAGAATCGCTAGTACGATATACAATACAAGAACTTCTATCATTGGTGTATGTGGTACTCCAACAAAATTCTACAATAAACATATTATAATTAGACATGGCAGTATTTGTTGTATATGTTCCGCTTGATACGGAACTAGAAGGGGAGCTATTTGTATAAAGAATAGTTGGAACACTCCAATACGTTATATCCTTATAAGAAATCCCCGCATTATAGAGTCTCAATACACCATAATCATTATCCGAATTATTATTTACAAACATTGCCGCCCTATTACTGCCACTGGCGTTATACAAATCTAATTCTGCGCCAACATCATATGTAAATAGTCTCGTTCCAATTACACCAGAACTATTATACATACGCAAAACAGTATTACTGCTTGTGTTTGCCGCGCCAAAATAAATGCTGCTACCAGTATATCGCATATGCCCATCCGCTAAATACAAATCTCTTTCGGATGAATTATATGTGCTCGTCATTCTTACACCAGTATCAGTAACTATGATATACTGTGAACCATCACTATTTGATAAAACAATTCCATTCGTGCTGGCAGTTGTTCCATCAAGGAATCCTTGAGAGCCGTACATAAAACCAACATAGCCACCAATGGTTGATGAGGAAGCGCTTTGATAAACTTTTAATGCGCCGCCAATACTCAAATCGCCGCTAATCATGCCAGCGCTTGCATAGACTGTACCATATATGATAGCGTTACTTGCTTGTAATAGTCCAGCAGATGAAACCGTAAATCCAGTTGCGTCGCTTGCGGGAGTAGAACCAATAGTCCCATCTTTTTGAATATAAACCGTTAAATCAGGTTTGTCAGATAGAGAAGAATAACTTCCAGATGTAGCAACCGAGGCAAGGCCGGACACGCTACTTGAAGCAACAGTAACCCCACTACCAAGTGTTAAAGATGTTGCATAAATTGAACCATATATAACCGCATTACTTGCCGTTAAGAGTCCGGCAGAGGATACTTTAAACCCAGTGGTGGTAGAGCTTGGAGTCGAACCAATAGTTACGTCTTGTTGCACATACACGGTTAAATCAGGCGTACTAGAAATCTTATTATATGGAATAGTAACATTACTTCCCAATGTCAGTGACGTTGCCGTGATCTCGCCAGAAAACACACCACCACTAGCATATACAGTACCGTCATTCTTCACACCAAATTTCGAGCCAATAGCAAAACGCAAATTAGATCGAGATGTACCGTTAATTGATCTTGTGAAATCCGATGTAGATAAAGTAACGTCACCAGCAGATGTTCCAGTGTTTGCAGTACCAGAATAAATTCCGCCAGATGTAATGACCCATCCAGAAACTCCGCCAATGTAGCCGGATGTTGCCGTGATTGATCCAACAATGCTCACATTACCAGATGTATCAGCGGTAAAAACGGTATTAGTGCCATTTTTAATTGTGATACCAATATTCGTAATTGCTACACTATTGCCCTCATTATAAATTCCAAGGCTTTCACCAAGGATCAAATGACCCACCAGCTTGTCCGCAATAACACCGTATCCTTCTTCGGTTTGTTTGGTTGAAGGATTGTAAAATGTAAAAGCGCCAATACCAGCTTTTGAAGTAAGCCAATTATCATCTGTAACATATAGCCCACGATTTATAATCTTTAACTGCCGATCATCATAATTATCGTCTATAGAGCTATATTCTCTAAGTAATAACCCATATCTATCCCATGTCACATTCTGATTATCTGCACTATTGACAATTTGTGAAGTTGTTAGAGCTAAACCTTTATTGACCCAATTCTGAACAACTGACGCAGAATTATTTCCTCTCGTTGCCTGTTTTTGTACCGCGCCATATGAGCTTGCCATACTTGCAGCACTATTTATAACACTTGGGGCATCACTTCCAAGTTTTTTATCTTCATACATAACATCAGAAAATGTTATTGAAAGATTTTCCAACTGATCGTAATTTATTTCATAATCCAACAATCTTAATTTGTATATCTCATCATCGACTTCAATTCTTATCCAATTACCAACTTCAAAATGATCTCGAATTGGTGCGAACTCAGGCATGGCTAGCAAATTCTTTAATGTTGCAGATATACTATGTTGATTTGTAGCAGATGTTTTAATCTCTTTTTCTGCTACTTCCATAAATTGTTGCGCCATTAAAAATAATTCAGATGTGTTAAGCCCGTCTGATATATAGTTAGAATTTGTATAAGTATCTTCACGACGATATGCGGCAAATTCCTTCCACAATGTATCACCGATAAACGCTTCAAAATTAAGCGCTGATTGGATAGCCTCAATCCTTGCATAAAGAATTGTCTGCATTCCATTTGTTTGTACTTGCCCGCTTTCATTATACACACCATATATCGTGGCAATTTCATTTTCTCTTGTTACCATCTCTGCTTGAATTAATCCAAGCTTTTGATAATATGGTAAATAAATCGTGTTATACAAATTTACAGACGCGCTTGCCCAATTTGATGGATTGGCAATTCCTTGTTCAACAAGAATATCAATACAACCCTGGCAACACTTTTCAAGATTACTCAAATTATCTAAACTATGCTGTTTAAGGAAATTTGCAAATGTAGTATTAGAAACAGATGGCTTAAACATATCAACAATATCTGTAATATCACTATCATTATCAAGCATCTTGCCAATCTTTTGACTTACATATGTAGCATAATCAGAATTAATTGAAATTGTAATTGTGCCAGTTGTATATGTATCTTCTTCATTTGAATAGCTAGTAACCTTAATTGCGCCCACCCATGTGCGTGTTGACGAGCTACTTGAATATGCTGTTAAGGTTGCTCCATCAACAATTTTCACTTGATAACGAGAGTCCACAATAACTCGCGCCATACCTTGTACGGCGTTCGATGCGGTTGACACAGAACACGCTTGCAGATTAGTAACCGCAACGGGCGATAGATTACCAGCAGTTAGCAAGGCTACTTGAGCCGCAGCCGTTGTATTTGATAACTCAGCATTTGGCATCATACTTGTCTGAAGGAACAAGTTGAAGTCAATCGTATTATATAGAGCCGCCATAAGTTCGGCATAGCCAGTGAGCGTAGCGGCAATAGGAGATAGATCGTCCATTCCAAGACTATATTGTGCATTAAGCGCAATATACTTATTTAACAGAATATTATATGCTGTGCGAATAGAGTTTGTCGGAGTATATGTTACAGTTTTTTGATATGATTCATATAATGTATCATATGTTTCTAGCTTGCTTTGAAGTGCGGTAGACATATCCTCGCGCACATCATCTGATATATACCAAATATAATCAGAGCCATTCGGATTGCAGTTGCGAATCGTTGCCGTCATTAGATCGTCGCCAGCTTCTAACTTAAAACAATTCTTCACGCTATCTGTATCAGTCGAATACTTTATATTATCAGCTAGATTATCAACAGAAACGAATATGGTGGTATCATCACCATAACCAGAAATAATATTCGTACCGCCGCAATTTGTACACGTTCCGTTGAACTCACCTCGTGTGCCACAATCGCTGCAATAATCCTTTAGATCATAAACACGAATTGAACGTTTCACTAGATTATTACTATCCAAGGTACAACGTACATCAAACAGACAATCATATTCTTCTTCAATTTCTATAAAGGCATCATATATACTCTTTCCATCAAAAGAAAAAGTCCGTTGTATTCCGGCGATAGTGGGAGATACATATTCAATTGAATAGTGTGGGGCTTTCTCTAAAATCCTATCAAGCATTGAGGCATTGCTATTCTGGTCGTTGTATAAAACTGTTATTTCATAATCGTCTCTCGCAATATCTGTTTCAGTATTAATTTCAATATTATGTAATAGAATTTGAGAAAGTTCACATACACCAAGAGAATAAGCAGAGATTGATTTGACTGTTTCATCAGATTCTTCTAAATTTAAAACAATCTCATAAAACATTTCATATTCAGGACAATAGATAAGTTTGAAATCCTTTATTTGTTCCCAATATACTTCACAATCATTTTTATAAACACTAAACGTTGTTTCGGATGTGTGCATAGTGTCTTTAAATTTGATTTCTTTCGCTGGCAACTGACATATACGTTGCCCGTTTCGCCGCGTTAAAATATAAGTAGGGTCTTCTACTCTATTCAGATTATCAAGTTTAATCTTACTCATTCATGCCCTCCTTATATACAGTCTTTGATAATTGGATCAAATGTTATAGAAATTGTACACGGTGCATTTACTACAATCACATTCCTATTATCATCATAGTTGTTCCCGATTTTCAAAAACTTGAAATTAAAATCCGTTGCTATATCATGTGATGCAGAAGTTGTTTCAATAATCTTTGTTTGACCGCGCATTGTAATAACTTCGCCGACGGCGCAATTTGTAATGGTAGTTGTTGTACTTTCTAATATGTTCTGGATTGTATATGTCCCTGCTTGTCCGCAAGTAAGAACAACATCTGGATAGATATAACCAACGTCATCTGACGGGTCATATACATTATCTGTATAGCTATCCGCCGTACAATCAGCAAAATCAATCCAGTTGTAGTAATTCGACACATAAGCATCGCCAGTGTTTTTGTTGATATATATTTTCCCTGTATTCGCAGATGCAATATACCCAGCAGTTGTTGGTACACCATAACCATATATTATTGTTGGTGTACCAGAAGTTAATCTTGTTATACGGGCGACAACGCCACTTTCATTTGGGTACGTAAAACTTGCTGTGCCAGAAGCGGTTATATTAAATATAATACTATAGATAGTATTGAGCGAGTTTTGCGAGCTACTATCATTACTACCGCTATACACGACAGAGCCGCTAACAGCTCTTGTGGCGGCGGTTTCATATGTTACATTAAAAATTATTACATCATCAGAACTAACACTAATGTTGCTCGTTACATAATAGTTTATTCCACCACTCGTAGTTGTCGATGTATTAAACGGCACGTTCGCCGCAGTGTATTGAACGCCTGTTAAATCAAATGTGCGTTCGCAACTACTTGTGTCTATTAATTTAGTAATTCTTTCGGCGTAACCAAACGGTTTATCCGTTGTCATTTCTAAAGTAATACCCGCCAATTTTTCGCCAATTAAAATTTTCGATAGATTGAAACTGGATTTATAAAAGCATGGCTCGCGGTCATAATCATCGTCTTCGTACAAAGCTTGAAATAGACAAAACTCGCCGCGATTAAGCCATCTCGCGATATCTCTATATTCATCACTAGAAATATACATATCTTTTTGATCGTATTTATCAGGGTTTTTGCAAATATCAAATGTTGCTTGGATTGTGCCGCTAAAATCAGCGCTGGTCAATGTATTGCTTTTGCCATGATTAGTCGATACCAATTTGAAATCAATTTGTGAACCTACTGACACATTATTCGCGCCAGAAGCATTTCCAAAGTCGCAGATGATGAAACCAAAATCACTTAGATATTGACCATCATATTCAAAGTCTAGTGCAAGCATTTAACTTCACCCCTTTATTTTAGAAATCTGTTCTCCCATCTCTTTTTCATATCTCGCCTTGAGTTCTTTAATTTCTCCAACAACAGTAAGATAAGCATGTTGATATTGCCGCGCCTCTGCAATAATATCAAGATACTCTTTCTGTGTACTTTCAACGCTCGCTTGTAAAGTTTCAATCATTGTATCTCTGTGTTGGATTTTCTTTTTTAACAGTTCGTTTTCTATATGTAGATTCCTATTCTCAAGCTCTAACTCTCTTAGTCTTTCTTCCATAGTTCTACCTCCCCATTATACAAAGAGGGAGAGGTAGAACTTAAACCTCTCCCTAAAATCTTATTCTATATTTGTCCATTGAGCTTCGCCCAACTAATTTATTAATGCTCATTGCCTCGATAAGTTTTTCAAACTTCTTATCACTCTGCATCTGCCGTACAAGATCGTTGTAATCTTGAACATGGTCTATCTCAATATTCAAATTAATATCGCCAATATTAGTTCCAGTATCCGCGCCAGAACCAAGACGTGAAAGAACGCTTGAAGCTATATCGGCTGCTTTATCAGAGTAAGAGTAGCTATAATTGCCGCCATTCAACAGTGATAATGGCTGTTTAGCAATCGCCCTTAGAGAATCACGAAGATTAACAAAGTTCTTAGTATCTTCCGCGTCAAGAACGGTTTCCGGCCTTCCGGGAGTACCGTCCAACCACGCAAGTCCAGTAAAGTCAACTTCGCCGCCGCGTTTATAATTCTTAAACTTCTTGCGCATTTCTTTGTAGCTGTAGCCTTTGGGACTATAGCTAGAAGTATAAGAATATCCTTTATTAACAATGGTCTGAATCCCGTTTCCAGAGCCAAACACTTCTGTCAGTCTATTGGCGCGGGTTGGGTTTGTACTCCACCCATAGTTACCATTCCAAATAGCCGCCGCAACGTGTTTCTTAATGCTGTCTGTTAATGTTGGCGCAGTAAAAGTAGAAGTTGTCTCTTTCTGCTCTTCCTTCTTTGTAGACTCACCATTCTGAGTAGCTGGAACAACAGACTTATCAACTTCTGTAGTAGTAGCAGTTGCCGCAATTTTCGCCGTTGCTTCTTCTTCGCTCTTCTTGATTAAGCCATCTGTATATGCTTTGATACCATTGATCGCAGCATTAGTTGTAGTCATAGTAGAAGTGAAATTATTGCTATACGTCGTAATCGCACCAGTTGTAGCGAGGATTCTTTTTGCGACAGAGTTATCATCTTCGCCATTCATGGCCTTTTTCAACAATTCAGCATCGGCGCTAGATAATTGCCCCTCTGTAATGAGTTGGTTGATTAGCTTTGTCGCAAGGCTATTGTCGCCGCCATTAATAGCATTTTTCAATTTCTCAGCATCCGCCGCAGAAAGTTTACCTTCAGATTGAAGTGTATTGATGAGCATATTGGCGAGACTTCCAGAATCGCCGCCATTAATAGCCGCCTTAATATCTTCCGCTGTAGTTGCGGCCTGTTTCCATAACGTTGACAGTTCGCCGGAAATTGTATATCCGACAGATTTCGCCGCGTCATTTATGGTTTTGTTAATTGTGTCAGCGTTAAAATTAACATCATCTGTTAATTCGCTTATCAGCAAATCAACATCATCAAGCCGTGTGTTCAGAGTAGTCTCATACTCCAAGTACAAATCATCTAGGAGCTTCTTTTGATCCTTAATATACTGATCGTATTGAGTTTCCTCTAATTCCTCTTGCGCGTCGATTAACTCTTGATTGAGTTTCTGTAGCCGCGAAATATTTTCCTCCGAAGAGTCACCTCCGTAGGCCGTAATCTGCTTCTGAATTGATGCAATATTCGCGGTCTGTTTCTCGATATTCTTACGATAGTCATTGAGTGACTTCGCCGCATCTAACGAATCCTCATAGGAATCAATCAACTCTTTTAGCGCATCAAGCTGGGCTTTAATACCTTCCTCGACAAGAGCAACCATAGCGTCCTTTTCATCGTTGGCCGCTTTTATAGAGTCTTGTTGCAGTTTGAGTAATTTTTCTCTCTGCGTAATAAGGTCGGTATTATATGGGTCTTTCGCTATGTCCTCGTTGATCTTCTTGATTTCCTTGGCATACTGGTCGGCTTGGTTCATGTAGATGTTATAATTCATACCATGCAGACCAAGATTGGTTAGGCCAGTATCGGTAAAGTTACCCTGTTTATCTACATTATCACCAGTTAATAAACTCATTAGGAAATCACTTTCCTGAGTCATTTGTCCAATTCGATCTTGCGTGAAACTAAAGTAAGACCATTCAAGCTCGCGCATAGTCTTAGCATATTTGGCCAGCGAAATATCAGCTTCATCCAAGGCTTCCTTAACCTTGTTGATATTTATTTGCATCTGGTTAAATGCTTCGCTGCCTTCTTCGATTTCGCCGCTATTAACAGCCTCAGACATGGCGCGAGTTAGCTCTTTCAGCTCTGCTTCGAGAACTTCTTTATTCTGTTTCTCTGCTTTCTGAAGGGCAGTATAATAGGAAGTAGCCGCCAGTCGGCCACGTTCCTCTAGCAAATCAAGACCATTATTGTAGGTTGTTGCCAAATGGCCGATTAAATCAAGCTGTTGCTCAAAATCCGTTTGGGCGCGAGTAAAGTTTTCCTCATAAAGAGAGGCAAGGGTTTCATGGAGCGTATCAACAGCTTTTGAACATTCTAATGATTTCTCATACCACTCTTGATACTTTTTGATAAGCTCCGCCGTTGCGTCATCGTAATCGTTGATATCAATAATACCTTCGAAGATAATCCAACAGAGTTTGCTTGTTGTAGATACCTCTCTGCGGCGCGAGTTTGTAGATCAATCTCCTGCGCAACAAGCTCGATCTCGTCATATGTCGCCGCCATCCGGCCTTTGAGTGACAAATATGTACTATCGGCAGTTTCTTTCAAATTAGAAATTGCGTCCTCAATACGATTAATCGCAATTTCGATCCAGTCGATAGTTTCTAAATCATCCGAAGAAGATGAACTTGAAGAGCTAGAAGAACTGGACGATGAACTACTAGAAGAACTTTTTGAAGAGCTGCTACTTGATGAAGTAGACGACGTTCCACTATACCCCGTAGACTTTCCACCGCTTAAACTATATGTCGTATAACCAGAGCGGCCAGCGGCAAATGCTGGGATCGCATCACTGAAATCATTGTTCGCTAGTATCTTTCTGGTTTCCGCCGCTGTATAAACAACGTCGCCTTTATTCAGGTGCCCAAGAACGGGGCCATTAACGCCCGCCAAATATGCACTACCATTAGATACGACCAACTCTGGCTTGGGAGTTCCAGATGGTGAGTATTCGTCGCCAAGTAGGGAAGTACCAGACTTGGCATATTTGGTGCCAGCCGCGTTAGATTGCACATTTCTTGTATTAACAGTTATAGTGACAGTCTTACTCTGAATACTGGCAATATAACTCCGCAAAGCAAGCACATTCGCCCTGGCTGTTCCAGTATTATCTAGAACAGTTGCTTGAGTATTTTGTGGCAAACCATTAAGTAGATCATAAATAGCCGTAATTTGCGCATTAGCATCATCTGTATTACCATTGAGTATAGCTTGCCAATCTGTTCCAACCAATTCTTCTAGTTGTGTTTTGGTAGCATCAATAGCAATCGTGGCGGGGCCGTTATCGGTATCAATAGTGATTTCTATTGTCGTATCACCGGAAGCGCCGCCAACGTCAATACCTTGACTTAATGTTTCTTTCGCGTTATTATAGGCTTCAATAACAGCTTGTGTAGATTGATCAAGAGCTTCGGCAGAAGCGTCGAATGTTCCCGTTTCAATCGCGGCAACATCTAAATCTGTTCCATCAAGAGCCTGTTCCAGCGCCATATTTAGCGCAGCAAGTTTTTCCTCGGTTGTGCCAGCCTCGTTTGCGATATTCTGCATAAACGAGATAACATCTTCCGGGGTTTGAAGGTCGATCTCATGGAACTGCGCAGCTCTCATGATAAGGTCATATAATGCGCCTTCGTCAATTTCGAGCCATTCAGCTAGCTCGGCCAGATTTGCGTTATCAATGTCAAAGGTAAGTTCTCCGTCCGCGTACTCAAACTCATTGAATAGAGCGGCAACCTCCGGGTGGAGATCAACCATCTCTTGCAGATCGGTTAAGAAAGCATCCGTGCCAGAGTAATCGTCGCCAGAGAACCATGCGTTCTTAGCTTCAACCCAGCCCCAAAGAGCATCGGCATTGTGGGACTCGATCATCTCCATTGGAGCGCCCATGGCCTCGGCAATATCCCAAAGGTTAGACTCGCTACCAATTAAGCCACCCTCGAACATCTCAAGCATCTTGCTCATACCAGAAACACGAGAATCCCAACCAGCGTCGTTATTCTCATTCATAGCATCATTCAACGCCGAGATTGCATCGTTAGAGGCGTTGATCGCGTCGGATAGTGAGATATACTTATCGGATAGACTTTCTATGTATTCACTTGTTTCCGATGCCGCCTCAGAAGCATTGTGTAAGTATTCGCTGATTTGATCTAAATTCCATCCAGAAATATCCTGGTTTTGCATTAGATCAAACAAATCTCTTAATTCATTAACGCTTAAATGACTAAGAAAATCATTCCAATCTCCCCAACCAACATCAATATTGTCTGGTTTGAGTTTACGAAGTTGACTTAGAACTTCATCAACATCAATCGCGCCAATAGCAGAATTGATTGTATTAGCCAGATCATCAACAGATATTCCGGCTTCATCAGCCGCCGCCGCAAGTTCTGGAAACAGAGTTCTTAACTCGCCGCCACTCATTCCATTCATCGTGTCGGCAAGCTCTTTAGCATCATCTACCATTTTAGAAATAGAAGAATCAGATATGAACTCGCTTATCTTTCCTTGCGCTCTTGCAAATTCATCATCACCATATAGGATATAATCATATAAAGCATCAATCCGTTCAACATCTTCCTGATAATCTTCATATCCGTATATAGATGTATAGAAATCGTCTATTTGTGGCCGATAAGTTGTTACTTCATTCTGCCAATAGAGCATAGCCTGATAAGCGTTTTGAGCTGCTGCGCTATTCTTATCAACTATGCCTTCATATTCTGCCGCTGCTTCATTTGCTTTCTTTTGCGCTCGATAAACATAATCAATAATATCAATGTGTTCATTCGCAGCGCCAGCACCACCAGCTAAAAAATCATACCAATGTTGCTCTCCGCCGTAATTTCCTGCGGTATTCCAAAGAAAGCCTTGATTATTTACCGCATCATGAGCATCACTAGCAGCTTGCATACCTTGTTTACGAGCATCTTCTTCGCGCAATGCGATTTCACGCTCAAGCAAAGCATTGGCCGTTTCAAGCTTTGTTAATTCCTGTTGTTCAACTAGGGTTAGAGAACCTTTCGCTTTCAGTTCATCAATGCGATCCTGAGTAGTTTGAAGTTCTCCATTAAGATTATCAATTTCAGATTTCGTCTTTTCATAGGCTTGACGAGATTCCTCTGCCTTTTGAGTTGCTTCTGAAAACGAAACAACAATAGAATCTATGACAATCGCCGTAGCCGCTAGTGCCGCAATAGCAATAGCCGCTGGGCCAAGTACAGCAACAAAAGTTTCAGCCGCTGCCGCCGACATTCCGAACCCATTAACTAGAGCTGCCGCCATTGACGAACCAGCAGTTTGTACCCCTTTCATTACTGTCAATCCAGTACGGAGTGTAGTAACGAAAGTTTTAATATTCAAATTGTTTGTCATATGTATTTCTGGTTACATATTAAGGAGGTACATTTATGCAATATTCAATCGCAGATGAAATTAGAAAACTAAAAGACCTTGCAGATGAAGGCATAATCACTCAAGAGGAATTTGAAACACAGAAAAAGAAAATTCTTAACAATGATGTTTCAGACACTCAATCTAATCCTGCAAACATTCCGGCAATAGAAGAACTCTATAAGGTTGTTTTAAATGAAATTCCAACAAAATCTAAAGAGGCAACCATTAAAATGATCTGCATTACAAATTCAATTGGTTACAACGAAGCATGGGCCATGGCTACCAATCCGCCAACAGTAATACGAACAGGCATGAATATCACACAGGCCGAAAGTTTGGCGGCAAAGTATGAACAGCTAAAATGTAATGTATCTATTGAGCTGGACAATAATGCAATGCAAGTAGAGGCGCGGCGTAAAGCAACCATATCTAAAGATATGGAAAATGAAGATAAATTGCGCTGTCCTAAATGCGGCTCTTTTGCAATTACAACTGGCGCACGAGGCGCTAATTTCACGTTTGTTTTGTTCGGCGCTTCAAAGACCGTCAACCGATGCGGCAAATGCGGATACACATGGAGTCCGGCAACAGGGAGGAAGGTCTAAATCTTGCGCCGCAATAAAAATTTTAACCACTACATATAGTGTCAATGAATTATACCACACGCAATATATAGTATTATTTTGCCGATAAAATTTGTCTTTTAACTAATATAAATACTAATACATCTAGTATTATTAACTAGATGTATTTTTTTCTCCATCCAGAAAAACAACCAAGGAGAAGTGGCTGATTTATTTTACAAACTCTATGCTACTTCTAACATTGGAATGCCGTGCTGTTGCCAGCGAGCATAGAACTATCGCCGCCAAATAAATAAACTCGACAATAGTAATTTCGACTGTATATCACGCTTAATCAAAATAATGTTTGACAAATATAAAATAGTCATGTATAGCAAATAATAATGATAGCGAACCCCCTTACAGTCAGTGTGCCTTCCCGTTTTTCGCGCCAAGTAGATACTTGCCCAAGGCGAAACAGTCCCGATCATAAGAAGGGGAGAGGGGCTTGGTGGCGGACTACTCATTGTGATAACCTTTAGCATTATGATTTAGCATGGGTCATCCGCTGTTTCTTTCTGCCTTTCGGCGGCTGTCACGCTCATCCGTTAGGATCACGTTGTAGCACAGCGGCATTAGAGCTTCCCCGCAGTTTGAGGGTTTATGCAAAACAGGCTTGCGCCTGTAAAGGGCAATTTTGTTTACCAAAGTTTTTGATTAGGGCGACTAATCCGCCAGCTCCGGCCAGAGCCGCAAGAGTTCCACCGGGGCCGAGTTTTTCAGTGATCTTGTCAACCACTTCGAGGATAGAGGTTAGAGCTTCTACCGCATTTCCTATATCTTCGCGTGGGAACAAATTCTGAATTATTCCAGTTCCAGTCTCTTTGAGAGCATTTAGTTTATACTCAAGAGACTCCATAATAATAGACATCTCTGCGTCGGCATTGCCAGCAGAGTCCTCCATTTTAGACATGGCTTCTTCTGCCGCGCTAAAGTTTTGTAGGATCGCCGCACCGATCTGAGCACGAGTTTTACCGAATAGTTTCTCTAAGAGTCCTGCTTGCTGTTTATCGGTGAGATCGTCCCAAATGTATGAGATGTCGCGCAAAATCTCATAGGTGGATTTGTATGTATCCGCATCCTCCATAATCGAGATTTTACCATTTGTAAGTTCCGAAATGTCAGATTTAATATTAACTAGGCTTTCGTCCAGTTGCTCGGTTTCCTCATCCATTCCGCGAATACGCATTGAAATTGTGCGCAAACCGTTACCAACCTTGCTGGCATTCTGCGTAATCTCAGTACCAGCCGTAATAAGGGCAATCGTTTCTTCTAGCGTATTGTTCGCTGCCGCCATAGCAGATGATGAGTTCATAAGACCTTCGGAAAGGTCAGCGTTTGAAAGCGCAAAGTTGTTACCAACAATATTAATCTTCGACATGATGCCATCTAGCACTTCGTTAGTCTGCACATCAAATGCTTTCATAACACTAACAAGAGTACCAGTTGAATCATCAATGCTCATGCCAGGAGAGATAGATGCAAACTGCGCCGCAAGCTTTGACATTCTAGTAGCATCTTCATAACTACCATATCCAAGGCGGCTCCAATCCGCGCTTGTCTGAATAATCTCTTGTGTTGTGCGGCCTAGTTGTTTCGCTATCTCATTAGCATCATAATAATAACTAGACAATTCGCTGCCAGTCATTGAAGAAGTTTTCTGAAGGTCAACTAACGCCGTGTCTAATTCAACAACTGTATTGATAGCTTCTTTAACTTCCGACGCAACTTTGCGGATCGCCATGGCTACGCTTGTGATGCCGATAGTCTGTAAAGCAATATTCTTTAATGAAGTTGCAAAAGTATTGGTAGTTAATCCTGCGGCCTGGGCCTCGGATTTAATTTTTGCAAACTCATCTCTAACCTGAGTTAATTTACCAGCATCAGTATTATTGTTTAGCTGTTGTTGCAACTGTCTAAGTTGATCGCCATACTGTTGTGCAGCTTTAGTATTCTTCTGCATCCAACTTTCTATCTGATTAGAAAGCGTCGCAGATTTAGTAAGAGTCTGTTGCTCTCTGGCGACTTGTCTTAATGCGTCAGCTCTTTCTTTTTCTGCGCGAGCTGCCGTCTGTGCAGCTTCGCGTTCTAGCCTTGCCTGTGTGCTAATCTGTGTATTAGTGACAGATAGTATTTGATTAAATTCCTAACTTATTAAACTCATTCATCGTACTAGTGAGTTTAGCTTGCAAACCACTAATGTTTAAGCTTGAAAATGAGTTTGTTAGGATTCTATTAATATCATTCCCTGCGGCCTGGGCCTTGGCTGTCAAACCTTTAAAATCAAACGCCTTACTAGTATCAACTTTAAGGCCCATATTATTAAGAGCGCTTTGAATTGCGCGAGTAAATGCAGCAGTATCGCCAATTTTAACGTTACTTAATTTAATCTCAGTATTGCCTAATTTTTTAATCTGGCTTTCTACTTGTGATAAGTTATTAAGTTTGGCCGTTATTTTGGCGGTAAAATCACTCATAATAATTCCTCCTTTCCTCAAAAATTAGAGTGACATTATTATGAAGAATTTTTATAAGTTATCTAAACTGTTCTGTTGAACTTGTTTAATTCCTTCAGCGCCAAAATATTTTTCAAATTGCTCTTCGCTTGGAGTATCATCGTAAAGCTTTACCATGTCGGCAGAATCCCATCCAACTATATCTTGAATTACACTATCTGGAATACCATACTCTTTCAGCCTTGTTGTAAAACGATGTCTCATAGAGTGCCAGTAAAATGGTTTCTTCAATTTGGCAGAAAACGTTTGCGCCAATGAATCCATCAGAGATACATCAATTTGTTCATCTAACCATTCGCCATTTTTATATTTCGGGAATAGCCAATCGCTCTCAATACCAAGCTTTTCTCTTTCCTTGAGCCACATATCTAAATATGGCTTAAATGGTTTCGCAAGAGTGTAAAGATCAAGTAACTTACCTTTTGATCCGCGTCCTTTGGTTGTAACTTTCTCTGGTGTTTTGTATAATGCGCCGCTACAAATTAGATTTTCATCATTAAAATAAGATACCTTAAATCTAGGTATCTCTGATTTGCGGCGACCGCCATTCATTGCCAAAGATAGCGCACACGCTTTCATATAATCTTTTCTTTCAATAAGTTGATCTAGCAACCCTTGAAGGTCATCATCTTGAAAGACGGACTTCTCACGAACTGTTTCATTCGCAGGAGATTCTATCTTTCTAACTATTGGTCTATAACCTTCATACTCATCATCTAAGATAGCCTCAATAAAGTTTGATAGGGAACTCATAGTTGCCTTTACCGTTCTTACGCGCTTTGGCGACCAATGCCACTCGTTAATACAATGATTCTGGAACTTAGCAATCTCTCTCTTTGTTAGATCAACAAAGAATTTATTTTTATTAAATTCCAGATTCCAACACCAAAACACATGAAGATTAGCTTTATATTGTTTGATTGTACTTGCAGCCCTATCTATGGATTGCAAATATTCTAAAAAATCATTCTCTAATTCTATGTTTTCAGGATTAACCTGTTTCATCTTTTCTTCGGATGTGATGTTGTTATAAACAGTTGAACGTCCTTCAACTCTTCCCATATCATCACCACCTAACTAAATCTTTCCGCAAATTCTTCCCATGCGGCCACCTGGATACGATTATCTGCGCGTTCCCAATAACCAGTTGTACCAACCGCAGGGCGTAATCCTTTAGCATGACCCTTATCAGTTAAAGTAAGAACATCTTTCATGCTAGGTCTTTTACCAGTGCTATACACATGAGAATCATCTAATTTGGCTTCAAATTCGATAGTGTTTCCATTATCTTTGATTGGCTCTACTTTGGGCGTTTCCCCTAATGCGCCAGTTCTTATATACATTGTTGGATACCCACCAGCATAGAAACCAGCCGTTTCTTGTTTCATAATCTCTAGTGATTCTCTACTAATACTTTGCATGGCGCTCTTAATTTCATCTTTAATCATTTTCTCTAATTCAGCCATGCTACTTGCTTCTGGCATACAATCACTCCTTTAGAGTATCGGCTACCTTATCCGCTAATTGAGCTGCCGTATCACCATTCTTAATTCCTTCGGCAATTTCGCTAATCTTATCAATATTCTCTTGTGAAAGAACAGTTCCAATGTTTGATAGCCAATTATTCACCAAATCCAATAAGTTACCTAGAGAACTCTTTTTCGTATTCACGATCTCCATGGCTAAACGATAAGCGTTAGCAAAATTTAAAGACTCACATGAATCAACATGGCAAATCTCTTGATAGAAACTTTTAACAAATTCTTCATCTTCAAGAATACCGACAAATATATCTAAATCTTGGATTTCTTCGCCAAGATGATTATAATTAAAGAATAATCTCATAGCATTAAATTCTCCAAGATGTGGTTGATATACGCCAGCGTCAAAATATCCATCGACAATATCATCCACTAAATGAATAAACTCAAACATATTTATCCTCCATGACTTATTACTTGCGCAACAAAATCATCAACATCATATTTATATCGTGTGCGCAATTTTCTTTGTTTGATTTCAATTACATGACCGTCTAAGTCTTTTATGTTCAAACTCTTTTTTGTAGTATTTTCTACTAATTCATTAAAATTCTCTATGGGCAAAAATATTGTTTTTTCTAATTCCCTAAACTCAATTATAAATCCACATACAGTGCCGCTATATTTGTTCCATTCATTTAATCCAGCTATTTGATGATAATGTATTTCTCCATCGTCCTCTTTTGTGCGTTCAAATGATATTGATTTCCCTTGCACACTTTTCAACTCTAATGCAAACAAATACTTGCCATTAAACATCAAAAAATCAAATGGGCTTTTGCGACTGAATCTTAACGATGAACTACCACCAAATGATTGCGCGGCATCCGGCAAACGATATATAAGAATATTGTTTGGCGTAGAATCCTTCCACGCTAATTCAAACTTCTTACCTACATTCATTCCAATTTATAATCTATCTTTCTTTTGTGATGATTCTTGCCACCTTTGATACACATACTTTGTTTCATCTTTATGAAACCATGCCGTTAGTTTTCCTGGTTTTAATTCATTTTCACATATATATTTTGGTTGACACCCATGCGACGTATAAAAAATAACCTGTCTAATATTATCAATGGCAACAAGATTCCCTCGCCCATAGCATTCAAACACTTCATCTAGGGAATCAAACTGAATCCGTGTCATTCTCTTTCTCCCTCTATATGGTTTAATATGGAAAACGCAAAAGAATAGGGAAGTAACGGATTAGCATTACTTCCCTAATTCAAAAACTGTAATACAACCCGTTTATTCCACTTCGCCCATTTCCAGAGCTTTTACGAAATCCTTTTCATCAGTTGTTTTCTTATTTTTTTCTTTCTTCGGAGCCTCTACTTTGGCTTCCTCTTTATAATCATCGGCAACCACTTCATATCGACCATCCTCGAATTTGACATTTACGCGGTCAACTTTTCGGCCAATGGCCGGAACTTGAACGACAACTCCATCAAAATCAAAAACAGTGATCGCCGCATTGTTTTTAATCACGGGACAAAATTTAATCATAATAATCTCCTTAAACTAAAGGACTGGCTAAAAGCCAGTCCATATGATTTAATTAGGTTCCAGAACTAGGATTCACTGTAATCTCATCTTCCAGCTCGACGATCTCAATGAAGCTATCATCGTCGGTGGAGAGCAGATCGAAGCTCAGTGAAATGCTCTGAGGATCGCCCTCAGAAGAATAACTCAGATCAAGGTTGCGCTGGATCAGAGCCTTATGAATGATAATGCGCTTCGGAATCAGGTTGCCTTCCTCATCCTTGTCCAAAGTGGACAGATACAGAGTCAGGAACTTAGGCAGACGCTTGTTATTCAGGGTAACAGTATGGACACCGCTAGTACGCTTAACAAGGAAACCAACCTCATACTTGCTGTCCTTCACAATCTCAGCCGCAGTAGTAGCGGTAAATGTGCCGGAAGCAAAAGTACCCTTAATCAGAGTTCCGCCGTAATCACCAGAAGCATACACAAACACATCACTCACAGTACCAGCAGACACAGCCAGAGGCAGAGTACCAGCAGTAGCGCAAGTAACCTCGGTTTTAACAAAATAGGTTGCGTCAGTGTCAATCACGCCATCAGAATAGAGAGCAAGAAGCTGAAGGGGAGCCACCTGAACCTCAAGGGTGAAAGTGCCCTCAAGAGGGTTATTAAACGCAACACGCCGCGCACCATGGCCCATAGCGTACACACTATCAGAAGTAATATTCAGTCCAGTAGTATTACCGTATTCATAGTGCATATAAGGAGTGCCATCAGCGTAATTCACAAGGTCAATATCGCAAACTTCGCGGTTCGCAACATAAGTCTTAGCATCAACAGACATATTATTTTCCTCCCATAATAATTTTTCTTTGCGCCATAATGCGCATATTATTTATCAAATTCGTTTTTATACCACAAACTAGAATCAAACGTTTTCTTTTCGTCGCCCCACACAGATACCCTTGTCGCGTCAATATCATAGAAAGCATCTAATTGGAGCCGATTAAACGTATCAATAGCTTGATATAACGTTAGATCATAAACGTTCAAATAATTTAGCGCTGGATGCCTACCGCCAGCTAAAGCGGAAATAATATTTGGCAACGTCAAGTTCTTATCAGCTTTCTTGTTTTTCTTTTTCTTGAGCCGCCCAGCTTGCATTTTCAACCACATCTGGCGGGCCATTTTGTTCTTGAAATGCTGATCTTCTTCGCGTTCTTCTTCTTCGACATCCATGCCGCAAATTTGAGCCATGATATTAACAACATCTTGAAAATTGTTTTCATTCACTACTCCGCGTACATCAGTCTCAATCTGTATGTTGTCTTGATCTGCACCAGGATTAAGTATTACAAAACAATCTTCAAGGAATACGACCTCTTCAATAAAGAAAAAGTTGAAAATATTAAGATACATCATTTGGAATTGTGGAAATTGTAAGACAATATCATAAAGCCGCAAATGAATCTTTTCTTCATCCGTTAATGATTCCCAATATGCCACACGCTTTTCGTCTTTGCTTTCTCCATAAAAAATCTCCGGCGTTAGCCGGAGGAAGTCTTGATACATCCCGAATGAATCGAATGTCATATCTTCAATTTCTCTTAAAGTTGGTTTCTTCACCGACCCTATAGACAGCTTGATAGGGGAGGGGCCGATCATTGCGCCATAATCAATCTTCATCTGAAATTCGGCACACTAAAAGTTAATACAGTTCCATAAAAATGGCTGGCCTGGTATAATTCTTCGCTGTCTAATTTTAACTGGCCTATGCCAAAACTGTTTGTGACTTCTTCATCATTTAAAAGAACATCTTCAATCATTTGTGTCAATACGTCAACACGATTACCAATGAATTGCCCATCATCATACTTGTCAATAATATCCACATGACACAACACATACATAATAATCTTACAAGTTTTTGTATTCGTATGTATTTCTGGAAATACAACATCATAAAAGATATATGTATTCGTTTTTAAAACCGTATCATCAACATACAAATGTGAAAAGACACGATCCTTAAAATATTTCTGAATTGCAGATGGACTCATATTTGATGTGTCACCTAATAATAACTCTTTTATATCGCTTGAGCGATATAGAGCGGTGTTAATTACTTGTTTAAACAATCCGCGCTCAGATGTAGATTTGTTATCTCTAAACACTTAACCACCGCCTTATATAAACGAACGCACAGTAATAGTAATAGAATCTGGTTCAAAATTATCACAAGTCAGATTCAATACAAACTGTTTGTTAATTAGTTTTTTGTTATTGGCGGCTATATAAATTCTATCTTCATCATACGACACAATTAGATAATCAGTATAATCACTCACTATTTCCCATGTTGGTATAGCAGAAATCTCATTACCATCATTATCATAGAACCTTGCCAAGAATACACCAGCATCTAATCCATTATATATTTCATCACTGTCATAAACTATTTTGCAAGAAGAAGGTATAGATACATCTGGCTCTGCTGGTTCATAACATAACCAATAGCCATTTTTATTTACCTTGTAATAACCATCTTTTTCATGCTGCTCATCCTGTGTCACTAATAATTGAAATAGCCCACCATTTGTATAATCGTATAAGATAGAATCAACACGAGTGATCTTATATGTAATTACCTCATTTTCAGTATTAGATTGAATGCTATCATCAAACGTACTTTCATATATCTCACAACGCTTGTCTATTATGAATCTCTGTCCTATATGTAAAAGCAAACATTCAGTATCGTTTGGCATAACTACCATTAGCTGGTCTGTTCGCAATGTATAGTAACGGCTTGCAGTTTCGCCATTGTTATATTGCGAGGCGGAAGTAATATTCGTCCAACGCTGTACAATAGCCCCCGAACTATTGATCCACGTCAACTTATAGTTGCACAATGATAATATAGCTTTTTCATACACACCATTATTGTCTACTACGCTTACTACAATCCAAAAACGATTATCCCAATTAAAATAGTCACCAGCTACACATGTTCCAATTGGAACAAGCGCGTGGCGAACCAGAGACTTTAACTTAGTATCAGTCAACGCATTTTGAATTACTGCACGAAGTTCGGTACATTTAGACAGATCGTAGTTATATAATTTTACATCAGTTGCAATAAAAGAATCTAAAGCCTCAAAAAAACCTTCTTGACCATAATCGTCAAATGCTTCATCCTCGTATCCACTTATTTGATCGTGTGGCGACTTTAACAAATACCATTCTTTTGCCATAGTGTACCACCTTATGAATACGCCGTTGGTTTCTGATTAAAATACATTTGCTCCATCTTCCTGTCATTGCGTTCAAGCTCTGCTCTGGCTGCGGTTTTTGAGCCATTATTGCCATCAATCGAAATGTCTTTGCCAACAATAGAAATACGTTTGTTTACTTTGGAAACTTCGCGTTCAAGATAGAAAACCTTCATTGCTTGTGCTAAAGAATCAATTACATATTGATCTAATGTAATATCAAATTCGTCCGCATCCTCATCGTATGTTATTTTTTCTATTTCGACGCAATACTGAGCAACAGCCTTTTTAAGCCATAACAATTCTAATGCTGCTGGGATTTCACATTTGTCTTGGAATGATGACTCAAAGCTGTCATAAACTTCCGAAAATGGAGTTGCCATAACAAGTCATCCCCCTTATTTAATGGTTAATTTTCGTATTTAAAACCAGTATAGTTTTCTGCAAATTTAATTTTTGCGTAATCATTAATTTTTAGGCGCTTTATTGCGCCCATAACAGCTTTCTTCTCAGCTCGTGTTACAAACGAATCTTTAAAGTGCTGTTCAAAAGCCGATTGTGTTTTATAATCAAACACTTTCTTTACCAGTTCGTCGCTAAATACAACCTGTTTTGTCTTTCCATCTTCTGAATCAAAACCAAGTTCTTTTCTAGTTTCTGCATCATCGATAAACCATGTTGCATGACTTCCGTTACCGTCAACGCCACCAATGGCCTTATTATTATTCTGGAATTGTGCGATTAACTCAGCACGACGTTCTAACACAGAACCAAATGGTGCAATATTAATTGAACCATTTTCCGTAATGCGGTCACATCCAGTAGACCATCCAGCAATACTTTTTAAAACAACTCTCTTATCGAGATCAAAAACCTTTTCATTATCCATAATTATTACCTCATTTCGATTATTTTTAAGTTATCAACTAATTTCATGCTTTACTTTATTGTATAAAGATATAATCTTATCTAATCTATCGGATTTTTGAAAAGTCCAATATCTACATTTACTGTTTTGATTAACACTTGAATCAATACATTTCTCTCCAAAAGCGCAACAAAAATGATAGAGTCGATAAGAATAACAATAGAATGTATTATTTGCCATTTGACTTACCATATATAAAACAGGAGCGCTCTTTAAGAGCGCTCCCAAATATTATGTACTAATTTAGACAAACTTACAGAGTGTCAAGAGATGCGTCGTGCAGAACGCCAATCTCATGCTCGCGGCCCTTGGCAACGTCGCAAGCCACTTCAATATCAAAGCGAGAAATCACATGACCAGTATGAACATCGTTACCAGTTAAAGTGGTCAAACCGCCCTTACTCCAAGTAGCGATAGGAGACTTACCGCCCGCAGGAAGCACAAAGGCAAGACCAGCAGGAAGCAGGGTGCCGAAGTTGACATTAGTATTGGTGCCGTCAGACCAAGTACCAGTCAGATCATACTCGTTGTATGGATTCTCGATCTCCTGAAGGATAGCACCATTATACAGGGCGGGCATACCAGCGGCAGCAATATCATTCATAGCTTTTTCAGAAATGCCAGTAATGGTAGTGCTATCAATACTGCCCTTATAACCAGCCCAAGGGGTGAACTGAGACAGCACAGCATAATCGCCCACGATAGTAGGACGGCCATAACGACGTACTGCGGTCAGCACACCATCAACGCCAGCTTTAGCTAAACCATTGGTTCCCTCATACATATAAGTAACACCCGTAGCATTTTCAATCGCATCGAAAACCTTTTTCACGATAGCAGCCTTGGCACGATTTAGAATATCAACCTTAACCTGGGCCAGACCCTCGTTCTCTTTGGACATATCTCCAAGAGCAACACGCCGATAGTCAACAGCATAGCCGCCGCTCACGGTGAAGGTAGGCACAGGATAACGCTCCACATAGATGCTAGGATAAACCACATCACCGTTGGGAGCCTGAATGCGAGAACGCTCGCCGTCATAACGAGTAATCTCACGCTCAATGCTCTCATCGAAACCAACGTTCTGATAGGAACCGAAGATTGACAGGAGCTTGATTTCCTCCATCACAGGTGCCTCAATAGCAAAACGCCGAATAGTATTCAGCTCGGCAACAGCAGTATAATCGCCATTCTGAGCGCGCTCGCCAAGACCTTTGATATAATTAACAGCCGCATCAGCCTTCTTGCCAAAACGGTTAAGAGACTCACCGTTCACCATGGCGGAGAACACTTCCACGACAGGAGAATGTGCATTAATATTATTGGTCAACACAACGCCGGAATCACGACGAATATCATTCAGTTCAAAGTTCATTATTTTATTCCATCCTTTCTATAAGAGTAGAAATCAATTAGGCCACCATAATGAGAGCCTTAACCTTGTTCCCACCAATGCCAGTCATCTTATCGGTGACTTTGAAATACACACCAGACTCAGGTGCCTCAGAAGCAATAGCCAGAGCGCCATCCTCATTAATAGTCAACAAGGTAGTACCATCAGTAATGCTCGCAAAAGTCTCGCCGGAGCCATAAGCAATATGGCGCTCGTCGATCACGAGCTTCTGATCTTTCCAAAATTCAACATTAAAGCCATTCAGATATTCACCAGCGGCGAAAATAACATCATCAACATAAGAATCGTCACCGGAAACAGTATTAGCAATCAGATACACGATGCCGTTATCATCAGTCAGAAAAGTATAATTAGCAACAGCTTTATCAGAAGTCAGAACAGGGTTGTTCTTAGAATTATCAATCATGCCAACGGTTTCGCACTTAATCATTTTTCATTTCCTCCTATTAAAAAATATTTAAATCCTCTGGCTCATTAGTCAGGGACACAGGGCTAAAAATATCAGCAATATCAACATCGGTTTCGTTAGTTTCAACAACGACACCTTCAGCCTCTTTCTTAGAACGACCAATACCCTCATAAATCTTTTCAACGATGGAATTGATCTCCACAGACATAGGATCAGCGTTAAAAGCATCGATTTGCTCAGAAGCATAAGCCTTTTCCTCGTTGGTGAATTGAGCAACGGCGGCATTCATTTCACCAACACGTTCACGAGCCTTGGCCTCGCCAAGCTCTTTCTGCAAAGTGCAAAGCTCCGCATGAAGAGCATCTAACTCTTGATACTTCGCGCTTAGTTCATTCCGCGCATCCTCAAGAGCAGCTTTAATTTGATCCACGCTTGCATTCAGTTCATTCAGCTCATTAATAGCATTGTCACGAGCTGTATTTGCTTCATTAACCTGGGCTTCACAATCAGCTCTTAACTGATTCAGCTCGGCAGTTTGATTAGAAAGCTCACCAACAACAGAAGTAATAAGAGCTTTCAGTTCGGACTCATTCATTGTCATATCCTCCTTGTTTTGAGTTTCATTGAGTTCAATCAATTTGGAATTATAATCAGCGGGAGAAACGCCAAGTAAAGCCAATCCGCTGTATATGAAATCCATCGGGATTCGACCCTTATCTTTGTAGCCATACACATATTGGATTTGTTCATTTTCAGATGTGTGCATAATTTCAACACTTCCATAAGGGGCATCACCAATTGCCATATCCTCTTCAAGTTTCTCTACAAAATTGTGATAGCAAGCGGCATCAATTTCGCCCTCACCAATCACGGCAAGAATGGTTTCACCATCTTCATTTTCAACCTCATCAATAGAAGCGCCAGTAAAAGAGCCAATCATAACAGCATCTTCAAAAACTGGCTCACCATCAACGATGTCGGTTAATCCATGCCCGGCGAGTTCCGTTCTTTCTTCATCGAGAAAAGCACAACGTAGCGGCATTCCGGCGATAGTAGGTAATGCTTTTTCACAATACTCTCGAATCCATGTAATTCCATTGTCGTTATACATAGTTCCAACTTGCTCGGCCTCATTTACACAATCATCAGGGAATATTCGGTGGAGTATCACTTTGAAATTCCGTCTACCATTTCTTTGTTCTTTACTTTGGATTTCAAAGGTTTTCAACCGTTAATCACCGCCTTTCGTTGTGTAGTAACTATATAAAAAGAGAGCCGTTGTTTCGGCTCTCAATTTACCAATTAATTATCCGATGGGCTTGGTTGTGCATTGCCATTGTTAGCCCTGGATTTGACCGTATTATCAGACGGATTATCTGTATTCGGTCTACCTGGTGATAAATCATTTCCAGATGTAGTATAAGATAATGGATGTGGCGGATACTTCTCGAAAATATTATTATCATATTCCTCATCTAACAAGGCGTAATAAGCCTCTGGCTCAATACCACAAGCCGCAATATACGCACCCATTGATCCGCCAATAGTAGTGTATAAGTCCTTCATATACCCAACCATTTCTTTTTGATTAACAAATGTAGTCGGGAAATAATAAACCTCACACCAATTCTTTTGATCCTTAATAATACAAGATGAAATAACTTTATTAATCTCGTAAGTTAATTGTTCAATCCATTGAAAAATTTGCGAAGAAACAAGTTTTAAGTTTTGCTCTTGAGCACTATATGATCCAGAACCAACGCCATTAAGAAGAGAAGCTGCCAAACCTAGATCAAGAGCAATCTTGTCATTTATGTTCGACTCATTCTTTTCGTCAAATATATCAGTGTTTTGCACATCAAGCGCAGCTAATTTTGTACCAGCAGCCACAGAAACAAAAGAAGTGCCGCCCTTGCTAGTCTTGCCGAGGACAACACCTTTAACTGCATTATGCTGGTTTTCCTGTTGCGCCTTTGTTAAAGAAGAAACTCCTTTATCTTTAGACTCAGGAAATGTTTGATATACAACACGATTATTCAAATCATCGAGTATGCCACGCTTAGTTTCTGTAAAATAGTCGCCATATAAAATATCATTAATAGCGGCAATCACCAAAGGTCTACCAAATGGTTCGTCGCTCTTAGATTTAATCTTTAATGTTAGAGTATGCTTATTATCTAAGATAACCCAATTTCCATTTTCGCTTGACTTAAACCGTTTCTTTCTATAAGCTTCCCGTATCTCTTTTGGCGCTTTCAACAAGCGATCCTCTTCCGATCCACTACGGCCCTCAAGGAAGTAATCTACATTGAATGCAAGAACGGGGCTGCTATTCTGTTTACCAACAATACGCGTATAATCAGCAGGGAGAGAGAAGATTGCCGCATTGACACCCATCTCATTAATTTCTGTAATTGCATCAACATCTATATCGGTCAACATTTTGCGGCCATAGGAAAGCTTTTCAGCCGTTTCAAAATAATAATAAGCCGCACCCTCCAGCATAGCTTTCATTAAAGCATCTCGTACAAACTCTTTATCGCGAACCACACGAAGAGTAGATAACATCAAGTCTTTATTACGCGCCCGTTTCTTGTTATTCTTCCCATGAGGAACAACAACCTTGCTAAGTGTTGGCAATGAACACATATAATCAACTGTATTCGTGTAAGCACCATTTGTTCCATAGAGCATAATTGATAAATGTCTCAGAACATCGTTATAAGTCATCGGGTCTTTAATAATGTTCGCTAATTGCTCTTGAGTAAAATATTCTAAAATATTTAAACCAAAATAATATACTGAGTTTATAGATGACGCTGAATATGAATTAAATTCATAAGAAGGTTGAACGTCATCTTGTTCAACAATCTTAACATTATTACTCATATAATCTGTTCAACCTCCTTTCAATTCACAAATACGGCAAACTCATAATCTGCTTGTTGTGAATATAAATCTTGTTCTAACAAGGACGCAAAATACGAGCCATAACTACAACTGGTATAACGGTCTTTTGTATTGTTACCTTGTTCCCGCACAATAATTGCGCCCGTTTGCTCTTTCTTTTCATATACCAATTCAACACATTCGCTAATCAATGCTTGGGTTTCAAGGAATGGTGATTCATAAAATAACTGAATATCCGCATCTGGCGCAGCATTATATTCTTTATTCAATGATAAAATCTCTTCCTGCGCCGTATCAAATGATACCAACAGATCAATTTGTTTTTGTTCAAGTATTCTACGAAAATCCAAAGCTATATCGCCATTTAGCTTCTGCGTTGCATTTATTGCATAAATACAAGGTATTGCGCCTTCGCTTCTTATGCGAGCTGCTATTGTATCATCATTCATACAAAGTAGCGGTGGATATTCCATACGGCGCTCTTCATCAAACATGACTTTTGCCAATTTATCATATATAGCAATCAATTTGTTATCGTGGAAGTTTTTTATCATCCACTTCTAACAGTTCATTTCCTGTTAGTTCAGCATACCTTTTCACCTTTATTTAAAAGGAACTCGTTTAATTGAATATCATTATTAAATGATTTTCCATATAATGAATGAAATTTATAATGACATTGATTACATAAAGTGATTCCATTAGAAATTTCATATCTTAATTCAGGATAATCTTTCCAATTATAAACATGATGTGAATTTAAAATCACTGAATTGTTATTGCTACTCCGATTACCACAACATCTACAAGTATAATTATCACGATGAAACACTTTGTTTCTCCAATTTTGATAATCATGTGTTGCACGTTCATTTCTTTCTACGGCAACTCCGCCCTTCCAAACTGGGCTTTCCTCACCGCTAAAATGCTGCGTACAAATATAATAATCCACTCCGTAACGTTCCTTGCAAGTATCGCTAACCTTTTGCAGAATATCTTTGTTTTGTAAAGGCTTGGCAACACCATATCTTTCAATATTCGTCTTACGAATACGATCCTGAATAGGTTGTGATCCGAATGGATTTGTAGCGCCATATTTTTCCAAATTAGTTTCAGCAATTCTTTCTTTCACTTCATCTAATTGAAAAACAGAATTAACACCATATTTATCTTGGGCTGTTTCAACAATCTTATATTTTTTGCATCCACGGCAACAATCTTTATGAATAGTTGATTTTTTGTTTTCAAGCAAATAGTTATACCATGGCTTTTCATATTCCAAGCCACAATAATCACATTTCACTTTCACTGGCATCATACTACCATCAGATAAATCAGAAACATTAATCTTAAATTCACCATTCATTTTTGTAAATTCATATCCTAAATCTACAAAACGTTTTTTATTTTTTGAGTTCCATTTCATTATTACTGTTTTGCTAATAAGCATTTATATCAACCTCCCATATTATATAGACAGATACATCTATCTGTCTCTAAAAATGAGAAAGTGATATATCTAATTAGTAAAGGTGGCGCGGCCTCGTGGGAAAGTTATTTCATTTCCTATGCGTTGCCTGTGACTATCTCTAGCCTTCCAGTCGGGTTGGCATCTCAGCGTTCCCGTATTTTCCGCGCTTTTTCAAAATGTATTTCTACATTAAGCGGCATCACTACCGGCATTTCTTGTATCAAGCACAATATAATCGGCTTCAAAATCATTAAATAATTGTCTAATTCGTATTGCCTGTCTATCAACATCACCGCCTTGTACGCTTTCAATATATGGCACAATACGACGATAGCCATTGTTTAATTGCACTTCTTCTGAATCATCTTTAACATAAGTTGTAGATTCTGGTAACAATCTCATACAAGAAAATACGGAATTATCATTCCCTTTTCTTGTAACAAAAGCCATATCACAAGACACAACACGAATTTCACCTTTTTGTTTAGCTATCGCATATGGATTCTTTTTATTATTCAACACATCTAATGTGCGCCTTGGGTAAAAAGGTTGTTTACACAATTGGTTTTGTTGTAACATTGTATATGTAAAAAAAGCCGCCTGATTCTCTTTCAGGCGGGAATTAAGAAACTCTAATTGCCAGGTAATTGGGTCTTGCTTCCGTTTTTCGGCAATAAGCTGTTTCATAGATTTAATATTATGTTTTAATACAACAGATTCATCAAACGCAAGCAAACAAGATGATTTGCCCTCCAACATTGAATTATAAGCATTGTCAACAATCGACCACATCCAATGCCCGTTGTCATACCAAGAAGAGCTAATATATATATCAACTGGTTCTTCCTTCAGCTCCGGCATATCCTTGTAAGGAGCTTGAAGCATATACGGAGCCTGTCTTAATATCTGACAAGGAGAAAGAACACTATCGTCAATATACTTATCTATCTGTCTAAACTCTTCGCGCACAATGCAATTACTGCGATTACCACGGGCGTTGTCATTGGCAACTACCACAGTAATCTTACTTTGATTGCGAAAAGTCACGACCGTCTTGTTTTGGCTCTCTTTAATATGCAATACCTCACGAACCAGCATTGGCGACCACACCATCAACTCACCTTTAATCTTGTCAGATACAATTAACTCCGATTGGCCTTTGGTGGCCGAACTGAGCAAAATCTTAGTATTAGGGTATAAGATACATCTACTACAAGCATATAAAGCAATAAGAAATGACTTCGACGCTGCACGACTAGCAACAATAACAATCATGTTATTAACGCCCATCTCATACAAAGTCAAAGCCTGATACTCATATAAAGGAATATTTAAAAAATCTGTGGCGAATCTGTTTAAGTTACGCCGAAAAAAAGTATTCCAACGATAAAAGTGATCTAAATTATTTTTGTTACTTAGAAAATGTGTAGTAGGGAACTTCTTATATAATTGCTTTTGTAAATCATCGGCAATCACATTGACATCGTAATTAGTCATCGTCATCACCGCTCTCATGAACAAAGAACTCATAATCTCTGTCATTTGTACCCATTTCAAGATTAGACAATGGTCTTATTGCATGGCGATCATAGTATTCGCCTATGCCATCCATATCTTTATACAAAGTCTTATCTCTGTAATATTCTTCGGGTGTATATTGAGAAACCAAAGAAGTCCATGCACTCCAACAATCATCGGCGCTTGTCGATGCTTCTTGCACTGTCTTTAATCCGGCCTGTTGGAATGATTTTATATATGACTCAGTAAGTTTCTTATAATCATCAACACGATTTTCGCGGACAGCTTTCATCTGTTGCATTTTTGTATAACAAAGGTCTAAAACAAAAATCTCCTGGTTGCTATCGCAATTTGGATTTGCTTCCTTTAAATACTTATAATGTTGATTGAGTAAATCATAATCTTCTGGTTCATAACCATATCCCCATCGTTGAATGTTTGCCTTACTGATCTTTGGCTCATCTGAATCGTTAGGTTTGTTTTCTTCGCTTGGCTGTTCTTCCTGTTTTGACTTTTTGGGAGCCTTCTTTTCCTTGGCGGGAACATCACCAAAAACAAATCCCTCGGCCAAAGTATTATCAAATGTTTTATTTTGAAATTGAACCATATTCAATTTCTTTAGATAACTCCCCAATATAGCTTCCGTTCCATTATCACTTTTCAAAAATAATGAATCACTATAATATAAATCAAACATCATACATATTTTTTGAATTGCTTTTTTGGCATCGCGGTATTGCATTTCGTAGTGCTTATATATCTCTTCCAAACAATCTTTGCACACAGGAAGTCTACCAGTGCTGCTGTATATATAACTATTTGACTTTGAAAAATTTTCTAGCGATATGAAAGATTTGCGACACATATTGCACACATATCTTTCACTAGTTGTATATCCTTCTGGCAATACTGCCACCCTCTTTCTCGACTAATATAAAAATTACAACTAACATTAAATGGTTGCGGGAACGGGACTCGAACCCGTGACCTTCAGCTTATGAGGCTGACGAGCTACCAACTGCTACCACCCCGCATTATACAAATACCCCCTCTTCACAAAGAAGAGGGGGATTAATATTTATTATCAAAGACTTCAACTATCAATTAAAGTTTCCAGTAATTCTCCTAATGTAACTGTAAACTCATAAATAGAATCAGATTGGCAATCAGCGCATTCACATTCGCAATCTTCATCAACTAAAATTTCATAACAATTTTCTACGGAAGTATCAGCCATTGCATTAGCATGAACATCTCCACCTAGCAACAGCACGTCCGCATCAGTATTCAAATAATTATCATTAACGTATGCTGGCTCTACAGATAATGTTTTATATTCGTCAAGCGAAACATAGTATTCTCGATCATAGCCATTGTAAAAGGATGGCTCAATATCGAGTGCTGAAATTTCAACATCATCGAAAGATAATAACTCTCTTAATAATTGAATTGCATCTTCATAATATAATACGGCAACAATATATATATCATCTGTAGCTTCATCATACATATACTCAGCCATATCTATATAATCATCAAAATATAGTCTGTCCATTTTGTTCCTCATTTCATATTTATCTCATCTTTGATTGTTTTACTCATCTTGCATTTAATTGTCTTGCTCGCCGGATACTCTTCAACCATGCCAGTAAGCGGATTTCTACGCTTGCCGCCAGCGCGTTCGGTTGTTTCAAAACTCATAAAGCCACTTATCAATACTTTATCTCCGGCCACCAAACAATCTTTAATTTCTTCTGCCAATGCAGTTATAACTTTATCACAAGATTGTCGTGAGATGCTTGTTTTTGCACTAATATTCTTGATTAACTCACGTCTTGTCATCTTTATTCCTCTTTCAACTAATTATTCTAAATCTATTGGATAACAAGTTTTGACACCAGAATGATCTAATACGCATATCATCTGTGATGCTTTGCCACTTAAACGCTTAGAGATCGTATAATCATCTACTGTTCCGCAGAAACTACCACTCCGAATAATCTTAACCCCCGATATATCATCATAGGAGCATCTATGTAAATGTCCATAGAAAATTGCTGTTGGTTTATATCCAAGCATCATCACAAGTTTAGAAACTCCTTGCTCGCTATAGACATCCATATCGCCATGGACTAAAAGATACTCGTGACCTCTGATCGACCAATTGGAAATAGTAGAATCAATATTATCCTCACAAAAGATAATATTATCAATATGTGATAGCTTTGCTTTCATATACCAAGGAATAAGTGTATCTAAACGTTCTCCGCGTAATACCTCATCCTTTTTCATAGAAGTTCGTGAATGATTACCTGAAACGCTGTTCACATACACATTGGTAAAAATTTTGCTTAACTCATATACAAAAGCAGAAATCAGCTCCGCAGACTTTTGTACTTGTTCCACTGTATGCTCACGCTCTTGTAAACGAACAGTTGGATGAATACCACCAGAAATCACATCACCAAGAATACCTACATACGCATTCTCTGATCCATGTCTTTCTTGTATAATAGCTATCTCTTGTAGATACTGAGATAGACGCTCTGCCGCTATATCAGAGTTGTATGAGCCAAAATAGCTATCGCTAGTGAGTCCAAGGTGAAAATCAGACAATGAAATAAATAAATCGTTATCCGAATGAATGACTGGCTTATACACGCTTGGTAGTGTTATTGTGCCATTTGATTCGATTAATGACGCAAGATAAGCTAAATCTTCTTCTAGTCTGGCGCTATCACGCAGTTTCTTATTTAGAGCCACACGCTCATCAAATAGCTTTTGTTTCTCTTTGCGTATCTCCTGTTTTGTCTCTTGTAGCTCACTAATATAGTCTTGAGAATTTATATCCGTAGTAAATACACCAGCCGTATAATATTTCGCCGCCTGTTGATAAGGCTTTCTATATGCGGCCTCCGTTCTATACTCAGATTCATCAGAACGAAATTCTTTATTAATAATCGAAGCTAGTTCATCCCATGACAAATCAAGTGTGCCATTATCTTTGGCTTGACCCAAACGCCATATAAACTGCTCTTCATTCTCATCTTTATTTCTTCTTATGTCCAAACCTTTTCCTCCATATGATTAAAGGATCGAGTTAATATCACAATCCTCACCAATTATGTAATCAACATATCCAAATTCTTGGGCCTCTTTAGGAAGCATATACCATTCAACTCTCTCATGTTCTTTATATGTACTGGCAAGAATATTGCTGTGATTTAGCACAAATTCCTTTATCATTTCGCTAATATCATTGTTTAAAAACATCATTCTGTCTTTCATCTTTGACAGATGATCCAAGTCACCAACAATGGCCTCATGGATAAGGAACTCACTTCTTGGCATAGCAAAACGTTTATCCCCCGCCATGAAAATATAACACGCTGCGGACGCGGCCAATCCCAAATTGACCGTATATACAGGAGTTATACTGGTAGTAATCGCATCAACCAGGGCAAACCCATCACTCAAATTGCCGCCAGGAGAATTAATATAAAGAATAATAGGTGTTCTTTTATCCACTGGTTTTCCTTGATCCACTCTGTTATATCGCAAAATGTGATAAATCACATTATTTACAACGTTTTCATTTACTTCATCGTTAAGATACAGATGACGCACTGCTACATCTTCCATAACAAAAGCATCTTCATAACTATAATTAAATGCTTCTGCAAATCCGTTCTTTTTCATATATCCTCCTATAGATGAACAACCATCCCGCGAAATGCCATAACTACACGATAAGTCTTGTTATTATTAGATATGGCTTCTTTCAATCTCTTAGCAAGGGCAGACTTACTCTCGGCTGTTCCGTGAACAAGAACAAGTTTATTAGTATTCAACGAGCTTCCGAACTTAATCAAATCTGTGCTATTTGCATGACTACTAAATGTAGTCAAAGAAATACAGTCTGCTTTGTTGGGGATTTTCAGTTTGTTAATACTAATAAATTTGTGATCTCGATAATTCTTTACTCGATATGACAAATATGATGGGTTATCCCCCGTATAACCAGAAAAGACAATAATGCTATTCGGATCGGCAATATACTTCTTGAGATACTTTACAATCCTGCCGTTAGTGCAAAAACCAGATGAGGATATAATAATCTTTGGTGAATTATCCGCCAGCCACAAATCAGATTCATCTTTTTCTGAAACAAACTTCACATTCTTCCAGTTATATACCTTTTGCCAATCGTCTAAATCGGCATCATCAAGCAATGAATTATATGCCTTACTTACATCACAACTTAGTTTTGAATCCACTAATACAGTCTTATTAAAAAATGAATCTGTTCCAAACAAATCATATAATGATGTAAGAACTTCTTGTGTGCGGCTAAAACTGAAACATGGAAACACTACCGATCCACCACGATCTATTGCTGTTTCCACCGTTGACTTTAAATGATCTAAGTCAGCTTTCCGCGTTTTGCGAGAATCGCGTTTTTCATCTCCGTATGTTGACTCCATTAATACACAATCAACAAACTGAGTCGGTATCTGTGTATCAGGTAAAAAGTGATTATCAGTGTGCAATGCACCTAAATCTGACGTGTAAAGAATTTTTTTAGTTTTCTCTTTTGTGGATAGGATTAGGTAAAGTTGCGCAGCTCCAAGACAATGAGAGTTTGACAACCATTGAAAACTAACCGTATCGTTCAATTTAATAGTTTGGTTATAATCATCATATTCATATATTAAATCAAATGTATTATATACATCTGTGATTTCATATATTGGTTTATAATTCCTGCCAAACTGCTTTGAGAGAATCTTGCTTTCATCATTTAGTATATGACAAGAATTGATTAAAAGTAATTTCATAATCTCTGCGGTCTTATGAGTTGCAATAATCCGTCCATGGAATCCCTCATGAACCAATCTTGGAAGAAGGCCGCAATGATCTATGTGTGGGTGTGCCACAAATACAAAATCAATTTCCGATGGCTTGAACTTGAATTTTTCAGAATTAATCTTATAAGAATCTAAATAACTATTGCTGGAAGATTGATGCAATCCACATTCTAATAAACACTGGCATGGGCCAAATCGAATGTAATACTGTGAACCAGTGACATCATCAGATGCTTTTCCAGTAAAGAAAATGCCATCCGTTTTTAGTTTCTTTTTACTCATGGCAAAGCCTCCTTACAGAAGTTTCTTCGCCATATCAACATACTTATCTTCGATATACCGTTTTGTTCTAGTCCGATAGTATCCGATTACAAAGCCGCTTTTATTAATAAAGCCTTTTCTAGTATTTCGTATAATCCCATTCTTTACTAGAACATTCATTTCATTTTTGGTAATCGTTTTTATGGTAAACACCATCCTTTATTTAATAATAAAACCAGTAGCCTTAATAGACTACTGGTGCTATGGCTCTCCGTGTAGGTCACGATCCTACGACATCCAGATTAACAGTCTGGCGCTCTACCAACTGAGCTAACGGAGATTATATTGGTGGAAGTAAGCGGAATCGAACCGCTGCTCTTCTGCTTGCAAGGCAGCTGCTTTCCCAACTAAGTTATACCCCCATATAAAGCGGCAACTCGGCAGGATTTAACATTCTCCCTACAGTTTTAGATACAAAGACTTCGCCTCGCTTACCAGGCATTAACGCCACCGCTTATGGTAGTCAGAGAGGGGATCGAACCCACGATCTCACGATTATCAGTCGTGCGCTTTAGCCTACTAAGCTATCCAACTACATATAAACATCTTCATGTTGTACCTCTGGCACAGTCGAAACCATGCCAGAGTACCACATCACGAAGAAAAGAGAAAGATAAAGAAATGAGAATGGTATAGTTTACTATATATACCATATAATAAAATTTTTAACCACATGCGAAAACGCCCATAAAATGAGAGAAAAATAAAGGTCTTATCTTTTAATTGTGCTGATTACATACTTATACTTTTTGATCTATAGTTTTGAACGTTTTCTCTTATTTTATTTCTTCTATATTTATCATAACAATTATTGCATCTATTCGTTTGATTGTTTTTTGCGTCTACATCAAACGTCTTTCCGCAATCCACACAAATAATGGTTTTCGTATCCCATGTTTGATACCCGGCACATTCAGAACAATACTTCTTTGTTTTAGCTTTATTGTTCTTTATCAATCTGCCGCAACTTGCGCAACGAACATAACCGCCATGAGCATAATTCAAATACTCATAGCCAAGCTCTCTGAAATCACTGATTGAAATTACATATGGGCTATCGTCATTAACAAACGTTACTCTATTACTTAGATTGTCATTCTTCTTAGGGAACTCTAACAAACCAAGTAGACCAAGATCGCCAAGCATTTGATACTGCTTTAGCTTGCTTGCGGAGATATGGGCCATTTTGAAAATGTCCTTTGCATCCTCATTGACCCATCCATTATTCTTTACATTCCTTTTATTGGCTAGCTTTGCAAGACATAGTATTGTAAATGCTAATCTTTTTAATTCTGTTCTCCCATTTGACTCTTCTATACTATTGATCGTATCAATCTCTGCCTGAGTGATTAGAATTTCACTAATATCATATAATGGGTATTTCCCGGCGCGGCGGGAGATACGTTCAACAGTTTCTTGCCATTTAAGGATATTAGCATGATAACGCTTATAGTTTTCTTTCAAAAACTCTAACAAGGCTTTTTCAATTCTTTTAGTACGCATTCCTTGTTCATAATAGTATTTTGCAAGTATCTGTAAAGTGATATATACGTTCTCACCCACATCACCCGTGTTTATACAAGTCTCGGCGTATTCTCGTTCATTAAGTATAATCATCTATCTTATCACCAACATACATTGTCCGCATATCAAAGACATGTCCACAATATTCAAATTCATCTCCACCATTGACAGGGAAGGAAATTGAATAGTCATTTCTCTTTAATAGATTATGTATAATAGTTTCACCAGCAACTTTCCAGGCAAATTGTTTTGATTTTTCTGTCTGATAACAAATATCTAAAACAATATCGCAAAGCTCTAATTCGTTGCTACAAATCTTTTCTGCGGCGGACTTAAAACGATTAATAAACTCTTCTTCTGAATTCTCATCTTCATCTGAAACGCCAGAATGAGCCACACGCTGAAAATATGCTTCTCTCTCGTGTGTATAATTTATATATAACTCTTTGATTGCGTTAAAATCTTTTTTACTGTATTCTGTTCCACTTTTTAAAATAGTATAATCAAATTCTTGATCTATGCGCGATCTAATTGCAGAAGAATCAAATTCATTTTCTATGATATGGCACAAACGGTTGATAACACAATCATTAAAACCTACGCTCATTCCATATTCATAGTGTTGTATGAAATCAACCATCTCTTTTGTTTTAGGCGTATATTCTAGTAGTTCTTTGAAACTCTGAATATTGTACTTACGAAATTTGCAAATAACTTTATAATCCGTGTTTTGCAAATACTTTCTCAGTTTTGTTTTTAGTGCCGGATATACATATATCATAAAGTATGGCTTGTGTGCTGCAACGATCTTCTTGTGAAATGCTTCCGCATCATCTCGCGGAATGTCGCGCATTGAATACCAGTATGGAGGCATAGGTTTTGCAATAATGCCTTTAGCTCGATCTATTGTGTTCTGCTGAAAATTCTGTCCGCACATGATACGGTAATTAAGAATTTTGTATTCTTCACTATCAGGTTGAAAACCAGCTCTCCGCTCGATCATTGAAGTAACATGGTTAGTAACAACACCAATATCATCATTGAACGCCAGTTTATTAGCTGCGATAATCTCATCCTCAGTAACTATCTTTTTCTCTGCTTTTCGCTGCACACATACAATTGTAGGCTTTTGTTGTAGGCTCTGAAGGATAATTGGATTATCCGTACACATATTGGTATCGCCATCAAAATCCGATCCATTCATTGCCTCACAGGTGCTATCAAAGGCATTGTGTATAAGCGCCGTATCTATATATTGAAACCAATGTAACGCCTCTGCCGAACGATTCAGACGAACCTTTCGGATGTTATTGCTGACTGTCATAGGGGCACGAAAACAAGCAATCTCATCTGATCCTCTGTCAATCCAATACTTGTGATAACACTCACCAGCTCGCAATAGACCAGTTACAGGCAACCCAAACATACTTTGACACAGCGCATACAAATCGCCGCTTATCATGGCATAATTGCCATTAACACGGATAGAACCCTTCTTAGCACAATCAATGCGTTTTTTTATCATAGTCTGAATGTTGCGCCGTACATATGGGTCATTGATTGCCGCTGGCTCGATCATCAGCGCCTTTATATAATCGTCCTCGATCTTTAAAACATTCGACTCATTGAGGCTAAAACCAGCCAGGAACACTATAGCCTTGCGATAATCCATTCCGAGAACACCATTGATCTCATCAATCGTAGGTTGGCACAGCTCACGCAGCGCATCATCGTCCATATCAATGTCCTGAAGGAACTGATAGTTAGTATCTCTTACATTCTCTAATTCATCAGGAGTCAGTTTTGCGGCAGAGAACTCATACCCGTTTTTAATACAGTTGCCATAGTAATCTTCCCAACTATCGTAGCAATTCCACAACTTCAACATAGATTCTGTTAAGATGACTTCTGCATCTCTAACATCTCTATCGTCGCCCCATACATCCTTTATCACATAAGACCCAGCGACTTTCTCTGCAAACTCCACAAAATCAAATGTATATACCATACCCTTAGTCCAGGCCCATCGTGAATTAAAACCAGATACGGTTTTCTCTGGATCGCCGCCGAAGCTTGCATTGACTCTCTTAGAATACGACGGAAGCATCAAACCGTAGCCATCAGAATTGTTATGCTCGATCTCGTAATCCTTGACATATGACAAATCTGGTTCATCACCCTCTGAGTCCTGGATCAAAATGACATCTTCTTTAAAATGAGTAATACAGTCATTCACAACAATGATTCCATGTGGCTGTGGTAGGGGAGTGGAGCCAGAACAAATGAGGGCTTGATATGCCTCAAGCTTGGCAGGAACCAGAGGGACATCATGATTGCGCCCGTTATCTAACTTGGCTTTTAATGCCGGGTACAGCTTATCATTCACATAAACAATCGTGCTGTTCTTAATACCACCATTTGTCCCAAGAAATCTTCTGTACTTGATGCCATTAACATAGAAACCTTTATTAGCGCGGTCATAATCAGAATTGCTCGCCATAACTACACAAATGTAATCTTGTTGAAACTGCAACTCATAAAGAACACGATAGTATTCATTAATCATCTTCTTAGTTTCAACTGTCCTTGGCTTTTTCTTTTCTATCTTAATCTTTTTCTGTACTGCGCGGATTTCGTTATCAATGTTTCGCACATTATTCAGTTTATCAATAAACCTTAGAACTTGACTCGTACCGATAGAAACCACTATCTCAGGGTAATCACGCAAGGCCTCGTCTAAAGGCAATTTTAAATTCCAATTAGCTTTCTTTAATTGTTTGCTGCTGATCTTGTATATCAAACGTAAGCAGCTCTGTTGTTTCATCCAATCACCTACCGGGTCATTTTTGTATTACAATACAATAGTTATAAACCATCAATGACATTGCGTAATATGGAAGCTCATATAAACTCTGGATATAAAAAACTTATTGCACATCAATAGTTTTTCGACTTGCTTTGAGACGTTCCGCAATCTGCGCTCTTTGTTCATCTGAGAGGATGACCTTGCGCGGCGGGGATACCTTAATCCACTTCTTCGGCACTATGTAATCTGCAAAATCACCACCACGAGATTCATGCTCCAATCTACATTCATCTGGATACTGTTCTGCCAATGAGCGCAACCTATTTAATAATGCGCGATTTCCAGTATAAACACCAGCCTCATCTTCGGCATCGTTGTAAGTGATAACCGTTTCTGTTTCTAGTTTTGAATATCTTTCAGCCATCTCCACCAACCTTTCTAATAATCCAACACATAAACTCAAGCAACTCGATAAAAATAAAGATAGGAAGTGAGAACGGCCAAACAAAGCCAACCACTGTACTTTCCATATAATCAATCTTATCGTCTGATTTCTTAACACTATGCAAGCTTATCATAGACATGATAAACCACATAACAAAATAACCGACAATTCCAATAATCAACCACATTATGATTCACCGCCGATCTTTTCTCTTACTTGTTTCACACTGAGCGAACAAGGAAGATGCTGCCATGCCACCACCTCGTCATCACACAGTTCGTTATCAACAACCCAATTTCGCCCAAGTCGCCAGCCGCATACCGTATATGTATCTGGATGATCGTATCTATCACACAGACACATTAGAATGACCATTTCATTCTCTGGCGGTTTGGAAATGCAACACCAATTCCACGGGTCTTTTATTGGCGGCGAGGTCAGAACCTTTGAGGGAAGTTTATCTACACTCCTTGGGATAATTTTGCCGCTAGGCGTAGGAGGCGGAATCAACGTCCATCCACGCAGACTTTCCTTTTCTATGTATTCAGTCATCCTGATCTGCTTCCTCCAGAGCTGTTGGATTATCAAATATATTTCCAATCATCTCGCCCTCAAACTTCCCGTCAAACAGCCACGCTTGCAGAAAGTAATTTCCTGCGCAGAAACCGCCCTCATCAAATTCAACAACATAGCGCACAAGACTATCATCATTGAAACTCTTAACTCGGATAACATCACCCTCGAAAATAGGTTTCTTATTCCTATCGTCTATTCCAGAATACCTACCAACAGTCTTAGGATCAACCTCAATTGCCACCAGCTCTCTTGGCATATTCCAATCTGCGAAACTGTCAAAGAAAATATAATGTTCTATCTCATTATCTTTTAATCCGTCGCCAATCACACATGGCTGTCTTTTCTCATGTCTCACATAATAGCCAAAGCGCCAATACCCGTTCAAATCCTTTGCGCGACTAATTTGATTTTCCAATTTCATCTAACAATTCCTTTCCAGCACGATACGCCTCTAATGCGCCGCGTAAATACAACTCTTCATCTTCTGTAACATCTGCCATAAACAAGTAATCATTATGGCGAATAAACCCGATCTGTTTCAAAAACGTATTGAATTGTTCTCCCATATCAAATAGCATTTCAGTTGATGGGGAATCCATTTCAGTATGAGCCGTATTAATTCTTCCATAACGATCTTTATGTCCAAAATCCAATTCCCAATGAATCATACAAGGACTAATCATGTTGAACCTCCCGCCATAAATCCTGCCAGCATAATTGCTACGCCTATAAATTGCGCGTCATTTGACAAATCTGTATATCCACCATTTGCTATACCATAAAGCAAGGCGAGTGATAAAATGAAACCTAAAACCTTATTGCGTGGCATCTATATTATCCTCTAACGATTTCTAAACCTTGAATTGCTCCTGGCATCCAATACGCGACGAATGCCAGCTACAGAAAGATCAGCCGTGAATACACAGTCGCAATTGTCACACTCACACTCGGCGCTCATCATATCGTCCGCATAGTCGATCTCTCGCATATTAGGACTCCCACAGCTCAGACAAAGAATAATGTCGTTATCTGAAATATCGCAAACGAAATCGCCAAGCATATCATCCCATCCATCATTCAGGTCTGACCATACATGTCTGCAACGTTCACACAAACAATAATCATTGAACTCTCCGCTAACTACGCCAGTTTCGCGGGAGTAATGATCTCCAATATGGATAGGGGCGCGACAGTATTCACACCGATAATTTTTCCGAGCTGTCCTATATTGACTATTCCAAAAACTCATTAGTAGGCACCATGACAATGCCAGCAGAACTCTTATCACAACAAGGGCAATTGCAAACAGGATAAGGTTTTAGTTGCCCTTGCTGTAGTATATATTCATCGTTATTTGCTTCCCACTTGCAACCGCAATTCCAGCAAGTAAATATAGCTGGCCTTTTTGTATTCTCCAAATTTCCTTCTTTAAGAATTCTCATAATCACCAGTCCACATATACATCAAGCGTATTCGCTGTGGCACAATAATCGTAAACACAACCTTGTTTACCAAGCGGAGTATCTACAACCGTTCCTTTCTCAAGTGTATTAGAAGCCAAACATATGTAATCGTTCTCGTCGCACACATATCCATCATCGTCAACGTGGCGACCTGGGATCGACAGCCCGCCGCCAGGGAGGACTCTCTGACTATACCAAGTCCAGCGCCAGCCATTCCAATTCAAAACGCCCATCCATTGAAAATCAGAAGGTTCATATAATCGCGGCGAAGTAGTTTCCTCTTCTGATTCATCTGTTGGTTTCTCCAAAATCAATTCTCTTGATGCGCGGCCAATCATCACAATTGGCTGTGTGATCTCCGGCGCTGGTGTTTCTTCTACAATTGTTTCTGTATTATCTGTTCGGCTCGTACACGCCGCCGCTGTAAAGATCACGAATGCGGCAAGCACCAGCCAAAATATTCGTTTACTCATTATGTATCCCTAGCATCTCCTGTATGTAAAAAAGAATATGTTTTGATGAAATTCTTAGAAATCTTGCCTGAGATTGACAGTCATCAAATGGCACGATTCCTGAATCCTCTGGCGGAAGTTCGCATTGTCCTATAATGAAATCAAATAATCTCAAACAGGATTCTAATGCGAAAACGTGTTCCACATAGGATTTAAATTCATCTGGCTCTAATCCAGTATCTTCATAATCCGCGAGCTTGCGTAATGCAATTTGTTCGCACTCACGCTCCGTAAAAAAATTCTGCCAATCAAAAGATTCTGAATTATACATTACATTCTCTGTTGGCTTATCATTTTGATCTTTCTGTCTATATGTAAGTCTCTTCAAATTTCGCGCCTCTGTGTTTCATATCTCCATGGCCCATCCATACCATCATTAATACAAAAATTGCGTAGGCATTTAGGACACACTAAATAATCAATTGCATTTCTAACGCGGCCAGTGTAATAACGCACACCGTATTCAACCGTCGTTTCTTCTTCTGTGAACCATACGGCCTCTAGCTCACAGCCGCAATATGCACATTCACCGTACTTGCTCATAGCGCTCCCAGCGTTTGCAATAATCGTCCCACATAACAGCGCCAATGCTCCAAAATTTACATGGTGCGTGGCCGCAAGCGTTATGGACTCCATCATAATGAATACAGGTATTGCAGTGCCGCTCTAAAATGCTGATCGCCACTTCTAGCGCCTCGGCCCATTTACCGAATACACATGGCCGGAACTTCTCTTTTAAAAAATTGGCGGCTTCATAATTCGTCATCCCACATATCTCCGTCCCTGATTATATTAATAACTTCCACTTTCGTAATCTTTCGACCACACCATGGACAAAAACGATATGAAACACTTCCACCACCGCCACACTTTGCGCAATATGTTCGGCCAGGTTTGCCCCAAGACTGATTAACACCTTCTATGTATTCATGTTTCCAATAACTTGTATCAGTCATCACTACACCTTGATTTCAGCCAATCGAGCCACATGCTTTTACACACGGCCATCTTAGTTTCATTTTCTCCATACTCATCTCTCAGTTGCAACTTGGTATGATAATCTGCCAGTTCATCATCAGACATGGCGCGAATCTTATCAGCCTTTGTCTGAGGCTGTCTATTACGAACCTTTTCAATGCCTCTCTTAAATCCTCTAATATAAGCCTCTTTGATCGTGCCGCCCATGTCTCTACGAAGGTCTTGACATTCAGAAGTCCAGCAGTTTTCAGCCGCAAGTATAACTTTATCAATCATTGATTTTCATTCCCTCATCCATACGAGCGCCGCAAAACCAGCAGTAGTGTCCGCGAATCGCTGTACTTGCATTATCATGATTTCCGCAATTAGAACACTGATATTTTGTTCCAAATCCCGGCCCCGTCTTTTTAATCCAATGTGCATGGACTACTTTCACAACATCATCCATCTGTTCGCCTAAACCCTTGCCAATGGACTCAAGCTGTTGGATAGCAATGTCGCGTTCCCATACTGCTTGATCGTAAGCACCATTTGATACTGCATCGGCAGATGGAATATCAGCAATATGTTTCTTCACGCCAGCAACATCAATCACGGCAGATAAAGCACTCTTGCGCTGAAATGCCTCATGCTGAGACAGCTCCGCGATCCTCTTGTCAACTGCTGCCATAGCATCGTCGCTGTAGATTAATTTGCGCTCACTCATTTTTTATATCCATCCTTGAACCGCATATAGGGCAATAAGGCAATCTCTTCGCAACCATAGCATCACATTCTGAGCAATCAAAAGCATCTTCCAGGTCATCGACTGGTATCCATTCTCCATGCCGCATAACATGCACATTACCAATAGCGATAGCATTTAAAAGACCTACCAAATTGCCTAGACTATTTTATTCGCACCATAATAGTAAGCTGCCGATCTCTTCTGGTTCTACATCCAAATCCTCATAGATCATCAGCTTGTTATAAATCTCTCGCCAAATTCTCTCATTGGCATAAACCACATAAGGTTTTAAGCCACTGTCATGAGACGTTAATCTGTTCATACCTTTATGTACCTCTCAAGCTCAAGCTCTTTTTCATGTTCCAGTTGATCCCGCCACTCGCGCACAATCCTAATCACTTCATCCATATCATCTAAGTAAAATGTCTCGATATATGCTTCACTATTTCCCGATTCATCAGCGGCAAACTTATACAATGTGATTGTCCTGAATACATGATCTTCATTGTGCCAAACATCTACATTGAATTTCTCCTTGAGTTCATTGCACAGATCATTGAGCTGCGCAAACTTAACCTTCTCAAAGTAAAATTCAACGTGCCGGGGCCAGGAAGAGAAGAAACCGTAATTGCATCCGACTTTGTATATGTAATTGTCCCGCGCCAGCTTAGAAGGGATTTCAGAAATCATCTTCCTAAAGTATTCAACTGAATGGGCGCGTTTGTAGTGATTACATGAGCGGCAAGAGGGGAATAGGTTGTCCATATCATCCGTGCCGCACTCTTGTTCATTCCATGCGTGAATAGGCACTACATGATCTACTTGCATATCTTTATAATCAATCATCCGGCCACAATAAGCGCAATGGCCGTCAAACTTTTTGTATATCTCTTCTCGTTGCGCTTTCGTCAGTTTCTTTCGCTCCGCCATAACTTACCATCCTAATATATTATATGTCACACCTTAGTTGGTTGTTCCGTATTAACCATAAAACAAGCGAACATCTTTTCTTCCGGCATCCAGCTAATGTCCATCTCTGGTTCATACGATAACAGGTCAATGACCTGATAGAGATGAAAGCAGTAGTCAATATTGCCGCGTCTGACGTTCCGCAAAATGTCATTAATAAACTCTGAGTAAAAGTAATCTATAGAAAAGCCAGAAGGAGAGAAGAGGCCAACAGAGGAATCATAAGGCATCCATCTCTCTTGCACAGGAACGATACAGCTGCGAAGAGCTGATAAGACAGACTCCCATTCTGCTCGCCCGATCTGCTCAAGGGCCTTCTCTTGTTCTTGAAAAATCAAATTGCATTGTAACCTCCTATGAAGCTCCGCTGGCCGCGATCAATCTACGTTCAATTAATTGAAGCCAGACCCGGTAATTTCCTGGCTCTTATTATACACGCCTAAATCTGGTTTGTCAACCCTTAGTTTGTTTTGCGCTTTAGAGCTGCCGCCCTCCCGCCATTCAGAAACACCCTATAAAGAAGAAAAGAACTAAAAGAAGAAATTTAATATAAGAATTATAGTATATTAAATAAAGTATATTATAATACTCTTTAATATAATATACTCCTATTATTATATATATTAACTTCTTATATAATGTATAATATATAATATAATAATAGTAGTAACGAGGAACATCAAAAATTTCTATTCATTTTTAAAAGAATTTGAGCAAATTTCAAATGAATTTCACAAGATTTTGAAAATCATCTTTCTTGCGCCAGAGAGAAACATCATTAAACTGTTTTGCGCCAAAGGATGGGAAGTTTGGAATTAGTTATTCTCGCGCAACAGATATACCTTGAAGAATGTTTTCGATAATCCAAGTATGAAAATCAACTTTGTACCATGTCATGGGAACTTTTGAATTTGTTCGGGAGATATTCGAGAAAAGTTAAGTTTGTGCCATAAGCTGGGAGATTTTGAAATTTCTTCGGTGAGCTGGAAATTGGGTGGAGTGTGGGGTGTATCACATTCTTCCCAATTTATGGGAACTTTTATTCGTTAAAATGTAAAAGTACCCCCTTATATTTTGCGTCGGAATTTGTGTAAATATTCCCCAATTTATGGGCAATTCCATAAAAGGTCATTTTTTGGAATTAAAGAATAAACCATGTAATAAAATACTGTTTTCATAATTCCCGAAAAAAGTTAGTGTTATCAATGGTTTGTGTTAATGAATGATTTTTTTATTGATGTTTTCGGGAAGGGTATCGGTAAAGGATATTAACCGATAATCGTTTAATTTTCGTTTCAAATTCGTCTAGTAATATTTCTCCCATATTATGGACATTTTTGCACTATTAAAAGAAAATTCGTCTATTTTACGTTCTCAAATAGTATAATTTCATCCTAGTTTATTATCTGCTTTTCTAACTTGCGGCGATAGCTGCAACATAAATACACATAATAATTTCAACACGTCAAATATGATTATCAACACACTAATATCAATTATCCGCTTTCTGCTATTTGCATAAATACATAATATATTTATCTCATTTGCGCCGCAATCACAATACACCGCTATATTATATTTACACCACGCTATTTATATTACATCTAATCTATTTCATACTCAAGTATCACAAATTGAAACATAAATATAAACATATAATGAACACAAGATAGATCGCCAGAAAATTTATAGGATAATTGCGTAAGAAAAATCAAAAGGAATTAACAGAAAAACATATCAAGAAAATCAGCATAAAAAATAGATCATAAATAGAATGAATGAAGTTATATCACTCGCGGCGACATAGTAAAAACAATTCATAATCCCATCAAGAATTAACAATAGAATAAACCAAAGAGAAAACGCAAGAGTAAACAATATAAAAACTACATAATAAACGGCATAGAAAACGCGCCGCAAATCATATTAAATATCGTCCTGGCATCCGGCGCTGTTAATATCTGGTAATTCATTTACTGGTAATTCATGGTAAATCCCTATGGTATTTACTGGTAAATTCATCATATCGAATATGGTAAATCATGGGAATTATCGCACGGCCTTAATTGGCAAGAAATGGGAATTATGATCGCGGCATAATTACCATAAACTGTAAAACAGAATTACCAAAAAATGGTCAAGTTGATTTAATATCATCATGGCAAGAATTACAAAATATTATAACAGTCATTCTAAAAAATCCCTATATTTTATTGTATATGCTTTTCCTCTGGTATCCGTCTATTTGACACGAGCGATTTGCTATATATAATGTATAGGCTTTTCATACGTTCAAATTTTAGGCATGATTTACGCCTATTCAGAACATGCAGCAACGCGCCGGAAATGGCAAAACATGGTAAATCCAGGACTGAAAATCAAACTTTTTTCAAAAAATTTAGTTTCAAAAAATCCAGCATTATCAAGGCTTTGCGGGCTTTTCAAGAGAATTTTTTCAAAAAATCGAAAAAAGTTGTTGACATTGGATTACGGCGAAGGTATTATAGTACCAGAAAGAGAAAACAAACTAAAACACGACGGAACACAAACGGAGGTCAATCAAATGAAAAACATCAAGTCAACGATCCGCGATCTGAATACCATTTTCCGCGCCGTCGAAGGTTGGGTTGATGATTACGCAACCAAAGAAATCAATATCATTCTGAAGGCTTGCTATGATAGGGGAATCGATGTTGAATGCATCGACGATAGATATTTCTGGATAGGCGGCGAGCCCACTACAAAGCAGAGAACATACAGATTGACCGATAGCAATAGCGGCAACATTATCCCGTCGATCCTTATTATCAATCGTTACTATGGTAACTACGATAACGGCCATTGTGAATTGACTGGTTATTTTTCCTAAAAACAAGAAAACAAACTAAAGCAAAAACGGAGGTATAAAACAATGATTAAAACCATGCTTACAATCGGAACTTTTGACAAGGATACTTGCAAGGCTGAAATTACCATGGAGGAGGCCGTCAATCGTATTTCAAATATCATTCTTTCCAATGACATTGAAGGCGCAACTATTATCCCTAATTGCACGGGGATTTATAAGATGTGCAGCACGGGCGAAATTATCCGCGAGCCTTCGATCCGTGTTGAATATGTGGAGGCAATTGTTCACGGTGATATATCTTTTCAGAAAATGATTGATGAAATCAAAACAGAATTAAATCAAGAATCTGTTATGGTTGAAATCGCGGAGGTGAATGTGTCCTTTATGTAATTTGACTTATCTTTGCAAAATATCCGCAAGTATAGATACCGCCGTTTATATGGCTGAAATTATAGGAGGATGAAATGTTTACAATTAAAAAAGATGATTTTGACCGCCTCCGCCGTGAACATCCTGATTATATCAGCAAAGCCATAAAACGCCACGAATGGAACGGGCGCATATGTGAGGCTGGTGATTATATGGGATTCGCCTCCGTCATTGAAGGCGATCCAAAAAAGGGAACGACGCTAATATTTGAACATATCCATTTTGAAATAATTTAACGGAGGTTTTCTGTTATGGCAACGCCTAATTTCCGCTCAATGCTTTATAACATGCCGCTGGTTTGTGGCATTCCCTTTAGCGAATATTGGGAGGAATACGATCATGACGAATTCATGGCCGAAGTTGAAGCAAATGCGGATTGCGCGGAAGCGCAGCATATCGCGGAGGACTTTAACGACGATTTAACATTCCATACAGTCACCATTATCGCGGGACATTATGATTCATTTCAGTTTTTCGTGGAGGAAAAGTATTCCGGCTATTTCGATCTTGATAAATCGTCCCGCTGGTGTATCGACAATGATAACGCGCATTATTATTTCGACATGTGTCGATCCCTGGCAATCCGAAAAGCGGATAGCGAAAAGCGCCGGATTATGAAATGGCTTTATCAAATCGCGGAGAAATACGGTTATAACATTTGCGGAATATCGGAACGTTTCTCCAATGGGGAAACATGGTATTGCAAGCTGAATTAATGGAGGGCAGCGCAATGAGAACAGAATTACAAATGTACTATTCCGGCAATAACTTTTTTGGTCATCGTGAAATGCTGACAAGCGAAATGATTTATCCTAGAATGTCGGATATAAAAAAATGCTTTATGTACTTGCGGAAAAACAGCGACGGCGCAATCCACTACCTCCATACCGATGGCGTATGGTATTCAGCTTATTACAATTCTGAAAAGGATTTTAACGCTGGTATCCTAACAATGGCGATTAGTCCGCACCCGAATGTACGGGAATTGGAAACAATCGCATTCGACAAATGCAAAGGAAAATTCTATAAATTCTTTACGGAGGATGAAAAAAATGATTATTGACCTTATTCTTGATAGGCGAGCAGCCGACAAACAAGAGGATGAAACGGGCAAGCGCCCAATCTGGTTTACCGGAGAAATTGACGAATACGATCCGGCAAAGTTTTACAGGGATGTCATGTCCTATGGAGAAATCGGCCACGACATCACGCGAGCGCTTGACGGCGGGACGGAGGACGATGTAAAGCGCGAATTGTGCAAGTATATCATCAATGGAGAATATAATCCCAACATTTGCGGATACATCTATTCCGTCAACTGGTTAACCAATTCAAGAGTGAAGGATAGTTTTGGCGAAAACATCAAGATAGTACCCATCACATTCGATTGATGGAAAAATTGATTCAGAAGGGAGGTGATACGGAAAATTTCAAAAATTTTCGGAAAATTTGAAAAAAGCACTTGACACAATGCAAGCATTGTGATATAGTCTAAGCAAGCTAAACAAACTAAAGATTGAAGGGAGATAAACTAATGAGTGCGATCATTTCTGAAATCATGGAAAGCTTGGATGTAACCTTGTCGGAGGCGCGGGACATCATCGACGATCTGAAAAGCGACGTAAACCACTACATAAGCCAGGGCGATCTTGGCAGCGCGGAGGAGGCGCTTTACGAATACGGGATCGAAATGGAGGATTTTATCGACGCTGTTATGTGATTTGGTTTATCGGGCGCATATACGGAAAATATACGCGCCCCATTAAATCAAATCAAAACGGAAAAAATGAATGGAGGAAAATATCATGACAAACAATCAGATCATTTTTAATGCGGCGTATGAGCTTATGATGGAAGGCAAAATCGGAACGACTGGACGGAAAATTACACTAGAAGATGGAGAAGAATTTTTTGAACCGGAGCCGATTCACACGTTCCAAACTTGGAAAAAGAAGGGATATATCGTCAAGCGTGGAGAAAAAGCAATTGCAGCCATTGACATCTGGAAATACGCGCCGCGCAAGAAAGACAATGATGATGGAGAAAACGACGGCGAGAAAAAGAAAATCCGCAATAGCGAAATGATTATTAAAACGTCATACTTTTTTAGCATGGCGCAAGTGGAAAAAATCGGCTGATGGATTAGATTTATACAGCCCTATACGGAAAATATAGGGCTGAATTAAATCAAATCAAACGGAGGAAAAAACAATGAAAATCAAGATGACGGAAAATTCTAAATGTGCTATCCATGTTTCTGAAATGCCGAAGGTACGGGAGATCATGGCAATGCTGAAGGAAGATGACAGTCTGAACGATTATGCGCAGATGGCCGCAAGAGTGGCGAGCGGAAAGAACGATGAATTTGAAATCCTGAAGGCCACGGCAGAGATGGCGCAGAATTGCAGAGTGTGGGATGCCTACGGCGACGGTACGGAAAAACTGGATGTATGGTTGGAGGTTTACGCCTATAATCCCTACTATGGTTTTTATGACCTTGGCATTTACCTGACAGATGTATGGGCGATCACGGGCGACAATGCGGAAGAAATCAAATCCCATATGTATATCAAGCCTTTTATTGCGGACTGTGAGGAAAAAATGAACAATCACGGCCTGACACAAGCGGAGATAATCGACATTATCATCAAACACTATGAACAGAAAAACAACCTTGTGGGAGGAAAAAACGATGACTAATCTTTACAATATCAAATCTCTTTTCAAGGATCACGACGGCGGTTATATCGCCATTCTGGAATACGGCAATGGAAGATTCTACAATCATTACGATTGCGCCGAAGATGGCAGCGGAAGCACGTCCAGCGCCGGAGGCTTTATTGACCTAGATGCAGCTCGCGCCGCCGTAAAGAAGCATCGTCCCATGGCGCGGGAATGGAAAAGATGGTATGAACATTCCGACATTCACACCTATGAGGTTGAAAAGCTCGGTTTTGCGGAGAAATTCACCGTCAAGCTTTTCGAGAACATGGGCGGGCGTTGGGTGCAGCTTGGAAAAGCTGAAATCTGTGACCGTGAAACAATGGAAGAAACAATCGGGATCGCATGGAGGGAATGAAAATGCTGAACATCGGAAAATTTCAAGAGCGCAATCGCCTCCATTGAGGCGCTGGAAAACGGGGAGGAGATCTGAATGAAAGTCAAGTATGTTCATTGTGATCGAGTGACAACTTTCAATCTGGAAAAAGTGACGGGCGTTAAAGACAAATGGGGAATTACATTCGATGTGTCCAGTTTTCGGATTGATAGCTGGGCCGGAACAAAATCCGTATATATTAAATACTACGGAAAAAACGGTCTTCCTTATATGACCGCCCTGAAACGTGTAAACTTCTGTGAAGACGGGAATATGCTCATCAATGTATGCGGAAAAAGCTACATCATCGGAACGTGGGAAATTAAAGAGCAATAAGGGAGATATGGAAAATATGAAAAAGTATGTTCTTTGTGAGACAATCGAGCGCGAGATTTCTACGCCGGAATTTTTTGATACACACGATGCGGTTTTTCGCGCCATGCTGGAAAGATTCTCGCAAGTCATGGATATTCCGTATTTGGAGCTTGTAATCCATCAAGACGAATATGAGGACGAAATAACCGAGTATTCGGCCTATTGCGAACGCCACGGAAATAACTACGATTGGAAAATCTTTGAGGTTGAAATCAACTAATAAAACGTAGATTTGATGGAGGAAAACATGAAGAATACAGCCTATCATATCGACCTTTGGGAAGAGCGGCAGATGGAATACGGGATCGGTATTGTGCGCCTTTGCGATATTTACTGGTGGCCGGAAAGAATCAAAAAATCCGTTTCTAATTGGCGCATGATGGAAAAACTCAAAGGTATCAATGGTCTTCACGTTATCAAGCGGATGGATGGCAGTTATTATCTTAACTCAATTTCTGGATATACCTATGATAAAGGTATGTATCTCTACATGGTTCATCCTGACGGAACACTAACGCGAGAAATCTAATCAATCGGAAAATTTGTACTTGACACAATGCAAGCATTGTGGTATAATCCGGGTAGATCAGAAAGGGAGGGCGATCCAATGAAATTCGCAGAGTTTAAGCAGCATATCGAAAACACCTATAACGCCTTGTTTCATGCGAGCAAATGCAGATGTATGATTTACAACTGCTTTGGCAAGAGCATCACGATTGATTGCTGGCTTGCGGAAAAGACGGAGGAATGTCCTAATAATATTCCCGCAAATGATATGTTTCATATCAGCTTTATCATTGATCTTCCGAAGGACTGGCAGGACGATGATGATATGCCGGATAACATGACGATGAAGGCATATGCGAAGGACATCAAAATCAAGCCGGAAAATCCGATGTTTTATTGTGATCGTAAAACAATCTCTTTCCGCAAAACTAGCGGCAATGCGGAAAAGTTGATGCAAACCTTCAGCAATTTCGTTATTCGTCTTTTTAAGGCCGTCATGGAGGAATACAAAAACGACAATCTCCTGGCGTATGATATGCAGCTCATCCAGAAGAAAAATTATTTCATATAACAAAACAACAAACTAAGGAGATAACAAAATGGAAACTATCATTTCTTTCATCATGGCTTTTATCGCGGCCTTCGGGCTTTATCCGAGAACTGGTTACATCGTCGAGCTTGAGCCGCAGCCGGAAGATATGTATAAGATCACGATTGAGGATGCCACTGGTAATCTGTGGGTATATGATACTGATGCAGATGATTATACCGTGGGCGACGGCGTAGCAATGATTATGTATAACAATGATACGCCGGAAAGTATCTATGATGATGTTATCATTTCAGCGCGTTATAGCGGTTTTTGGAGGTAATGACAATGCGGATCATCAACACTTTGACAATTTATGTATATGATTTTCCTCTTGGCGATTGCACGAATGACGGAATATCAAAGTATTATAAAACCTTGCGACTATATTGCCCTGATGGGCCTGATAGCTTTGATGCTGATGTGGAAATTCCCATTAACTTTTGCATGGTTGAGCAGCGCCAAGTGTATGCCGGAGAAATCTATTGTGATATTGTTCCGGCTACGATCATGGAGGGTTTTGGACTGCCTACGCCGCGCCCTGGTTGGTGGATGTCTGGCGGAAATATTGGGTATAGTTGTGATTCAAGATTTGATGAGATGGCGGGCGTTAGCTATCCACTGAAAATTCACGATAGGAGAGAATAACAATGGAAAAGATCATTGATGATATGATTTGCGCAGCTTATCGCCACAACGATTCCGAGATGGCTACAATGGCCTATAAGCTCATGTGTGAGTTTGCACGTACAATCAACTGTCCTTCCAACTGGCGCGATATAGGCGAACGTATGGCCGGAAAATACAATGGAGATAACACTTTCCATGAGTGGGTAAGAGAGAATTGCAACCTGGAAGATTTCTAAAAATATTAAACATGAAAACAAACTAATGCTTGACAAATGCAGTGTAGTATGATATAATACAGTTACAGTAAATGAGTTACTAATCTGATTGGAGGATTTCAAAAATGACATTCAGAGAGTTAATGGACAAACACGGCTATGAAATGATGTTGCTTGATCTGTACGACAAGGATGGTAATGAAATAAATCCAGATGAAACGCCAGGAGAAGCAGAGGTTATCGGATATACGGAAGAATCCGGGTTTTGGACATGATGTATAAGGAACTGAAACAGGCCATTATCAATTGGCTCATGGAACATGAACACACATGGCAGCGAGAGAGCACTTGCCGCGAGAAATTTCACCCTTACATATACGACGCTGACGGAAACTATCTGATTGGTGGAGTGATCGTTAGTAACTTCATCTCCGCAGCGGACAAGCTCATTTACGGCGACGATAAGATGATTAAACAGATCGGAGATTTGAGGCCGATTTTCTGATAAGACAATCTTTTAATTAGGAGGATAAAGAATATGAACAACAACAAATGGTTTGGCATGGTACGCTGGTGCAATGATGATATTGCCGGAAAACTGGAAGATATGGGGATCGAAGCAAGCGAGGAAAATATCGCTGCCGTTCGCAAAAACTGCGAGAATAACAAATATTTCCGCGACACGATGATCGAAGCCGGATGGGATATGATCGAGGAAGCGATTAATGAAACGCTTGGATAAAACGAAAGTTTAATCATCTGGAATAGCGCAAAACAAGATAAAGGTGGAAGATATGAAATACTTCGTTGTTTGGAGATCGAGAAACAATAAGCAATCGAATTACGAGATTTCAAATTCCAGAAATGCCATGAAACATCTGGAGGAAAAAGATGCTCAAACGGTATGGGTCTACGATAAAGATGGATGGTGGCTTTCATTCGCGGACAGAGATCAGAATGGAAAACCTTATCGTCCGCAGATGTGTCCCGATGGCGAGCCGAGAAAATACTATGCGGAGAAATTCAAAGAACTCAACTGTGGAGGCCAATAATGAAACTAACCAATGAAGATAAAGATTATTTGAAATCCATCGGATATCGTGAAGAGGATTTCGCGCAAATCCAAAGAGCAGCCGGAAAAACTGATTATGAATATCAGATGCAGAAGATCGGACAGAAGAAAGCTATGGAGCTTTTGGGACGTAAAAACTATCTAAGTGGGCTTGCAAGAAGCGCTTTTCATTGGACGTGTGTAAGAGAAAGATTTAATGGAGAAATCGTCTATTTCGATTCTGCTAGACTGTTTAGGTAGGTGGAGAATTTGAAAACCAATGACAGGGTAATGATCGTATGTTGCGAAGCATCTCCATATAACAATCAAAAAGGTGTTATTGTGCGAACGCAGCTTAATATAGATAAGCATAAACAGGAATCAACAACCTATATTGTTCGTCTTGATAAACCTCATTGTGCATGGGCCAAAGAGGTTGGTTTTCCAATAGAAGCATTAAGGAGAATTTGACATGAAATACACTCTTGAATATCTCGCGGACGTGGCGAAATTCTGGTTGGAAAATCAGGTCTATACCAGAACCACATGGAAAGACTTTCAATGCGGAGAATCGACCAGAGCAGATGAGATGGATAATTCCATTATCTTCTGGTTTTCTTGCACATATACATGGAAACTTAATTCTTGGGATAAGAATATGTCTAAAGAAATTGGTGTAATCTACATCAAAGAAAAAGATTCTTGGACTTGCACGGAAGCGGCACTTGCTGAGTAAAGGAGCGGAAAAATGAAGCTGATTGATGTCAATAATGAGCGCAGCATGAAACGGGTTATCATGTATAACCACGATCAGACGAAAGCGCTGTATCACAATAAGAATCTCATGCACGTCGAAGGAAATCTCTATGTCGGAGAATTTGAATACGATTGCAATGGCCCTTATTACGACGAGTTTGTTATTTGGCCGGAACTTGATGTCGGTATCTGGTTTGGAGTAGGCAGCGGCAAATGGGAAGAGATTAGTGATACTATGTTCGCCATTGAGCGTATGGGTTATGACACGTTGGAAAACTTCAAACAGACAATTCATGCCAGATTGGAAAAGAATGACCATTTCCGTTATACCGAGATCGAAATGATGAAGCTCGTGGATGCGTCTATGGTGGATGCTATGCGGGAGTCTCGCGAGCGGTTTGCGGAAAACCGTAGAATCAAAGAAGAAGCCAGACGGAAAGAACAGGCAGAGCAAGAAGCGGCATTTCTGGCCGAGCGCAAAGAGGAAGCCGAAGAGATTATCAATTCGGCGCTGGAAGTCTTGCGCAATGGTGGAGAGCTTAAAAACAATTCTGTGAGCATTTATCGCAGCGAGTACGATCATTCTACTTATAGCATCATCAACTATCTCATGCGCGAGTATGGCGTTAAAGTGCCTATCAAGACGCAGGGATGGATCAATAACAGTCTGGTATCTGTTACTATCCAGGATGGAAAATGCGAGCATTGCCGTTATTACAAACACAAAAATGGCAGAGGATCGACAACTATTTTCGGCTACATGAATGAACTTATCAAGGCGGTGAGCAAAGATGGAAACATTGGACAAAAGGATTTTGAAGAAGTCGCCGGATGAACTGGAGGAATATTTAGCTTTTAAGCGGCGAGGCTTTAAGATCAATAACAAGAAAGGCAAAGGAAGTTACAAACGTAAGAACAAGCATCCTAAGAGGGAGGAAATTCAATGAGCATCTATCGGAAAATTTCTTATATCATTATCGCGATCATGGCCTTGATTCTGATGTGGTTTGTAATTAGCTGGGTGGATGTTATCGCACATAATACTATGCCCTATGTAATTTATCATAATTGGAATCTCTTTTATATGCTATTTAGTGCATAACAAACTAAAGCAATACATATTCTATTGCGGATCAAATGAGAGGATGATATAATAAATCATCATAGCAGCCGCCAGGAAGCGTCTTGACGCGCCGCAATCGCAGGAGATGGAGATTATGGCCTTTACAGAGGAAGAGCGTAGACAGCGCAAGAATGAGCGCCAGAGACGGTATTATAGAGAGAATGCAGATAAAGCGCAGCAATACGCAAATGAGTATAATAAGACTAAAATGAAGTCATACGCATTTCGGTTTTCATATAAAGAGGATCAGGATATTATTGACTTTGTAACAGGGAATGTAAATAATGTCTATATCAAGCAGATGGATTCTTTACATGTGCTATATGCACCAATTGTATTTGATGATAACAAATCATTAAGGTATCTCACAAATTCAAACTCCATAATGTACTACGGAAATTCTCAAGTGCTCAGTCCTGACATTGACGAAACAACTATAGATATTCTAAGAGGAATTGGCTGGGCTTTTTCCATTCCTAATAACATGGAAATTGTGGGAGAGGGTATTGATTCCACAGGTGTTACTGGTGCATATTCTAACCACAGGTTTTATATAACGCCAGAGAACGACAATCTCATAAATAGAGAGTGGGAGTTTAGGATAGCACTCAATAATGGACTATATCAAACTATTGCAAATGCAAGTACACAGGACTTTACTATACCTCCTGTTCAAGACATAAGTAACTATAAACATACTATAGACGGCTGCCTAATAGGTGAGATATTGTTTACTGGTAGTCTTTATGGTGAAGAAATAAAACTCAGATATCAGTTGACTTTAAGGCTTAGCCCTTCTATTATCAGTGTCGAGTGTGTCGATATTATGCAAAGTCAAATAAACCCAAACAATTATGACATTCTTATAGGGGTAAAGTATGAAGGAAGTTACTGGCTGACAGCATCGGCACGTGAAAAAGGAACATCTCTCGCATATACTTACCATACTAACAAGCCATATTTTGCCAATATGTTATTGTCAAATATCCGTTTGTGGGATGATACGTATGTAACACTTTCAGCTACCAACCAATATGGGACAGGAATGCAAGTTATCACCATTCCTGCTGCAGACGAATATGAAATGTTAGATATCAAGAACCCTAAGAAGTCTATTGGAAATAATGTTAATAAGTTGAAAATATCGGAAGTTGAATTCACTTATGGATCTTTTGACTATTCCTATAATGACTTTGACGATACCAAAGGTAGAATAAGGTTCTTTGCTAATAATCTTAGCCAATTGTTAGTTCAACAGTGGATGGTTGGAGATTACTTTCCCTATACCTATTGGGAATCGAATTATAAACAAATCAATGACAGCATCGTTGAGGTAAATATTGATAATTGGTTTTGGGGAGATAAATACTTGTTGTTAGCGTACAATGATGAACTAAAGATGTCCAGTGACACAATTTACGTAAATGACTATCTTGATATAACTGATCCCGATATTTGTAGAGCACTAGGATTGACAACATCAATTAGTGAAACTTCCTCTAGCTTTTTTGATGTCAGGATTGAAAACGGTCATCTAACTGTGAATACGGGTAAGAGAATGGTAACTAAAATGGAACTTTACTCGGCTATAGGAACATTGGTAGCCCGCAGCCAGTCATGTGACGGTATGACTGTATTTGGACTCTCCCATGGTATATATATACTTAACATAACCGACGATAAAAACAAAAAATCATCAATAAAAATCAGATTATGAAAAAATTTCAATCACAGTTGGTCCTTTTGGCGTTTTTGGGAGCCGTTTATCATGTTTCTGCACAGGAGCAATATACAGAAAACCCAATAATATTTGATTCCTACATATCTGAGGAGGCTTTTATTAAAAACTTCCCACTTCCTGTCATAAGACAGGTAAAGACAGGAACGAAAATCATCCCGGTTTTTGAAGGGAGTTGGAATTACGAGGCAGAAGGTGCTTTCAGGTATGCTTGCAAAATATGGGAGGAAGCTATTCCTACAACATTTCCGATAGTTGTTAAGGCAATAATGGATAATGTTACACCAAATGACCAATATTCAGAGGTTATGTCGACAGCATATTTGCACAATGAATCTGGTGGTATGATAGGACAATATATGACAAGTCTTCTAGTTCAGGCAAAGGCGACTATGTTCGGTGAGGAGACAGGGCAATATTTTAGGGATGCTGGCGAATTGCAACTAGATTCTACAATGTTCTTTACGCCAGAAATACAAATTATTTATTACAATTACAATGATAAAATAGATAATAATTGTTCCTTCTCTATTGAAGGGAACACTGATGGAAATCATTATGACTTTGTTACAATGGTTTTGAGAGATATCGGAAAAGGGCTTGGTGTGACTTGTAGCTTTAAGGGAGCTCGCAATGCTTCAACGGGAACTCGGTTCCTGCGTGTTGACAAAAGCACAATAACACCTTTTGAAGAAGAGGTCTTATTGGCGCACCCGGATTTTTCCGTGGCTGACCTCCACAGACCCGCATGACTGCATAAGCAAATGTATTGATTTGTATATCTGCCCAAAATATTGTACCTTT